GGCTGGAATACAAAGTTACCCGAGTGAGTTGAGTGATCACCAAAATAAATCTTAAGATCACCATTGTCAGTCTTAGTAACGAAGTTTAGTTCTTCACTGTTAGCACTAGCCTGCTTCTTAAGACGCATGATACCAGCAACAGTAGGCTCAAACTCAACGTCCCAGGTTGCACCCTTGAATGTGACTGTCTTGACCTTATCGTCTACGATAGCACGGCTCATAAGACGATAATCGTTTACGAAGTCGCCTACTTGAGTTTCAAAGTGAATGGTTGTCGGAACCTGAACTCCATTCTCATCCTTCTTATTGACAGTGATCTTTGCATTGTCGTCATAATCATCAAAGCTCAAGATAGTCTTAAGCTTAGAAAGGTTGGGCATACCAAAGACGCCCTGAAAACCATCAATTGGGGTCTTAAACGTACCAGTAACAATAACAGTCTTGTCTTCGGCATATGCGGAAATCTTAGTTTCAGTGTCAGTACCCTCAACCTTAACTAATTCAATAACGCCTAATCCATATGTATGCTGGATCAAATCAAGTAAATAATCTTTCATGTTTTTTCCTTTTAAGTATTTAGGTAATTCTATAGTGTATAATAGTGGAATTCTTTGCAAAAAGCAACAATCTTGTTATCCGAAATTGAACAAGTCACCTACGGTGCTGTTAGTATTAGTGTCTTGACGAATCTTCCAATTCAATACACCTAGCAAGTTGTCAATCTTTTCATCAACAAGCTTTCGTTCCATGTCAAGATCATCAAATGGAAGATCAATGAACCATTGCGGAAGTCTTAGTTCATCTGTCGGATAAGCAACGCTTGTGAATCCGAGAGGATTATCCTTCAAGCTGCAAACAATAACCTTCATGCCATCAACGATCTTTTGACTATATTGATCATTGTTCATCTTGCGAAGATAGTTATAGTTCAACGCTGCCCTAACGTGACCGGGCATGTTTGCTTTACCAGTCTTGCTTCGTGATTCAAGTTCCCCATAATATGTGAGTTTATTAACCGACTTTGGAGAACCCTTAGACCAAGAATCCTGCTCACTGAGCCAACGCTTGAATGTTCTGATCTTTTCGATAACTTCATCACGCGGCGCACCACCAAGAACCATAGTCAAGACTTCCATCAAGAATTCCTGAACATATTTGGGAGTATCTGCTCTCTTAAGATCAAGACCCATAGCCTTAATCTTACCCATCTTACCATCTAAGTCTTGTCGCTTACCTTCAAGATCATAAATGTTGATTGCATAACGCTTCTTAGTGATAAAGAGAGTGCGGTCACCGATAAGTTCACGACCAGCTTTAATAACTTCGCCGTTCTTACGTGGGCAATGAAATGCACGTTCCATGAAAGCAGGGAAGCTATCGTTAGTAATTTCTGCAATCTGATCATATAGTTGGATGCAACTATCCTTGTCCCATGTTAATTGACCACTATCAATCTGATCTTTCAGAATAGGATAAGCTGAGAAATAACAGGAGTCAGTATCACCATACACAATAGCGTCGCCGTCGTGTTCATACTTTTCCGTGATGATTTCGTTTATCTGGCTCATCATATGCTTAGTGATTTGACGACCAGACAACGTAACTGACTGCCCGATTCTTTTATCGTAGAAACGACAATGCTCATTCAAAAGTGCGCCATATGCAGAGTTGAGCAAAATCTTACGAACTAGCTGACGCTTATCGTAATACTCAAACTTGTCTGTGCCATATGCAGCCTTTGCTTCTTTCTGAATACTCTTACGTTCTGAATACCAGCGTGAAAGCAATCCTGGGATAACACCCTCTTTCTCATATGTAAAGATTGTACCATTAGCACTAATGATCCAGGGGCGACGGCTGTCAAAGATTAGTTTCCAAATCTCTGCGGCACTCATTTCTACACTACGACCATCTTCATAGTCAATAGTAAGTATAGTTCCACGCTCTTGATTCATAATAGCAGTATATTCTAATGAACCGAATAGATTTTCCCAAAGAATAGCGCCAGTGACCGCATCAGCATCGTCACCGTTCTTTTTCTTGCGCTTATCCTTTGCTAGTGCAATACTCTTTTCATGCATGTATTGTTCGGTCAATGATTGGCGAACTTGACCCACGATAGTTTCGGGAGCCATATTCAGCGCACGAATAGCAGATGGATACAGTGAGTTAATGTCAACTGCGCCGACCCATTCATGAATGCCCTTCTTAGGCACTGCAACATATGCACCTGCTGCTTGCTGTTCCTCACCAAAACTATCTTTTCGTTTCTTGTCAGGCACAATCATATCACGACTATGCGCTTCATTATAGATAGCCATTTCAATCATTGCCACCGAACCCATAACAGTGGGAAGCAGCACAGTATTTTCATGTGCTAGAGCGTTAGCAAGATCAAGGAACTTCAACTTATTGTGAATCTTAACCATCAACATAGTATCCTGACGGTTATACTCTACAAACTTCTTAAAGTCCTTATTGTATAACTGATCAAGGCTACCTTCGTATTGAGTCTTGCGTTCGCCAACTTCCATTTCACCGATTGCATCTAGTGAATAGCTGTGGCGACTTTCATAGTTGTACTTCTTGTAAAGCTGTAGATAGTCCATGTGAATACGACCAACTAAGTCGTAAGTCTGTTCTTCCTTACCAAAACGTTCATAAGTACGCATCTTTGGCATTTGTCCAAGCAGACAAAATTTGCGAGTATCATCCTTACTCATAATACGAGTAACACGATTCACACAATAGGGAATATCGTATCCTTCCGAGTTCCAGCCTGTAAGAACGTCTGCATCTTCAATCAATGCAAAGAACGTTTCAAACATTTCAATTTCACTGCGGAATAGCAAACAGTTTTCAAACTCTGCTGTTAGTTCCTGTGCAGTCTCGTCACTCATATGCTTTGGAGGCATAACGAGCGTGATTAATTGATCTAGCCAATCCAAATACAATGAAATAGCAGTTACAGCATTGAACGGATCATCAGTAGGACTAAAACCTCGTTCGGGGTCAAAGTCCACTTCAATATCAAAGAATGCTGTGTGTAGCTTGGGAGGTTCAACGTTCAGATAGTTATCACTCAAACATCTGAAAACAACAGGAATATCACTCTCAAAAAGAGTCTTTCCTTTGTGTATTCTTTTCTCCTTCTCAAACTCATCTTTCTTGCGAGTAGAGAATCTAGTTACAGGATCACCAAAGATACTACGATACTTACCCTTAGGGTCACTGTAGTAAAATGTGTAGTTGGTAGGATATTCTTTGTAAAGACGCTTTCCCTCAGGGCTGCGCTCTACAACAAATATCCTATCAGCTTTGGCATCAAGTACGGCGTCAATGTATGACATTAATTAGGCTTTACCTACCGTTTGTAGAATTGTGTTGAGTTCTTCGTTAGCTTCGTTTTCTTCGTTAAGACGCTGCTTATGTGCAATCTTAATAGCCTTCTTGAGTACAGAGGGCTTTACTTCAAGTTCTTCTGCAATAGCCTTGATAGTGTCATTCAATCCTTCGTTAAGTGTTTCTACCTCAACAAGGACCGAAATACCTTCATTAATAAGCTGAGTCAGCTTAACCTTAGCTTCTGCGTTAAAAGTTCTAGACATGTGTTCTCCTTTAGTGTCTTTATTATATAGTAGCCGTGGATATAGGTCAAGGATTTGTTTGGGTTAATTGACCGTTTTACTGGAAGATTTGGCGATTGTCTTTGCCGTAGATTTTGATGTATTTGCCCGCAAGCATATCGGCCATCGCTTCAATTGGGCTACCAGGATAGCTTGATCCAGGCTTGATCATTCCTAACTCGCCTTGGCGAACGTGTACGAGTTCATGAAACACAGTGCGTAAGATATCTACGAGATTGCGATTTTTGGCATAGACCCAAACGCTATCTTCACCCTCAACATGCCGACCGGTATGATGGTTAACTTGGGCCTCTTCGGTATCCATACTCAATTCAATCTTTGGAACCTTATTAAGATGTAATCTTTTGGCAGTCCAATCAACGAACTTAGCTACCTCTTGTTCAAGGTCCGAATCAACCGAATCAGTTTCATCAAGTTTACCCTTGATCCAACTATCAGGAGTCTTGTGATATTTCTTTTTGAATAGGTCGTGTAATGCTTTGCCCGTAATCTTATGTTTATGAGCAATCTTTTTCATTAACGTATCAATGGTATTATAGTCATGTTTTGCAAGTGAGGGCAATCTTTTAGCTAATTCAACTTCGGGCGACTCATTTACGCTTTCACCGCCCCCGCCATCGCCACCGGCGTCACCGCTAGAATCGCCGGTACCAAAAAAGGCATATCCCGGAAAGAAATAACCACCGTATGCACGGCGAGATTTGGTTTTTCTGCGCTTTTTCTTGCGCTCGGTAATGAATTCGGTGGCTCTCATATATGTATTTATCATTTGGATATGGTAATGGCGACGAATTTCGCCGCCGCCATTCCATTCAGTCAGTTATTAGAAACGAAGACCGAAACCAACGAGTCCGCCGTGACGACCAACATTGCCGTCAAAGTCAGAGTAGCGATACTCAGCCTTAACAAATGTTGAGCCAACAAGCTTCACTTCAAGACCGCCACCTACAGTGAGACCTTCCAAGTTTGCAGTGTTACGGCAAACTACTGGACGAGTTCCAGTGCAAGTCTGAGGGCGCTCAAGATTGTTGTAGCCGACGCGGGTATAAGCAAGAACATTCTTGTTCAAGACATAACCGAGACGAGCAGCAGCACCAAGGTCTGCACGGTCAAAGACGTTAGCAGCAGTAGCTTCTGCACCAACAACTACCTTGCCGAACTGAAGGTCATAGCCAAGGGCTGCGCCATAAGCAATGTCAGTTGCGTCAACACCACCGGTAACGTCATCAGCTCCAGCGGTAACCTCAAAACGAGGACCCTGGAAGTCATTAGCCATTGCAGGGGTAGTAAAAGCAGCAGTTGCGAGTGCTGCGAGTGCGATTAACTTCTTCATACTTTTTGTTTTCCTTTTAAGTTTGAAAATCTGACATTTTCATGTCAGTGTTATATTTACAACATAACTGTGTCTGTGTCAAAATTATTGGGCAACTTACTTTGAAGTTGCCCTGTACACTCCATCCCACTTAGCGGGAGGATTGTTCTTAAATTCTTCAATTCGTTCAATCATCATATCGTAATACTGAACCATTTCTCCTCGCCAATGATGTTTTAAAATAGTTGCTTGCTTTTCAGCAGCATCCCAATGACCTTGACGATAAAGCTCCAAAAACTTGATATGGGTAGTCTCTGCTAATATTTCATGGAAAGGTAAAACTGTGTATATTTTAGCAGGTTCAGTCTTACCTTTAACTGCAATCAAGTCTAGTTCTATAATTTGATATTCATCTTTGACACAACTTGCTGTTTTGGGTCCGATAACAATTTTGACACCATAGGGCTTAGATTGTCCTTCAAGTCTTGAAGCGAGATTAACCCCATCACCAAGGCAAGTGTAGTCAAAACGCTGGTCAGAACCCATGTTACCAACAACAACGGTGTCAGTATTAATGCCAAGGCCCATACCAAAAGCGGGGATACCTTCTTGTCTGATTTCATTATTGAAGTCCTCCAATGATTTGAGCATAGTAAATGCTGTTATAACCGCATCCTTAGCGTGTTGTGGATTGTCTAATGGTGCATTCCAAAACGCCATTTGTGCGTCACCGATATACTTGTCTAATGTACCCTTATTCTCTAGAATAGCTTTGGTCATAGCAGTCATATACCGATTCATGATGCTTGTCAAGCCCTGAACATCTTTACCGTAGTGTTCACTAATAGTTGTGAATCCACGAACATCAGTAAACATGATTGTCAATTCTTGCTCTGTACCACCAAGCTTCAATAGTTCTGGTTGACGCTGTAGTTGTGCAACAAGATCAGGACTTAGATATGTACCAAACTGCTTCTTAATCTGTTGCTTCTGTAAGTACTCGCTGATAAACTTAACAGTATAGATGTGCAGATAGATTACTAATGCAGCCAAAACGTTGAAAGAAATATCAAATAATATCTTGTTATGGGTAAATAGATATATCGGAGCGTAAACATAGCCTGCTAGTAATATGCCGATCCAAACAATTGAGTATCTTACTCTTGACAGTAAGATAATCAAAACTGAGAGGACAACAAATGCCAAAAGATCAGCAAGATCCACCCAATTCGGAATTGACACCGAATCTCCCTTTATTAGAGTCTCAAGAAGACTGGCCTGAACCGTGTGAGGCATTTGGGCACCAGACGGAGTTGCTACTGGGTTTGCAACGCCTTTCGCGGTCACTCCGAGAACAACAATTTTCCCATCCAGACGAGGAATATCGCCGCCTACTTCAACAGATTGAAATTGGTAATTTGGGTTCATAAACACCCTGCCATATTCGTCGGTCTTAATTATACCATACTGAGGAACACGTAATGCTTCAACACCCGTCTGATTTATCTTCGCTTGATATGAAGGATCTCCCGCAGCAACTCTCAAAAGTTCTAAAGAAAACGCAGGATAATATTCGCCATTTGAAATCCCTAATAAAGGCACTCGGCGAGTTACCCCGTCCGTCTCAGGAAGAGAAGATGTTATACCGACGCCTACAGCAGACGCTTGAAGTACTGGAATGTTATCAAGCACACATGGATAGTTCGGAAGAAAATCAGTGGGTTGTCCGTCACCGACTACAGCAATACCTGTGCGGCGAGGGAGACGATTATCCGTAGAGCATTCTTCTACAAGCGTTTGACTTAACACAACCGGATACTGTTTTAATGTCTCAGCAAGTTTTACATCAGTGCCCATCCTATCAGGTTCAGACATAAGAATAGTAGTACCAACAAGACCAGCGCCGTTATCATAAAGTTCTCTAATAATCTCACCGTATGTTTCACGAGAGAACGGATATTGTCCATATTTTTCAATTGCTTTCTCCCCAATATTTGCTACTACAATTTGCTCTGACTTAACTGGTTCACCCAGCATCAGATAATCGTAATATTTCAGTTTCATACTGTCAACAAGGAACGGATTCATCAACTTCACTAATAGTAATAGTGATAATGTAGCTAATGCTAGCCAGGGCGAAAGTAAGATTTTATTCAGTTTGTTTAACATTGATTATAGTTCCTCCAGCTGGCTCGTTTATTTCAATCAAAAACGCTTTTCCATTACTATCTATATACAACGACTTCCCTACATCCTTCTGCACAACAAAGTCAACTGTTGAGTTGAGAGTTCTAACAAGACGTAAATAATCACCTGATATGATAGTAGTTATCTGTGTAGTATTGTTAAGTCCAAATGTAGTACCACACAACTTTGTATTATCTTTAGTAACACAATCAGTTGTACTTATATCATCAAGAAAATCTTCTCCTAGAAAATCACTATTGATAGCGTTAATATCAAGGTCTGAACTAGCAAGTTGTTCCTCTGTCAAATCATTTGTAGCAAGAAAATCAACATCAAGTTCGGTTAAATCTAATATGTTGTTTCTACTATCTTCTGAATCCTCACTAGTGCGAACTTCTTCGGCGGGCGAGACAATCAACATATTATCAATTTGATCTAGTGTAAGATTCAATATGACCGGGCGTGAAGGTTTACTGTCTGTAGTAGATATGATAGTTGCTTGAAATGCTTTGGTAAGAATAACAGTACCCGCTGCGTTTGAAACAATGATTTCTCCTACTGAGCCATTTGGTTCTGGTAAAAGAATAACCAAACTTTTGCCGAAATCATCTACTGTTGCAGCAAAATCAGTTCCTCTCACTGCAATAGTAGCAGTTGGTGTGCGTAGATTAATATTACTCTTGTTGATCTTTCCTGACTGACCCGTAGCAAATCTAACAGTCCCTGACGCAAACTTGAGGGCCATTCTGCTAGTAGAAGGTTTGCCGCTGTAAACAAAATCATCAATTACTAATTTGGATTGTTCGGTGACTTTAACGGTAGAGTCATCCACAAACGTGATTTCAACTCTACCGTTACCGGTCTGTACCCTATCCATTTTAGAAATGGGTAACTGCGGGCGTGTAGGGACACGTTGAGCGTTCTTCACAACTTCACTCGTCCCGCGATTTTGTGTTACCTTTCCAATATTAGCATGGGCCGAGGGCGTTACACTGATTAATAGTAATAGTGCTGCCGTTGCTTGTGCTATTGATCTTAAGTGTATCAACATTCGATGTACTCTGCTGGTTTATCGTTACATTATTGGTGTTTCCTGTAAGAACCATTTCAATGTTCTTTCCGGCTGTTCCATTCTGTAATGTAGTGATGTTGTTTCCGTCACCCATGATAGTTTTAGTATTGACAACATCATCTGCGTTTATTGTAGAGGTAAGTGTATTTGTATCACCCGTTAATGTGATATTCTGAACCGCATTAGTTGCAGAAGATGTTGTACCTTGGTTAAAGACAAGACTGTTGGAATCACCGGCAACTGTGAGTGTCTTTGTAGATCCTGCAATAGTTGCGGCACTTCCTAAGTCATAGGTTAGTGAGTTGTTATCACCCGTCACAGTAGTATCAATGTTTATATTATCTGCTTGGATGATAGAACCCTGCACAGAATTATTGTTACCTTCCTGTGTTATTGTAATTGTTTGATTATTGCCTTCAAGTACTACACGGTTAGCTTCGGTACCTATTTTGTTACTTTGCCCTTTTTGTGTAATATCAATTGTGCTGGTATCACCTACTTGCTCAATATAAACTGAGTTAGTTGTTGATTGTGCGAAAGATAGTGTGCTGGTCATCAGTGCGATGACAAAAAGCATTAGTTTGTTTTTCATTGTTTTGTTTCCCCTGTTACCGATAGATCGTATTCAATCTTCGGCGCAACTTTAAAATATCCCTTTTCTATTCCTTGTTTTACCATTTGTAAAACTGCTTCTTCAATTGCCATCTTGACTGCCATTGTGTTAGCTTCATTTTCAGTCATTCCGGCTTCTGCTTCAATTAATTTAGTGCCAACATCTACGAACTTAAACACTGACAGGTCTCTGCCTACAGATAATACAGTTTTTGAGACTTGTACGTTAAGTATTACTTCACCTGTGTTAGTACTAACTGCACGCAATGACACTACCACTTGATCTTTTCTATAAACTGTTGAACCGCCGATGCCCAAATATCTTGCGCCCGCGCCACCTGTCTGGATGTTAGTATCATAGCCAATGATGCCACCTTGGATGATCAATCCAGCAAATAGCATAGGATCAAGCTTATTTTCCCCCTCGCCCGAATATTCTTCACGAGTTTGACGAACAATTTGGCGTTCTCTTGCTAGGTCGTCTACTCTGTTGCGTTCTACTACTCTGAACCAAGTGCCTCCACCTGCGTCCTTCAACGCAGAAATCAATAATGGGGCACCGCCTTGTGTAACAGCAGTTGAGATACTAGCAATACCATCTTTGTCTTTGCGTTGACCAGTTAAATCAGGAAACTCATATACCGCTACTACTGCCTGTCTTTCGGGTGCCGGTAATGTGTATAGTTCGTTTACTTGAGTAGTTAATCTTGTGGGATTATCCTTTATTTCAAGTATGCCTGACCCAGTGGACATGCATCCGGACAATAATAAGGGTAATATCAATATCTTATAGTTCATTACCATTTAAATCCAGTAGTAGGAACTATGATTTCTGTTTGGTTGCCATCAGCGTCAGTGATTACTAGCTTTATTTCTGTGTCTGTTTTTTCGTATCTGATTATGTTGCCTTCAAGTGTAAACTCCCCACGCTGTCCCCCCATTGAACCAAATAAGTTGTTGGTCAATTGTTGAGCTAATTGAGAGTAGATACGAGACTGCAAGTTGTTTAGAAAACGGTTTAAGATGGAGTTCTTTTCTTCTAGTGCTTTTGCTTTAAGATCAGCCTCTATCTTATCCTGAATAGCCTTCTTTCTAGTAGCTTCCTGATTTTCAATTGTTAACCAGTGTGCTCCGGTGTTAACTCCCGAAAATGATGGGTTTTTAAATTGGAATACTATCTCGGTAGCCTGTGCAGGAGTGCTTACTAAGAGTCCTAATAATAGTGTTACTCGTTTCAGCATTTTTCCTGTACACCTTTAGTTCTTATCTGTTTTAGATGGTTTAGCCTGATTAATCATATGCTCAGCTTCAATTCTTTCTCTCTCAATAGTCTTACCGCGCAAATGCAATACAGTATCCACTTTTTGATTCATTCTAATCAAATCATTATCAAGCATACGAATACGATCAATGAGTGCTACTAACGTAGTGTTTGCTTCGCTTAATACTGGTTTTACCTCAGTAGTTGCCCACTTCCAAACATAGTATACGAAATATCCCATGCCGAATGCAGCAACAATAGGGAAACCATACTCACCGATTAGTTTAGCTATATTTGGTCCCATTAGTCTCTCCTTGCATCATTTTTACCGTCTGCACGAGCAACACGGTTAATATCTGGCTTAAGGCCCAAAGCATTTGACACGACGGTATCAATACGTATAACGTCATGATTCATTGTTTTAACACGATTGTCTAATGCCGTGATTATGTCCTTCATGCCCGCAACAGAACCTGTTACGCCTGCAAGAATGAACTTCAATGTAAGAAATACGAAATAGCCGGCAGCGACTGCTGCTGCGATTGGAAAGCCCACATCGGCAACTAGTTTAAAAAATTCCCCCACAATAGCTCCTTATTATTATTATAATAATATTTAGCCATGTGGGGGTATTTTAAAACTACTAGTTTATTAAAACTACGTACTTTTTACGTTATTAGTAGATACTCTTTGGTGCTCTAGGCTTGTTATAGTTCTTGACTGCATCAATGAATGCTTCCTTGCTCTGAACAGCACGGTCTTGCATTTCTTCACGATCCATTGGCTTAAGAGTTTCATAACGATTCAAGAATGCAATCATAGCATTTACTGGAAGAGCTTCCTTACTACCGTCACGGAAGATGATAGGGCGATTGCCGCCAGTGTCCATGCTCTTGCGAATCTGCATGACAATGTTGGGGACCTTGTCGGTATCCGGATCTTCAATGTTGTCAAACGATTCGGTAAGAATTTCATTAATCTTCATAATCTATCACCTCTGTAGTATTTATCAGTGAATCACTGTTTTATCATATTGACGGGCCAATGTCAACCGTTATATAGCCTTGCTTCTAATTCTCTTGAAGGGTCTATGCGGTGCGCCTGTCTAGCTCGTTCAATAGCATGTTCTGGACTAGTTGCACGAATGACTACACCCCCGGTGTCGCCTACATCTGTAACTTGATAAAGCTCACCTTCGCCGGGTTGTCCTGCTGTCAATCCATTATTAGATTGATTTGATCTTCCGCCTACTTCGGTTGCTGTCAAGTCTAGTATTGACCATTCAGGGCGGGCTCTAGTAGCAGCGTGGTATGCTTCTTCCTGATTAGGGGCTTCAACTCTAATCGTGCCGCCAAATCTGTTGTTGCTAACATAAAATTCTCTTGGAGTTGCAGTCAATTCATTACTGGAGGATGACTGATTATTTCTGCGCTCTAGTTCACTCTGTTGCGATCTTAGATACATATTGACCACATTAGGATCAGCATCCTGCAATACAACATCTAGACTGCCAACGGTATCACCCATGCTAGGGTACAATGTCAATGCGATTCTTCCAGCTTCACCCACTGTTCTAGCACTAATGTATTGACTTTCGCCGTTACCTCTTACACGATATAAGTTGTATTGCGGTTCTTCTTGAGACTGAGGAGTTGCCGAGAGAACTCTAATCTGATGTTGATATGAGTCCCAACTTGGATTGTTACGCAATGCGCGGCTTAATGCAGTTGCGCTATCTCTTGCCGCTAAATCAACTCTTTGATTTAATGTATTGTTAATTACGACGAACTCTGATTCGCCGGGTGCCATTCTAAGTGGTTGTTGCGGAGTCTCGCTTGCTAACTTAGCAGTCAATCCTTGCTTTGGCAATCCACTCTCATAACTAAGTGTAATATCAATTGCTTGTAAAGGTGTTATTGCCATATAGTTACCAACGACATTACCATCCTTGTCAAACACGTTATATTCTTTTTTACCGGTAAATTCAGTTGCGATGATATTTTCAATGTCATCAGGCTTGAACCAACTCGGCTCTAATTTCATTGCAGCTTCCATTGCCTTATTAGCATCATCAACCTGTTCAGTCTTTTTGAGGAACATTCTGCGATTGTCGCCGGTTGGATTGTCATATTCAATGATCCAGTCACCGTCTCTTGCATCATAGAATTCAAGTTCAACTACTCCTTCTTTGGATAGTTTCTCTTGTTTTCTTTGTGATTGTGTAGCCTTAAGCTTGTTCTTCAATTCTTCTCTAGTGATAGTACCTGCTGCATACTGAACGAACACATCTTCCAGTGAACCCTTAGTAGGAGCAAACATCTTAGTAAGCTTCTTTAAGTATTCCTTACGATACTTGTCAGGATCAACAGCAGCGTCAAGTGCTACTACGCAGCGGTATAATGTATCTTCAATCTTGTCAAAGTTTTGATCAAGCCAGTCACCACCGGGACCTCTGAACTCAACACGATTATCTTTAGGATTGATACTAGTGAACTTACCTACTCTACCTGAGTGAATAACTTTACTTGCAATAGTTTCAAGATTATTTTTTAATTTCTTAAATAGTAGTTCTTTGTCTTGTACGCTGGGTGCTTCTTCAATAACATCTAAAGCACTCTTACAATAACTATTTGCACTGCGGCCAAATCTATCTAGTAGATACTTGTCACCTAACAACAATGTTAGCTTAACGAAGTCTAAATTTTCTTGATTAAATCCAGGAACACTGACATTCATGTGAAGACCAGTAGTTCTATTAGTATATGCGCCCTTGTCATCGGCCCACTCTTTAATCTTCTTAACATCTGCTAACGCTTCATCAATTGGCAATGGGGGACTAATGAACTCAAGTCCAGCATCATCACCTGAACCGCTTAAACTGCTGTCGGGTTCAATCGTATACGCATCACTCGTTCTTGGTCCACCGTGATAACCAGTACTGTAGTGAACTTTGCGACCGATTGCATCTGAGAATTCATCTGCTAGATTCTCAAGGTTCATTTCTCCATCGCCACTTGGATAGGTATAATGTGGCCATGCAACATATTCTCTGACACGATCATTAACATCGGACATATAACGAATGCCGATTTCTCTTAAGAATTCTCTTTCGTCAAAGTCGCCTTCATCTTGTCTTTCTTCGCGGAAATCATCGTATGCCCTTTGATAACTATCGCTGTCAAATCCTTCTTCCCATTCATCTTCAATGAACTGTGCCCAGTCTGATCCGTCAGGGTTTCTATTACCAAATAAATCTTCTTCTTTGTCTACGTGATCGGCAATCGTATCAGGATCTACGTTGTCTTTTACCCATTTTGCAAAGTATTCTCTACCGTCATTATTCCACTGCTCATCAATTTGTTCGCTTTGCCACTCATAGAACTTTTCTTTTAGTTCTTCTTCTAAGTCTCTAATTGTGCTGCGATCATTGTAGTCACCGTCATTAAAGAAGCGAACGATATCATCAATATCGTAGGCTTCTTCATCATAATCCATATCCTCTTCCGGTTCCATATCGTCATCATCTACAACACCAACGTCAGGAACAAGCATTTCAAATTCAATACCCACTAATGCATCAATGCCACTAGCAAGCTTCTTCAAGTTGCCTGGGCTCATATTTACTTCAAAAAGCTCTTGCTGAGCTTCTACAATAGGTACGAATTGCTTTGCTCTCATTTTCTGCCAATCTTCATATATCTTGTGTATTCAGTTTCTGGATCGTTTAATTTCTTTTCACCAGTATAATATACTTTAGACAAATTAAACAACTCATCAAATTCTGTTAAGCTATCAGTATTTATTGCTACGTCAGAAACATTGTTCCTTGCTTGCAATAAACATAGCATATTATCGGGAACCTTAGTTAAAAACACTGGACCTGTTTCGTTGCAGCTAGTGTTAATAACTACTCCAGGCTTTTCATAAACTACATCTTCTGCTTTTTGATGAAGTAATACCAACTTGCCTTCGTCATTTAATGTATCTAATAGCTTTTTACTGCGAATTAACCATTCTTCATTTGGTTCAACAAGCACAAGCTTGTCAAACTTAACTCCGGCTTGCTGTATGAAGATACCCATATTGCCATACCAGCTACCTAGCACATAGATAGTGCCAGCGTTCTTGCCTTTAAGACCCTTAGCTAACATATCACATAACCAAGTCTTACTCTCAACTAAGTCTGGAGTAAAGCTGCCCTCAAGTGTACTTGGACTTGCTTCTTCAACTTGTTCTTCTTTTAATAAGACTTCTTCAACATCAACGATTTTAGCTTGACTAGGATCAGTAATGACGTAGCTTAGATGACCCTTGTCTTCGTATCTATTCTTGTATACGAAACCATCAATGCCTAAATCTCTCAGTTTGTCAAGTAATCGCTTTCTTAATTCTTGAGGATCTTGTTCAGTAGTAATGAATTCCATTTCTTCTTGACTGATGAGTTTCTTGTCTCTCAACTCAAACGCATAGAGTCTGTCATAGTGTACACCAGGAAAATCTTTGATCGTCAATGGATTCTTGATATCAATTTGTACTTTATAGATTTTACCGTTCTTGACTTTCTTATAATCCATTCTATCTCGTGCAGCAGTTTCAGAGCCAAAGTGACTGAAGGGACGAAACGCCGAGATATCGTCTGTTGTACCGTGATAAGCAACTGTGTTAATTGACTTGTCTTCGGTTAAGTTATCTTCTTCTTTAAAGATAGCGTAGTAAATCGGATATTCTTCGTCGCCTGCCAATCCCGACTCAATTGGCATTTTACCATCTTCACGATTGATAAAGTCTCTTAGTACTTCATCATAAATGTCTTCGTACTTTGATAGATACCTAGGATGATCAGCAGGCAAATAACAGCGATCATTTGCATCCTGCTGGCAATAGTCACTGAATCCCTCAAAGTGAACAGTGTAAGGGCCAAACTTTTCTACACCTACATCATCTGGTCCTAGATTGAATATGAATTCTTCAATCTGAGTGATATAATCTTTACCATCTGAATGCTTAATATTTTCAACCACAACAACTTCTTCCTGTAGCTCAGGCTCTTGTTCTAATAGTTGTAGTGATTTGATTAACATCTGCATTTCATCCGGGGACATTACGCCCTCGCGGTTTTGAGAATACTTCTTAGCATCCAGGCGTGCTTAGCATGTGCATCAATGCGTTCTGCAATAAAGTTTGCAATACCCTGCTCATCGCTGTCATTCGCTACATGGAAGGCTTGCTTATACATATCAAGAATGATAGCGTTGTCCTGATGTAGTTCTTGCATCATCAACTCAGCACGAGGGATTTTTACTTGATCTGCGATCTGACTTAATTCAGCATAGCGAAGGATACTACCGGGAGTATAGCTATCAAGTTGACGAATGATTTCTGCCAACTTGTCAATAGTGTTGCCGTATACTTCTTCGTAATAATTACCAAAGAATTCGTGATACTGGGGGAAATTAGGTCCTTCCACATTCCAGTGGAAGTTTTGTGCCTTGATTGACAAAGCATATGCAGTGGCTAAAAGGGTTTTAAGTGTATCAGTGAGCATGTTCATAGTCCTATAGACTATTTATTGTTTTGATTCAAGAACTGCAACTCTTTTGTCAATGTCATGAATATCGTCTTCAATATCATCCTTGAGTTGGTCTCTTGCAATTTGAGCATTGTCTTGCATAATTTGTACTTGCTCTTGTAGATTTATAACTGCCATTACTAAATATCCTACACCAGTCAATAGTATAGGGAATAGTGCCATCAATATATCTTTAATCCAACTATCTTTCATTTAAAATGTCACTCGCTTTCGTCTTCCAAATATTTGGAAATAATCCATGCACCATTAATATAAATGCAACTTTGTACGCCCTAAACAGGTGTTGAAAGTATGTCATCCTAACATCTCTGAGATGGCTCATATTTCTTCCTCACTAACATCTATGTAGTTAATTGGTTTGTTTGATAATACTGCTGCTACCGCTCTGTGATTCCCGTCAACAATTCTATCTTGATTTAGTATAATTACTTGTTGTGACAGATTAGGATCATTTTTGTAGTGATCAATAACTTCTATTTGTTCTGGCTGCATCATGTCATATAAGTCTTCAATATGTTCTACGCCATATTGATTGATTAATATGTTGTCAAGAATCATAGGTTGTATAGTTTGCACTTCAAAAGGAACATCAAAGTCACTATCGCCTACATAATTCCAAATAAGCTCATCGTCATCTGGATATTCACCATCATAGATATCAGCAAGCGTTATAGTATTTGTTTTATTTTCATTAGTCATCGCGGTGATACGACGAGGTCCTTTACGTTTGAACATATTATATTCTTGTTCGTAGGTAGTAGGACCGCCTACCATTGAGCCGCCATTGTTGCCGGCACAACCTCCACCTAAGCCCGTGCTTACTGATTCAGGTAGAAACTCACTTGCTCTCACGCTTAAGGCCTCTCATGATGGCTGATTCCTTCGGTACGCAGTTAGGCACCATCTTGTCGCCCTTCTTTTTCATACCAACTTGCTTGTGTGTATCCCAGCACTTTTCGTCAAGCTGTTCTTCATTAACATCAGCCTTCAGTCCGTGCTTTACAAAATAGTTAATGAAATCCTGTCGCACCTTTTCCCACTCAGAGTAGGGCATCTTGTGTAAAACATGTCCTGCAACATGATCCATTGCGTCATATGCATATTCAAAGTGACGGACTGCATTACGCATTGCATCACGTGCCTCTGGATATTGGGCTAAAAATGCTTCTAGCTCATCACTACCTTCCTTTATTGTTCCGGCACTCTTTGGCTTGTACTTTCTCCAGCCACCTTCACCACTAGCACCAGTAGGATTATCAGTTGGAGTTTCGCTGATAGCACCTCTGTGTTTACGATCTTTTAGACCACCATATGGATTGATTGCAGGAGTTACTTCTGCTGCGAACTCACCGGTGTAGTCTTCATTGAATTCATTTTCTTCATTATTCATAAGGCTATTTGCTGAATCCATCATAGTGAACATGTTTTTTCCCATGTAACTATGATCTTCACTGACTGCCATTACAATATGAGGGTACCAATATGATTTTGCTCTACCTTCTTCTTCTGTGCCGCGCACTAAGCGCATAGCAGTATCAGCAAGTTCCTTAATTTCATAAGCCAAATCTTCAAGCTGAGAACCAATTTCACGGGTATCTTCACCGGCAGCTTCACCGAAGTAAAGCTTTGACATTTCTTCTTCAGCAGCTACGATTGTGTTTAGTGTGTTGGCAAGTTGCTTAACATTATATGCTGAGTTTTTAAACTTACCTTCACTAACATCTTTTGCTAATTCATTAGCTTCCATCTGTGCTTTCTTTTTGAGATTGCTAAGGCTGTATGAACCGGCGCCGCCAAGAACTGCAACTTGAGGATCGTCTTTGTCATGACCGATGATCACACCTTCACGCATTTCTCTCTTAAGCTCAAACTTTTTGTTAGGGAACTTAGCTTGTAGTCTTTCTAAGTCACCTTTTGCTTCATGGTCTTTTGCGTATTTGGTAGAGGGCTTGCCATCAATGTAGAGTACTAATACATTTTCAGATTCATCAACAATACCCTTCATGATATTGCTCTCATTCTTCTTGCCACCGGTGCCCCAATTTTTAGCACCCTTCTTACGGCATTGAACTAATGCACCCGACGCATAAGCAGAAGGCCAAACTTTATAACGGCTTCTAACTTTATGATAGCAAGCATCCTTCTTTTCATTCATCATTGATTCATGATACATTGGACCACCGCATTCTGGGCATTTTTCTCTGTTCATATCTTCGTTCTTTCTTTTACCTGCGCAATGTGCTTTTTGGCTAAAGCCTTTTGGATTAGAGCAATTAATACTGTCTTTGTATTTTTGACTCCACTTTTCATTTACCTGAATATCTTCGTTTGACTTCTTTTTAGTAGCTACGTTCTTAGCCTTTCCTCTGCGCTCTGGGTTTGGATCTTCTCTGCGCTTTTTACTAGCAGCATATTTGCGGCCTTTCTTACCTAATGCATGTGCTTTCTTTTGGGGGAGACATTTGGGCTTACCTTCACTGTCATCACCTCTTGCACAAGCGCCACGAATCTTGCCGTCGGGACCAAAACGAACCCACTTCTCTTTGAACCACTTGCGTAGATTTTCATCTAATTGTTCTACGCCTTCGTCGCCAATGCCATCAAATATAGAACTCATTTAGTCAGCCTTCTTATTCTTATCTTTTTCAGTGATTGGTCCGCCCGTTACCCAAGCTTTGCAACTACGACCGCCTGCACATTTGAAGTGTAAGAAGTTGCAATAACCCAAATCACTTAAGTTAATAGTAGCATTAGGATCAATATTATCTTCATCGCCCCTGATACCACTTGCAATGCAATCACGCATACTATCGCTTACATCAAATGCAGCACAGTTTCCGCACATCATTGACTTAGCCGTAGCTTCATCAACTTTAAATACTTTGCTCAAATCTTTCCAATATGAACCGGGCTTATTTGGATTGGCTGGGCCATACATGTATTCGTCAATTGCAGTTTGACGATTCTTAAGATTCAAGTCAATGTCGTGGGTAGCACGGGGGCAACCCTTCTCAACAGCTTCTAGCAAGTTGATGATATCACGCATCTTAGCCTACGCCACCATCAACAAATTTCCACCCAGTGCGGCCTTCCTCATATTTCTTCATTGTTGCTAATGCTTTATTGTACACTTCCTTAGCAACAGGTGTTCTTCTATTTTGCTTTATGATTTCTACTGCTTTACTATAGTCATCAATTTCATGTTCTTGGCCAGTCGGAACAACATATCGGTCTCCGCTAAAAGTGCGGATGGTTTTTGCAGAATCCATACTTTCACCGACCCCACCAGCAGCAATAACACCGCCGGTCATTTCATGTTGTTGTAGTTGCTTACCTTCTAGATATTCACGAATAGTGTTTAGATAGTCATTTGCTTTGATGATCTTTTCTTGTACCCAGCCTTCAAGACCTTCTTCTTCGGTTAAATCAGCAATCAACTCATATACTTGCTTTGCGTTCTTAGCAGCACTGAATAGGTCGCTACGAGCCATTTCAACTTCGTGATCAATGCGACTTTGACCATGTGGAATGAAACCACTCTTTAACTTGTGTCCTTGACCCGGAACAAGAATCAAATCATCTTCTTGTAAGTCAGCTTCGTGAACTGTCTTCTTGGCATCAGGATCGCCTAATAAGAACTTAATTTGTTCTTTATCTTTACCATACTTCTTTTTGAAGTTGCCGTTATCCATGTTTCTGATATCCATAGCAAGTTCTTTCATCTTGCCCTCATTCATTGAGTTGGCATACTTCTTATTAGTCTTTTTACCAGTCAATAGATTTCCTACCTTTTTGCCACCATAAATGCTAGCGTTTCTAGATTGTGTGGACATTGGTGCTGACACGGTAGCAATAGAACCTGCTGTAGTGCTTTCGTTGACGATATCTGTAATTTTCATGGGTAATCCTATATAGTAATATAGTATTTATCACATAAACAAAAAGGGGGCCCCATTCTGAGGCCCCTAGTTAACGCTACTAATCAGATATTACTGATTAGGCGGGGAAGATTCTTGTGCTGCGGCTTCGGCTGCTGCCTTTGCTGCCTGCTCCTGAACATACATTGGACCAATGTTATCCATCAAGTACTGCTGATTTTCTTGACAGAACACATATGATCCTGAGTGACGGAGAAGAACTCGCTTGTCAACCCAAATACGACCACCGAGGTCTCTCCAGTTTTCACAGAAGGTCCAGTCTTCACTGTAGTAACGATTCTGACGAACTGCGGTGTCAAAGTAAGTCTTCAAGTGCTGATCGTATCTTGGATCAAGACCAATGTCGTTCTTGTACTGCTTAACCGCGGGGTGACTATTCATCTTCTCAAATACATGCTTCTTCATAAGAAGGAATCCGGTGCCTGCCTTTGAAACTTCTTGAAGTCCATCGGGGCCTTCTTCTGCACCCTCAAACCCGTTAACGACCCACTTGATGGGCATAGTCTTCATTGGGTACAAACCACCGATAACGTCTACGTCCCTATTCAAGAGGACTAGCAAATGCCAGGGTTCCCAACCGATATCAGCATCAACGAAGAATAAGTGCGTTGCGTCGGGCATGTCAAGAAACTTAGCAGTGAGTGTGTTTCTTGCGCGGCTAATCAATGATTCATTAACCATTGTTTCTAGTGTCCAGTCAATACCAAGCTGACGGGCAGTGTTAGCCCACTTGATAAATGACATGAAAGTTGATTCTGTCAACATACCACCGTAGCAAGGCATCGCAATGTGAACCTTAGTTGTACGGAGGAAGTCAACGTTAACCTGTACCTGTCCAGCCTGGGGAGCCTGCTCCTGTGCAGCCTGTTCAGCGATTTCTTGCACCTTCTCTACGGGAACTGTGCGTTCCTCGCCGTTTGGTGCAACATTCTCAGTATTAGTAGTTTTTGGTTTACGTGCCATGTAGTCCTCTTTCTTGTAAACTTGTATAGATATTTACAAGAGGAACTAGTAGTGAAATTATTTTTCTTCTAAATAATCCTGATTTTCGGACACATTTTGGTCATTTGCAATAATCTTTTTGATTTCGTTTTCAACATGCCCTGGAGGATTACGATATGGACTCATGTCTACAGCGGCAACCATTCTATATGAATCATCACCTACTTGATAGTAAACAGTAAATCCTTCTTTATAGAAGCCTTCATCATCTTGGTAAGTATCATCACCTAAGAAATATCCATTTCCTAAGTCTTCAATGATTTCAGCTTGTCTAGCAGTATAAACATCACCGGCTTTTTCATTCAACTCTTTGAATGTCTTACGATACACGTTTGGTTCCATGCTATAACGACTTCCTATTACTTTGTTGCCTTCACCACTCAATAGCATATCATACAATAGTTTAATGACTGATTGCTTGTCTCTGAGTTGTTCAAGTCTTTGCTTTAACCATGCAACTTTATTTGGCTTCATAGGGCGACTTGAATTGGGATTAGTGATTAATCTAAATGCCTGCAATTTAATTTGATTCAAGTCTTTCAAACGCATTAAGTTATTGATATCGTCTGCGTTAAAGTTTTCTGGTGGTAAGTTTTCTCTACCTTCTGATACATCCTCAGTTCCCATTCCTAAATCAAGCATCTTGACAATATTCTTAGCAAGTCTTTCGTTCTCTCGTGCTTTAGGATACAAGCTCATTACCATAGCAAGCTTGCGACGATCATTTAACTGAGGCCAAATGTTGCGAATCTCAGTTGCAGATTTGATACCAGGACCAAACTCTACTGTAGGTAGATATGCGATATAGCCATGCTTACCAAATGGTTCTAAGTTCTTGCCTGTATAAGGCTGAAAGTATGCAGGGCTACCATCTTTCTTTGTGCCACCTGGTTTAGGTTGTTCATCACGGTCCTTTTCACTGCGTACAAATACTAGTACGTCTTGCTCAGGATCATAGTTCTGAGTGATTTCTTTAGCTTGGAACGGACTCTTTACTTGAACAAAACGCCCATCCTGAACGCCAGCAACTTTAGCTAATTTCTCTTTAATCTCAAAGGGAAAAGGACGAGATTTGGTGTCATTAGTTGCAGCGACATATACATCTGCATTAGGAAATGCTTTCAAGGCACTTTGATATAGTGCAGCATGTCCTGCGTGAAATGGGTGAAAGCCGCCGGGCATAATGACAATCATACTCATTAGTAACTTACCTTAACAAAATTAACTGTGCCTTGACTGAAGTTTTCAATCTTTGCTCTGACATAAACGAAATTGCCATCAATATTAGTATATGAGCTAGTGTTGCTAGCAGTTGCTTCAAACTCGTAAACCTTAAACCAGTCGGCGTTATCACTATTAGCAGCTAAGGTAGCTTCAATAACGATATTACCAGTGACGTTAGTGATATTAAAGTTTACAGTTTGTAAATCCTGATTACCCAAATAATATGCTGCGGCAGGCTGTGCATTGCCTGTCACAGTATAAGGTGCACCATTACCAGGATTTAGGTAAGATGTTTGTGGCAAAAGGATCAAAGTAGTAACTTGAGACATTAAGCTTTCTCAACCTCTACTAAGACCCCATCACCTGCTAGTTCTTGGGCTACTTGTTCTAATGCAATCTGTGCATCTTCTGCGATAATTGCGCTAGTTGGGTCACTGTCTTTTACAAGCTTGGCGAGCTTGATAACGATGACCTCTTCAATCATTTTTGCCATGATAAAACTCCAAAATATATAGAGTATTTATCACTTCTGTTCTAGTTTATAGTTCTTCCCGATCACTTCTGGAAACAGAATATGCATCATTGTTAACTGACTACTATCGTTGTAGTTGATGTAATAGTTTTTACTACACCAAGAATGACTCCATTTGTTAGGTCTGTTCAGCCAAGTCATTAATGCAGATGACGCCTCTACTCCATCTGTCCGTTCTATGTACGATAATATATCTTGTTTTATTTCGCTGTTAACTTTAGCTTCTTTAAAATGAACTCTATATGGTGCAGGAACATCACGCTTGAAGTATTTTACTCCTGCAGGCAATAGTTCAGCCTGAAATATTTTCAAAGGTGATAATATTGAAGGAGCCTTCTTAAGAAAGGATAAGTCATTACTAAAAAATGATATACTATTCCCTTCTCTACGTATGGTTCCCTTATTATTCTTTTCAAATCTAACAATATATCTTATCAATGTATCAAGATCATGATAATCAATTGGTTCAAGCTTACCATCAATGAACATTGGCCACCGTGATGAGCCGCCGCGGATAGCTTCAATTTTTTCTATATATTGATCAATTGTAGTTACATTATTTGTATAGTAAGCACCCCTTACTCGGCATACAGCCTTGTATGAGTACTTACTATAATACAGCTTTTCCCGTTCTTCAACCTTCAACGTGAATGATGCCATCTTCACCAACATGTGCTGACTGCTTGGGAGTAATTTCAAACGAAATTTCCTTATCGTTCATTACTGCCATTACGTTTGCGTTGTTGATACGCTCAAAAAGAATCTTCTTTGAAAGAGGAACACGAACCAACTCATCAATCTTACGTGCAAGAGGACGAGCGCCCATCTTACTGTCATAACCAACTTCGGCAAGATAGTCAATGACTGGTTCACTCAAGTTAAGAGTGATGTTGTGCTTTTCAAGAAGGGGCTTCTTAAGTTCTTCAACGAACTTGACTACAATCTTCTTAATAGAAAGATTATCAAGCTTGTTGAACTTACAAACCATATCAAGACGATTACGGAACTCAGGCTTGAAGAACTGCTTCAATGCCTTATCGTCTTCGCCGGTCTTGTTAAGATCACCGAAGCCGATGTTGTTACGCTCGTTGTCAGCACTACCCAAGTTACTAGTCAGAATGATAAGAGTATTCTTCATAGACACCTGCTTACCGTTGCTGCCAGTCACGGTTCCCTCATCCAACATCTGCAAGAAGATATTGAAGATATCGGGGTGAGCCTTTTCAACTTCGTCAAACAGCAGGATTGAATGAGGGTTCTTGCTCAAGTCTGAAATTAGACGACCGCCCTGCACCTGCGAGTCGCCAAAGCCTACGTAGCCCGGGGGCGGACCGATCAAGCTGCTTACGCTGTGCTTCTCACCGTACTCCGACATGTCATACTTGAGAAGCGGCATATCCAAGTTCTTGGACAGCAACTTAGCCAATTCTGTTTTACCCGTGCCCGTTGGGCCCAAGAACAAGAAGCTTGCGATAGGTTTCTTATCGTTGCCGATGCCAGCAAAGCTAACATAGACACGTTCAAGAACCTTATCAACTGTTTCATCCTGACCGTAGAGCTTATTCTTGACGTTCATTTCAAGATTCTGAATACGATCCATATTATCGCCGCTCAACTTGTCAGCGGGAACGCCAGTGAACTTTTCTACCTGTTCATAGATAAGTTCCTTAGTGATGATTGCATCCTTGTTCATAAGAACACGCTGCTTAGCACAGGCTGCGTCAAGCAAGTCAATGCTCTTGTCAGGGTTCTTACGGTCGTGAATATAGCGTTCTGCTAGTTCAACGGCAGCTTCAACAGCATCCGTTGAAATATTGACTTCGTGGAAATCATTAAGTCGTGCAGACAGACCCGAAAGAATACGGATAGTAGAATCCTTGCTAGGTTCGTCAATGGCGACACGATAGAAGCGGCGCATCAATGCACGATCCTTTTCAAAGCTCTCGTAGAACTCTTCCCAAGTCGTGCTTGCAATCACCTTGAGTGTACCCTTAGTGATAGCAGGCTTAATCATGTTAGCAAAGTCCACACTTCCGTTGCCTGCATTACCTGCGCCCTGCATAGTGTGTGCTTCGTCGATGAAAAGGATTGCTTTCTTCTTTACATTAAGTGCTTCAAGAACCTGCTTGACCTTTTCTTCAAAATCACCACGATATCGTGAACCTGCAAGCAGTGAACCAACCTCGAGGCTGTAAAGTTCGTGATCAAGCAAGAAGTCGGGAACATTCTTTTCAACGATAGCGTTAGCAATACCTTCCGCAATTGCAGTCTTACCAACGCCGGGGTCACCGACCATCAATACGTTGCTCTTGAAACGCTTAGCGAGAACATTGATGATATCATCAATTTCCTTAGTGCGTCCAATTACAGGCTCAAGCTTTTCTTGACGGGCAAGTTGTGTAAGATTAATCGTATATTCTTCAAGAATTTCTTCTGCCTGATTATCAGTGATAGAAGAAATGGAGTCTGCACCCTTGTAATTCTTTTGCCAATGATTAAGAAACTCGTTCTTGGCTACACCATACTTGAGAAGGAAATAGTGAGCATGACTATTATTTTCACTAGCGATACTCATATACAAGTCAATAGTAGCAACCTGCCTACGACCAGTGAACAGAACCTGCGTCACTGAACGATTCATAACACGCTCAAGTGTGTTAGTCCGACGAGGCTGTATGTTAGGGTCATTTGAAACAATAGATTGCAGTCCATTGAGATAGGACTCAATCTCTTGAATCATTAGGTCAGTTTCAATGTTAAAACTGTTTAGGCACTTCTTAAATGGAACATGAGTTACCAAAGCTAGCAAAAGATGTTCAACAGTAACGTATTCGTGCTGTCGCTCCTTAGCTGCTTCAATTGCTCGTGCTACAATATTTTCAATTTCGGGTGAAGAATTCAATTTTTTGTTTCCTTTTAGGTATTTAACTTGAAACGTTTGATACTATCAATAATATCACTAGGTATATTATCAGGTATATACGGCTTTAGCAATAGTATTTGGTCACCGTATACTTGATTTGCTGAATTAAATGGCATCCCCAAACCTCGCAGTCTCACTTGCTGTGAGGGCTGTGTATTGGGATGAATCGTTACTTCAACTTTGTTTCCAGCTATTGTGGTAAACTCAACTTTGGTACCCACAATCAAGTCTAATACTGATATGGGCATGTTAGAATATAGATCATATCCTTGCCTATCAAATCTTAAATCAGGCATTACGATATATTCAACGATCAACGTTGCGTTTTCAATAACGTTATCGTATCTAACTTGATCGCCAGACTGTACACCCAATGGAATCTTAAGGTTAATTACCTTTACTCCACTTGGTAATGATATCTGCAATATGTGATCATTTCCCTTATATGCGTCTACTAGAGACACAGATACGCGGGTCCTATACATCTGCTGACCGGCACCGCCTTGAGGACCACGCTGACCAAAGATTTGACTGAATATATCGTTTAAATCAAAACCATGTTGATGGAATTGAAAACCACCAAATGGACTGTTTTGTGGCTGTGGATTATCATACTGCTGTCGTTTAGCAGGATCACTTAATGTATTATATGCTTCGTTGATCTTTTGGAATTCGGCGGGGTTGCCACCCTTATCGGGATGATGGGTCATGGCTAGCTTACGAAAAGCTCGTTTAATATCTTCTTGGCTAGCGTCCCGTGGAACACCCAGAGTGTTATAATGATCCATACTCATTATATAGCACTCTGGGCGTTAAAAGTCAAGTATTATTTCAACAATCCGCCGATTGCAGGAGGTGTTGCCCCTACACTAGTATCAACGGTTGCAGCTCCTTCAATCTTTTCCTTAGTGCGACCATAAGCAGCGATACCAAGAACAGCACCCATTGCGATGTGGAATAGACCAGCACCCTGTAGTGAGATTGGTTGCCATGGAGTTGTTACTGAACCTGCTGTAGTTGCCTGCAAGATTGACCATGCAATTGGGAATAGAATGAAGTCAAACACACAGACTGCCATATACATCCAGCCCATTGCAGGACGCCATTTCTTGTTGATCCAGTCTTCGCTTTCCTTATCATGCTTTACTAATACCTCTGCGTTTTGAGCAGCGTTATTTCCTGCTTGAGTTAGTGCAGCATTGTTAAGATTCATAAGCTGGTTAGCTTCTGCGTTTCTTTCTTTTACTTGTGCCATAAATTCCCCATCGTTTTTCATAGAATCTTCATGCTCATCGTTTTTTGCGATAAGCTGTAGTTCTTCACTTTTATTTTTTTCTGGTAAAAACATACTTACATCCCCGCTATTGCTTTTAAGTTTTTGATGTACTCATCTTCTTTGTACATCTTTTTGGTGTCTAGCCCAGCTAGTTCACGAAACTCGTTAAGTTTATCTTCGTCTTTGTCTTCTTTTTTGCTCTTGTATTCATTTGGATTCAAGATTAGTTTTTGACGTAACATTTCTTCATCAGCATCTACCTGATCACCTTCAATATCAACTGACCAGTCAGTTAGTTTGAATCCGGTCAATGTCTCAAGATCAGATAATAATTTGCAAATTCTCTGGGGAACTTTACTTCTACGATCCATTTCAACAAACACTAGCCACTTGCCCGGTTCAATTTCGCCATCGCTAACACTAGCATCTAATACAAAGTCATATCCTCTTTCAAACCAAGTAACTAAATCTTTTGCTGCAAGTTTGCTATTTGTAGTAAAAGTAACTGTAACGATATCGCTATCCTTACCCATCTTAGCGGCGTATTCGTCAACAGTGATTGTATCTTTTAATTGGTCTTCTAGGTCCATGTAATCTAGTGCCATATTACATCATCCCCATGTTAGGTTGGCCTGCTTGTGCAGCACCGGGTTGATTTTGATCAGCCTGTGTTTCTACTGCATCTTCATCAGTCATTGTATCGTCCAAATCTTCGTCATATGCGTCTTCAATTTCTGACAAGTCAATGGTCTGGTCAGCAAGATCAATTGAACCTTCCTTAATATCATCCATTAGTTCAAACGGAATAACAATTTCAACGAACCAAACTTTTCTTTTAGCCATCTTAGGATATCTAGTTCCAGGAACAAAGTCTTCATAGTCTTGTACTTCAACAGGAACTTTAATCTCACCTTTACCAAACGTTACTTTGCATCCAATATTAGTAAGACGTAATGCGCCACGTGGATCCGGCATCAACTTATAAGGCCACATAAAGGTACACTTACAGCTATATCTGCCCACAACAGGACCGTCTACTAGTTCACCTACTATCCAATTCTTGAATGCGTATACATCGGCTTCGTCCATAACTCGTTCAAAGTCAAGTAACGTGGACATAGCGCCATCGCTCATGTAGACACCCTTGATGGTATCCACAATACTAACGAAATCAATATCGTTGAAAAACTTGTCTGCTGGTAAAGTACTCATATATGTATTTATCTTTCCAGCAACAATAAGAAGGAAACGCTTTCAGAAACAAGCTTTATATTTATCACAGGAAACAATTTTTCACATACTGATAGTTTACTCAATAGCCTGGTTCTAAGTAGTTTTGAAAGCAATGCTTTCATGTGTCAAAACACAACAACCAGGAGAAATATGTGAGCAAAAGAAAGACTAGCGCACTAAGACAGAAAGACACACGCTATAGTAAGAAATATCAAAGCGATGCTTCTTACCACAACGAATCAAAAACAATTGATTTCAATCAACACCAGCCCAAAAGGGTCACAAAACCTATCGAACTAATACCACAATCGGTAAACCAGGAAAAATACATAGTCAATTTGACAGATCCTAACATTGATATAGTCGTAGTGAGTGGTCCTGCGGGTACTGGTAAAACATACCTAGCAATGCTAGCAGCAATCCAAGCAATGAGGAGAGGTGACTGTGATAAAATATTACTTACAAGACCAGCAGTGGCAGTTGATGATGAAAAGCACGGGTTTTTGCCTGGCGATTTAAATCAAAAAATGGAACCATGGGTCAGACCTCTTTTTGATGTGTTGAGAGAATATTATTCAACCAAAGAACTAGAGTATATGATCAGTGAGCAGATTATTGAAATTGCGCCCCTGGCCTTTTGTAGAGGCCGCAATTTCAAACATAGTTGGATCATTCTGGACGAAGCCCAGAATGCAACGCCAAGTCAGATGAAAATGCTAATGACAAGAATTGGTGAGGGCAGTAAGATTGTCATTACTGGCGACGTTGAGCAAACCGACAGAAAAACTTTAGACAATGGATTGTTAGATTTGAAATCTAAGATTCTAGAACATCGTGTTCCTGGAATGGCTGCTTGTGAGTTTGACACAAGAGACATTAGAAGACACAAAATTATTGAACATATTCTAAATATGTACTCATAAAATGAAAACGGGGCTTTAACGCCCCGTTTTTATTTTGATCTTACTTGCTTTCTTTTCTTGTTCGGCAGTAATTATTGCTTCCTTATCTAGTTGCTCTACTAGCTGAGGATAAACTTTGGCATAATAACTACGCATTTGATCAAAGGTAGTGTCGTGATTCTTGCCTTCAATCACGCACTTAACAATTTTCTTTTCAGCAAAATCAAGAATTACGTTAGAATTGTTTAGGTCAGAAGTACGTACTCTTTTAGATACGTTAACCATTTCATCAATCTGACCATTCATTTTTCTAAGATATGAAATTAATAGATATCTCATTCTTCAACCTTTTCAAGCTCTAGTTCGCCGTGAAAATAGATTTCACTGTCTTCTTGCTCCCAGCCTAGTTCTTCTACTCCGGAGCTCCAATCTTCTTCCCAAGCGTCAATGACTTCCTGTAGTTCTTCTTCTGTTACATTAGGAGAAACAGTGAACCATTCAGAATTATCACCATCCCAAAAACTATCCATTTCTACTTCTAGAATATTTTCACCGTCTACTAAACCATAAACATCTAACCCTTCATCATCGGCATTTTCTAGATCAATTTCGGGCGCTTCATCAGTGGCGGTAGTAAGAGTAACGTTACCTCCGCGCCACCAAACACTATACTGAATTACCTTACCTTCTTTTGTCCAAAATTCAATTTCTTGAATATTCTTCTTAAATTTGGGCATTAGTGTCCATTTAGCCATTTATATTCTCCTTAGGCTGTTAATTCTACGAGTGTTGCTGCTAGACTAATCTCAGGGATACCAACGAGAGGAAGATTCGCAAGACCATTACGAATAATAATGATTGCAGCATCTTTGCCTTCATTCGTATTGCCCCATAGATCAAGGTTCTCATACATCCAGCGATAACAATCTTCAATGCGAGTTGGATACAAACTAATATACTGCATCAACTGTTGACGACCTTCAAGAATCTTGCCACTCTTGAATAGTTCTGTTGCTGCAACAAGCAATTCATCTTCACCGCTGCCAGTTGACTGCGGCTTGCCTAACTTACCATCAACGCTGTTCTGCTGTAGTTGATTCAAACATTTGCGAAGATCAGGATAGCAGCCACGAACATAAGTGTCAAGGTCATCAAGATCAAAATCAATGCCCTCAGTAATCAATACTGTAGCTGCACGAGTTGTGTATTCAGTGATATCGGGCTTAGCGATATGGAATTCTTGACAACGTGACTTCAACGCTGGAATAATCTTGTGCTGATAGTTACACGTTAGAATGTACCTAACTGTTTCGTGATATGCTTCCATATCATTACGCAGTGCTGCCTGTGCAGCTTGTGATAGATAGTCAGCCTCGTCAAGCAATACGACCTTAAATCTACCAAAAGGCATAGTTTGAACGAATCCATTGATACGTTCACGCATATTGTCAATGCCGTTTTCACGGCTTGCGTTGATTTCTAGAACGTCAAATTCCTCAACGTCTAGTTCATTGATGAGAACCTTCGCAAGCGTTGTCTTGCCTGTACCTGGATCGCCTGAAAGCAATAGGTGTGGAATAGATTGCTCATTGATCCAACGTTGAACGATTGCTTTCTGTGCATCGTCCACGAATACGTAATCATCCACCTTTTTAGGGCGATACTTCTCAACCCACAATTGATTCTTCACAGTTTAACCCTTCTTAAAAACAGAAGATAACACGGAATCATTGCCAAAGTCAAGATCAAGATTCTCCAAACTGTCTAGGGATTTCTTTAATCTAGTGGCTATATAGGTAGCTGCCCCTGCTGCAACTAACAGTGCAGCAAGAGCAACCATTTCTTTTGTATTTTTAGTATTCACTACATTAATTCTTTCTTGTTATAGATTAGAGGATGATCGGTACGCCCGTAACGCTCCTCCGATTAGTTTCTCATCCCTAAATCTATCATGCAATAATTTTATCACTCATTGTATAGTCTTGTACTGGTTCATCACTTATTAATAAAATATCATTTGGATCTACTTTACGGATTACTTTCTCGCCAGTTTCGTCTTCAATTGCTTGACCACGTGACCAGCGACCGTGTGCTATCATAATATAATCGCCTACTTTAACATCAGTAACTTCCGGCCCAACTGCATAGACCTGCGCCCATCTAGGCCGAATGCCCTGACTTTTCATGTCATCGTCTAGGAGAATAAGTCCTCCGCGACTAAGACGCTCTTTAAACTCCATCCCATGAACAAGAATTGTGTCCTTAAGTGGAGTAAGCTTGTTAAATTTGTGCTTTACTTTGTGTGCCTGATTTGCCATAATTTTTAGTCTTTAGTTGGATCAAAAAAGTCCGGTGCTTCACTTGCTGGTTTAACTCTAATCTTTTTCTTTATTTCTTCGGCTCTAGATGCTTCTAATGCCTTTGCTGCTTCAACTGCCTTGATAGCTTCAATTTCATTATCTTCTTCGCTAGTATCAAGAAATTCAAGTTCTTCATCTACTAATTCTGACAAGTCAACCTTAGTTTCTGGAGCAGGGGCTGTTTCAATTGGTGTAAAACTATCTTGCTTACGCTTTACGATATTTGCTGCCCTGTTACTGACAGTCTTTTGATATTTGTCGCCGACCTTTTTGGTAACAGGCAGAATTACTCTACCCTGACCATCAATAGTATCACCACGAGCATTTACGCTCATATTTCCTACTGCACGAGTACGTTCATTCTTTGCAGCAAGTTGTGCCATATCAATGACTTTTCCCTGTGCTGTTCTATACTTTGCCATAACTGACTCCTTTCTATTATTTATATATCTAAATAGCTGACTATTTTAAAAATTCATCAATTTCTAGTCCATAATACAACGAATTGATTTTATGGACTCCGATCAAGAATAGAACAAAACTAGCAACACTAGATCCTCTTCCCACTCCCCAGACAATATTATTGTTTCTCATAGTGTCTACTAGATACTTCAAGTACTTTAACAGAACAAACATATCCCTTTCTTGATATAGTAGAAGTTCTTGTCCTGCACGTTGAAGTTCTTCATCAGTTTGGCACTGTCCTAACACAAAATGTGCTATGTCTAATTTTTTGTATTCGTCTGGCATGTGCCAGTTACTTTGGCAATCTATATCAAATTGTTCTACTGTACGCTGATCTTCTGTGTATTTGACAATTTTAGGAGTGTTAGTTAAATCAAGATCGGAATGAAATGAAACATCGTGATCATATAATATAGGTCTGGTAAACTTCATATCAGGATTTTTGAGGTAAATACTCAACAAATCCATATCAGAAAATATAATCTGACCATACCTGTCTTTAATCATAATGTTATTATGACACAATATTGTGTAGGATGCAACTTATTTGTTAGCCGTTTCTCTGAAGGCAAGACCCAAATTTACCCACTCATCGTTGTTGAAAAGACGTATGACCTTTGTATGATCTATGCCACTATCGTTGAAGTTGTTTATTGCTAGGCAAGGGCTATTCCACCAAAAGTTTCCACTGAGTACATTTTCTGCGGATTCTGCTACTATACTGAAACGTACCCCATCGCTCATTGCGGAACCAATTACCATGTCCGTAATCTTGAGTCTGTTTTCCATTATTGCGTTAAGTTTCAATAATAGAACCATCGCTAACATTTGATCAAACGGTTCTTCTGGTAGATGACAAATACGCATGCCGGCAGCACGATATGATAGTGTTTCGTCTTCTAATCTAGCGTTAATCAATAAGCTATTTTGTAGCACATTCTTTAAGAAATGCTCTGCTCTATCCATCGCTACGTTTTGTTCATAAATTGAATCTGTTTCAACCAGCATGGATAAAGTGATATCATAGGCGTTCACGTAAAATGCATTTTCAAAATGCAACGCCGCTAAAAAATTAAAATCAGTTTCAATTCGTGTGCTATTCATCTATCCGACTGTATGTTAATCTGATTGTTAAGTTTTTGCTTAGCAAATACTTCATCCATCTTTTTATGATATTGTGTTCTATGACTTTCAAGAACCATTTGTAGTTGGTGAATCAATGCTCCATTCTGTGTTCTATAAGCAAATGTTAGTTTACTCATTATGCCACTGATAGAATCCTGCAATTCTTCTATGGTTTTGTCTTGTAAATCATTGCTACTTAAAAAAGGATGTTCCATAATATTACCAAGATGTTAGGTTGATTCTTTTCCAAATATCAGAACCAACATAGCATGTAGCAATAGCATTTGCAGTTGAGTTACCCAATGTAACTGCTGATCCAGCGACACCGTTGACTCTAGTTCTACTAATTGTAATATTGCCCGGTGTGTTGCCGTCAGTAGTCTTTACATAATACACTGTATTGGCTACTAATGTAGAGTTAGCTGAATCTACGTTGCCAGTAAACACAATAGGGGCGTTAACTACGATATTAGCGGTAGTCAACAAAGTGATATTACCGGATACATTTGTTGCTGACATTTCTCTTTGGAAGGCAGATGAGTTATAGTCATTGGTGCATATATATAGATATGATGCAGGATTAACATACATGTTTCCTGTGCTACCTGCCAAATTAACATTGGCTCCACCAATAGTTGACGATACAGTGAAAGTATTACTAGACACTACGTTTCTAACGTAATAGGTTGTTCCACTAGTAATATTGGCTTCAAAGCTAGTTCCAGTGAAGACAACAGGTAGTTCAGGATACAGTCCTGAAGTGTTGCCTGAAGCTAATGAGAAATAATCTGCTGCATTTGTGCTGGTAACATGCAACTGTGTTACTTCTGTGCTTACTGCAACAGTTCCATTTACATCGCCAGGCTGACCAGTTGGGGGAGGATCACGAGTGATAATCTGTGTCGCCTGATACGGTCTATTTACTGGGGAAACTGTAATCGTATTACCGCAATCAAGTGAGGTAAATGTATATTCTAATACTTGAGAATTAGCCGGAGCAGTGATTGTTGCAGTATTTGAAATATTAGCATAATTCTCTAAAAGAGTTACGCCGTAGTTGTTATTTGAAGAAATAACTTGGTTGGGTAGTGAAATTACTGCATTAGCATTTGCTACTGCAAGTCTAACTGTTACTGAGCTTTCAGTATTAATCGGGGCCCAGCTACCAAACTGCAAAGATACGTTAGCCGTTACTGTACCATAATGTACATCTGCTCTGTTAACGTCAACTAGGACAGTACCTGAAAGTGCGTTACCTAAATTATAAGTTGTTGCTCTCCATCCTCTTGTACTTGCATTACTAATAAGTGTATTAGCCATGTCATTGTTGAGTACTGAGTTGTCTAACGCAGCCTTCAACACAGCCTTGTTCTGTAGATCAGTGATCTCCGTAGAAGCCGTGTTTAATCCATTCTTGATTTGTGCAAAGTTATCTCTGAAACCCTGAGAACTATTGTTCTGGCCGGGTACAGGATAATTAGTGTTGATTCCGTTTGTGTTAATCTGACTCATAATTTTTGTTCCATAATATATTTATCGTGGATATTGGGTGCGGTTAGGTAAAATTGTAGGTCTCGGGAACAACACATAAAAATCTTTACTATCTAGAGGACTAGGAACCGGTGTCGCACTTGGCAATGAAGTCCAAGCAGGCGGAGAAAGATTATTATCATAATTATACGTGTTACTCTTATTAACCGTAAATCTATCAATCTTGAAATTAATTTGATTGAGACGCTGGATCTGTCCTATAGGATTCTTCCAATTGTTATTGATATTGTTCTTTACAATTTCACTGAACCCGGGTTTAGTGTAGCAGATGACCCAGGCTGGTGTATATCCCAATGTTGATCCATTTGCTTGTTGACTAGTCATCCATAGTGGAAGCAAGTTAGTATTGAACTCTTGTCCTAACTCGTCACCAACTTGTTCTCTCATGTTAGGTAAAGAATTAGGGTAGAGTATTCTTTCGAAACCGGGAGTCAAGCTAGTATAAAACTCTGGCGGAGGACCGTCAGGGCCTTCATAACTAGTATAGATATCAGTTTCACTTGTATACCATGGACCCAATTCTAATGGAATAAATCTAGGCCAAAATATTTCTTTACTAACGCTTTCGCCTTCAGGATTAATCAGATTATCAATAATACTACTATAAACTACTTCATAGATAATCTCACCAGTTTGCTCGTTTCTGGCTACGGCTGTTTTAATTTCACCTAATGTTAACTGTCTCCAGTAGTGATTCTTTTCTTGGATAGCCGCAACATATTCTTCAAAATCACTGGCTCTGATACCATATGCATGTTCGTAGATCACGCTGGTTGCTTTACCAAAGTATGGATCATTTGGACGATATATGTACTCATTTGGTATCAACGCACTATTATCCAACAATGTGTCTAATAATTCTCTATCTTCTATGCTAGGTGAACATTTGATATACAACGTGTCAGTAGGATATGCAAACAACTGGTTAACATTTACGGTAAATGTTTGTTCTGCGGCTATAATAGGGAAATTAGGAGAATACGCTCTAATTGTGAATGTGAAAGTGGTTGTCTCATTGGGGTAAGTTATAGTAGCATTAGGCTGAAAACTCACTACTCCTGATATTTCTCCAGACGGAAGCAATATCAAGTTAGGCGGTAATGTACCAGATGATAACTCATACTCTAAAGGCACATCACTTTCGGCACGTACAGCTAACACACTAGTAGTTCCATTAAAAACAGTACCTAGATCAGATGATGTTATCCAAACGATATCTCCGTCAACCCCGTTACTGACTCTAAAAGAAAAATTAAAGAACGGCGAGATTATTCCTGGATTAGAAACTTTTCTAACTGCTACGCTGAAACTGAATTCACTTAAGTTATCTGGACTTATGGTTGGGTTACCGGTAACCCAACCAGTAACACTGTTACCTACTAATCCTAGGGGCAAATCAGCGAATACATATTCTAGTTCACTATCATCAAAATCTTTACCCAACATCTGAAAAGCAAACTCGTTATCACTATTTAATTTTCCAATATAAGCAAATTGTGAAGGCGAATAGGTTCTACCATTACTGTTAGGAGGGAATAGATAAAAGCTGTAGTCTAAGTTATCATATCGTATATCATATGTCAATGGTCTAGTGTTTAATATAGTGGGTGTTCTTGAGTTGGGAGGTCTTCCAGGACCACCAATATTTATGGGAGCATTTTGATTTACTACTGTTATTGAGTAAGATTGAAGTGCCGTACCAAACGCTGAAACTAGTCGTAAAGTAAAGTCATAAGTTTGGATAGTTGGCTCTCCTACCGAAACGTTAGGTAATGACACATCCATATATCCTACAGCATTGGCTAACACAACTACCGGGCCGCCTACTGTCGTTGATATAGTGAACGTAGTGTTATTGATCACTTCTCTCACATAATAATTTTGTCCAGCAACGATTCCTCCTATTACTGAGTTAGTAAATGAGATAGGTCTACCTGGACGAAAACCCAATGTGCTGTACGCCACGATAGTATTATCTAATGTCGCAATAGCAGCGGTATTGACAGAGCCTAAGTTTACATTAACTATAGGTGGCTTTGGATAACCTCGTATTAATCCATATTCATTGATTTCTAAGCCCGGCGGAAGCTGACCCTGAACTAACGCTATTAATACACTAGTGTCATTTATAGGAACACTATATTCAATCGGATATTCTACCCATAAACTGTCATTAGTGACTATTATGGTTCCGGCAGGTGTAGTAAAGTTGGGGGCATCAATACCAGAAACCAACATGGTAAAAGTTTTATCTCGTAAATTGCCGAGATTGTCTGTTGCCCTAACTGCAAACGTGTAATTCTGATTAGTAAATACCGGTTCTGTTAATCCATACATTAAGCCAGTTTCGTCTATAGTCACCCCATTTGGTAAGGATCCGCTCAATAAAGAATACGTTACGGTTGTCGCCGGCAATACAGGTGACGCTGAAAACTGAAATTCAAGAACGGATCCTGATACAAATCCTACCAAATTGCTAGAGATTGTATTCCAAATGGGTTGTGACATATTATTCCTTAGTCTGCCAATGCCTTGAGGGCAATATCATAGTGATGCTTTCTGTCCGCAAGACCGATAGTACCACCATTGATACGTCGAGTTAGCCCTACGAAGTCGCCCTTGTCTGCATAGATATTTAACTTGTTTGCATCCCAATACCATCCAGCACTTGCTACAGCGCCTTCAGGGGTTTCAAGATATTTAACTGCTTCGTCTAGTGACATACCAATTGATCTTGCAAAACGGGTGTAGTTATCTTTACCAGTCAACTGAATCAATCCACGACCTCTAAACTTGAATCCATCACCACTTGCTTCTGTTCCGTTGCCCATACGATTTGCATACACTTTGTTAGCAATCTTTTGAGGATTACGGGCATATGCATTTGCAACAGTAACATTTGGAAATCTCTTTGGCCATGTCTTCATAAGTGCTTTAGCACTATAGTTTAAGCCCTCAGCAGTGAAGTTAAAGCCTCCTGACTCGTGTGCAATCTGTGCTAAGAATGCAGCCATTCTCTTTGGATTTTCAAATAGATCAAAATGTTCCCCGATCTTATTCAATGGTTCTACATATTTTGCAAGAACCGTTGCCCTAGTCTTAGGACAAATTTCTCTTAGTAATTCTAATGTTACTTTCCCCACCTTATTAGCTCCTTTGTTTTTATGGTCTTCCTTGACCTCTGTATTTCTTATAGTTTCTACGCTTATGCTTATTCATAGTACTGAACTTAATCTGTCCCAAACCAATTGTAGTTCCGCCCTTATGATTTTCACTAAACGAAACTTTTTGACCTTTGTTTGAACTACCACCTGATTTTACTTTAGCCATTATAATTCCTTTCTATTATGTCTTACCGACCATTATTTCAACGATTCCTAATTCACCGTTGAAGTTTTCTAGTGATTTACCTACGATTCTTCCTGCACTAGCAGCATTATTTGCATATGCATATCCTGGAATAGTCGCGGTAGTTAATAAGTCACCTTTATTGACGGGGCCCATTACCTTACATGGTACACGTCCAATAAGAGCAACTTCAACTACGTTTTCGCCTTCAAGCAAGGCGTTCATGATGTATGCAGGATTAGTAGTGACAACTCCTGCAACCTTATGCGAATCAGCAACATTTTCAATCGTTACTTCATTTTCGCCGCCGAGAACAACAACTGTCCCTGGCTCATAGGCTTCGTCTGCTACGTAACGTTCTGCAAGGTCAGCGTAAGTAGCTTGCCATCTTGAACCGGCAGTGAGAGTCCAGTTACCAGTTACTGTACCTGCTGTTGTGTTTGCGCCGGTTGTGATGTTTGCTGTTTGTAGAGCTCCGCTCAACACAGTTGTAGTTGCTGTAAGATTGATACTAGATGTTACGTTGCTTGCGGTTACGATACGAATACCACCAGAAGCAGTTGACCACGGTGCAATAGTTAGGTTAGCATTACCCTGGGCAGAGCTATTAGCATACACGATCATTGCATCGTCAGCGCCGGTCAAATTATTATATGACCCTGCGCCGGCTCTTGGAATCAAACCTATATCTTGTGTACCATTAACGGCTCTAATGATTTTAGTGGTACTTCCTGTCCCGGATGAATCTGTAGAAGCGAAACCTGTTGTCCCAGTAACTGCGAGCGTAGTTAGTGTACCGACACTCGTGATATTAGGTTGCGCCGCTGTTGTTACTGTGCCTGCTGTTGTTGCGCTTCCTGCGCTTGTTGCGAAAGTTGCGTTAGCTACAGTACCGGTGACATTTGCACCAGTAATTGATGCTAGATTTGCACCAGACAGTCCAGCAGCAAATGTAGCGGATGAGCCAATTGCACTATTCCAAGTACCGCTAGTAACTGTACCTGTAGTAGTTAAACTTGCTGAACCGGCTAGCGGGCTTGCGCCAATTGAGTTGTGTGATATAGTTCTAGCGGTGCCACCGTTAAATGTTGTACCACTCGCATCACCAGTGCCACCGTTGTTGAATGTTATTGTTTGTGTAGTATTAGCTGTAACTGTACCCGAGCCGCCCAATGAGATAGCAGTGCCGTTAACAGTTAGTGAGCTATTAGCAAGTCTTGTTTGTGCTAGCGTACCAGTTGTGATGTTGCTTGCATTCAACGCAGATAGACCGCTGCCATTGCCTGTAAACACACCTGTATTGGCAGTAATATTAGCAGCGGTAATATTCCCGCTCACATCCAATGATGTTAGTGTACCAACGCTCGTAATGTTGGGCTGAGCCGCAGTAGTTACCGTGCCTGCTGTTGTTGCCGATCCGGCACTAGTTGCGAAGCCTGCGTTAGCAACATTCAAGTTTGCCACTTGAGTTGTGGATGTAACGACTAATGGAGCAGTGCCAGTTGCAACGTTACTGATCAATTGAGGAGCAGTTATGTTTGCTGTTGCAAGAACTTGTGCTGTTCCCAAATTGCCGACATTTGCGTTTCCTGTAGCATTCAGTGTACCAAATACGTTTGCACCAGTAGTGGTAACATTCATCATTGCAGTATTATTTGGTGCCAATGAGATTCTTGGACCACTAGTGGCACTGCCGGTAGCAATTGTTGCGATTGAAACTGAAACGTTATCTACAACTTGAGTTCTGAATATAGTATTAGGTGAATTCAAGTCGTTATAGATGCCGGAACCAGTACCTGCGGTTCTGATGCCTAATTGTCCGGTGCCAGTTGCAATATCCAAGAAGTAACCAGAACCAAGACCAACGTTAATTGATAACGGACTGTTGGTTCTTACACCACTTCCTGCTACAACAAGAACGTTTGCGTTTCCTGCTGCTGAAATATTCACATTACCATTTGCAGCAGGAATACTGACATTACTGTTGCCGTTTGCAAAGACACCGAGTAGATTGCCGACGGTAACATTTCCTGTTACTGATAGTGAGGTTAGTGTACCTACTGAAGTGATATTTGGTTGTGCGGCTGTTGTTAAAGTACCAGTTAATAGACTTGCACCGATTGTACCTGAGTTGGCATAAACATTACCAGCAGTTACGTTACCGGTAACACTGGCGCTCGTTAGAGTACCGACGCTCGTGATATTTGGCTGTGCCGCTGTTGTTAAAGTACCAGTTAGTAAACTTGCACCGATTGTACCTGCGTTAGCATAGACGTTGCCTGCGGTGACATTTCCAGTAACAGCAAGACTTGTTAACGTACCGACGCTCGTGATATTTGGCTGCGCCGCTGTTGTTACTGTGCCTGCTGTGGTTGCAGTTGTCGCACTAGTTGCAGTGCCGCTTAGTGAACCAACAAACGTAGTAGCAGTGATACTTGCATTAGCTAAGTTAGCACTAATTGCTGTATTGATTACTGCACTTGAATTTCCATTTGCGCTTGAAGTGCTAAATGTTGGGTATACAGTAGTTGCTGCTGAGGTATTTTGTAATAATGCACTAGCATTGGTTGCTGCTGTTGCGCTTGCTACAGTACCAGTAACATTAGCGCCCGGTATGTTAGACAAGCTCGTTGCATTACCACTGAACACATTAGCTGTAATAGTTCCTGATGTAACTGTGATGTTTCCAGCGTTGATATTACCAGAAACAATCAGTGATGTGATCGTACCAAGACTTGTAATATTGGGTTGGGCAGCAGTTGTCACAGTTCCGGCTGTAGTTGCAGTTGATGCAGTGCCGCTTAGTGAACCAACAAACGTAGTAGCAGTGATACTTGCATTAGCTAAGTTAGCACTAATTCCCGAGTTAACTACCTGCTGCGACCATCCATTTGATGCAGAGGTAACGAATGTCGGGAATGCGCTAGTTGCACTTGAAGTATTAGTCAACAAACTGCTTGCAGAAGCAGCATTTGCAACAGTTCCGGTTACGTTTGCACCAGGAATATTACTTAGATTGGTAGCATTTCCTGAGAAAATATTAGCAGTAATTGTACCTGATGTAACTGTTATGTTTCCGGCGTTAATGTTTCCAGAAACAATCAATGATGATATCGTACCAAGACTTGTGATATTTGGCTGTGCTGCTGTTGTTAAAGTACCAGTTAGTAAACTTGCACCGATTGTACCTGCGTTAGCGTATACGTTTCCAAAAGTTGCAGTGTTTACAACTGTTAGTCCACCGCCTACACTAAGATTCCCAGTATTTTTGTTGAAGGTTAAGTTCGCATTACCTGCGTAAGTTGAGCCGCCATCATTGAAAATAACTTGTGTGTTAGCACCTTGTGCAGGAACTAATGTAGCGGTATCCCATGTTAGACTGCCTGAACCATTCGTTCTTAAGAAAGCACCGTTGGACCCGCCTGTAATAATTACGTTACTGTTGGGGCCTAGATTGCTCACACCAACTACGTTAAGACCAGTTAATGTACCCAAACTCGTTACATTAGGCTGCGCCGCTGTTGCTAGCGTACCGGTTACCAGTGTAGCAGAAATATTTCCTGCCGACAAATTACCTGTTACGTTAGCAGTGCCATTGATATTTGCACCAGTACCGGTTACGACTACAACGTTAGCATTTCCGGCGGAACTGATTCTCACATTGCTGTTAGCGTCAACTGTTACGTTTGAGTTACCGTTGACAATGAAACTACCTGCACTAACTGCGATGTTAGTCAATAGACCACCGTCACCCTGGAAGAAGTTTGCAACTGCAAGATTGCCTAAGTTTGCATTTCCTGATGATAGATTTCCAGAAACAGTCAATGAAGACAGTGTACCAACACTCGTAATGTTTGGTTGCGCTGCTGTAGTTACTGTACCTGCGGTAGTAGCTGCACCAGCAGTAGCAGCATTCAAGTTAGCAACTTGTGTAGTACTTGTTACTACTAGCGGAGCTGTACCAGTGGCAACATTTGATATTAGTTGAGGCGCAGTAACGTTAGCAGTTGCAAGAACTCGTGCTGTGCCCAAATTACCAACGTTAGCATTACCTGTTGCATTGAGTGTTCCTGCAATATTTGCACCGGTCCCGGTTACGACTACAATGTTAGCATTACCGGCGGCGCTGATATTGACATTGCCATTTGCAGCAGGAATATTAACATTGCTGTTTCCGTTTGCCAAAGCACCTATGAAATTACCCGACGTAGTGTTTCCACTCACACTTAAACTGGTCAATGTGCCAACACTAGTAATGTTGGGCTGAGCGGCAGTTGTTACTGTACCTGCTGTGGTAGCACTCGTTGCTGTTGTAGCTGAGTTGGCAGTACCATAGAAATTACCAATGAAGAAATTAGCATTTACAGCATTTCCTAAGTTAGCATTTCCTGATGAGATATTTCCACTAACAGACAGCGAAGTGAGAGTACCGACACTCGTAATATTAGGTTGAGAAGAAGTTGTTAACGTCCCACCTAACAATAGAGCACCGATTGTACCTGAGTTAGCATACATATTGCCAGCAGTTACATTACCCGTTACCGCAAGAGAAGTTAAAGTACCAACGCTTGTGATATTAGGTTGCGCTGCTGTTGTTACTGTGCCTGCTGTAGTTGCAGTAGTTGCACTAGGCACAGTGCCAGTCACGTTGGCGCCAGCTAGATTAGTAAGTCCTGCGCCATTACCAGTAAAGATTCCGGTATTTGCAGTGAATGCGACTGCGGTTACAGTTCCGTTTACACCAAGTGATGTTAGCGTGCCAACACTAGTGATGTTAGGCTGTGATGCAGTTGTCACAGTACCAGCAGTGCCCGCGGTAGCAGCATTCAAGTTTGCAACTTGAGTAGTTGATGTAACTACTAGTGGTGCAGTACCAGTTGCAATATTACTGATTAACTGCGTGCCTGAGATGTTTCCAGTAGCAATAACTCTGCCTGTACCTAAATTAGCAACATTAGCATTACCGGTTGCGTTTAACGTACCTGCTACGTTGACACCTGTACCAGTCATTACTACGACATTAGCATTTCCTGCAATGTCAAAATTGATGTTTCCGTTAGCAGCAGGAATAGCAATGTCTGAGTTGCCATTAGCAAGATTACCTACAAAATTAGCAGCGGTGACATTACCCGTAACTGATAGACTTGTCAACGTGCCTACTGAGGTAATGTTTGGTTGTGCAGCGGTTGTTACGGTGCCGGCAGTAGTTGCACTTGTTGCTGCACCAGACAGAGCACCAACAAATGTAGTTGCAGTAATAGAGGCGTTACCTAAGTTCGCACTAATACCTGTGTTGATTACTGCACTTGAGTTTCCATTCGCACTTGAGGTAGTGAATGTCGGATATACTGTTGTTGCAGTTGAGGTGTTCTGTAGAAGTGCGCTTGCATTTGTTGCTGCGCCTGCTGTGGCAGCATTCAAGTTTGCAACTTGTGTGGTTGAGTTGACAACAAGAGGAGCAGTACCAGTTGCAACGTTTGAGATTAATTGGGGAGCAGTGACATTGGCAGTAGCTAATACTTGTGCAGTTCCCAAATTACCAACGTTAGCGTTACTTGTTACGCTTAATGCACCGGTGGTAGTTAAGTTGCCACCTGTGATATTTCCAGTTACGTTAGCGGTGCCTGTTGCAACAATTGATGTAGTTCCCAAATTACCAACGTTAGCGTTACCTGTAGCATTTAATGTACCAGTAATGTTAGCTCCGGTTGCAGTAACGTTCATAGTAGCGTTACTTCCGATTACTATGTTGAGGTTTCCGCCGGAGACAGGGATGTTGGCATAGCTAGTGCCATTCAATATTCTTGTATTTGCAACTGCACTTACGTTGGTAAGATTACTTCCATCGCCGTACAAGAAATTAGCATTTACTATATTAGCATTGATGTTGCCGGCAACATTAGCAGTTGCAGCGGTAATTAGTGCAGTAGCATTAATATTTCCTGCATTGACATTTGCTGTAATGTTAGCATTGGCAGTAACATTCAAGTTACCAGTTACGTTTGCATTTGCACCTACTAGTATATTGTTGGTAATATTAGCATTGTTGGCATTAACATTAGCAGTAGTAGCTATGTTTCCTGTAAAGCTAGCGGTATTACCGTTGATTTGTAGATTAACATTGACGGTATTAGCGGTAAGAGTGTTTCCTATAGTGATATTTGAAACACCGGTGACATTTGCCGGCAAGTTAATAAAGAACGGAACTGAGCCGTTAGTAATAAAGGCTAGTGGGCCGGGACTAGCGGGTGAGCCAGTAGAAAGATCAAGAGTAGAACTTTCAATTCTGACTTGAGCGATGTTAGCACTTACAACAACATTTCCAGTAGGCGAGTTAACGGTGATACCTGCACCTGCGGTTCTATTAACCGAGATAACTGCCTGATCTTGAAGACCTGAAAATAATTCGGTAAAATTCTGTTGAACTTTGTCAAATGCTGTTCTGATTGCATCTGCATTTGGATCGTCAGGAAAACTACCAAAGTCAATATTGCGTTGTGCCATGTTAATTATCACCCATTATATTGTATTTATCGTTTTGGATTCATTTACGATTGGCAAAAAAAATAGCCGGGAACTAGCCCGGCTATCTTTAGATTTTTATAGACTTACTTGACTCCGGCAAGCTTTACCCAGTCATCAACTGAGTCGCTTACTGAACCCTGATGGTCATGCATTCTTTCAGTCTGACCAGCAATAACAGGAACAGTCGTCTGACCAGTTGACTTAGGCTTGTTGAGTCCACCTGCAATAACCTTGGTCATGAATTCAATGTCTGCTTCAAATGATGCATCAGTACCCTTCTTACCTGCATTGTTAGCCCACTCAGTAAGTTCTTCTTCTTTCAACTCGTCAGAAGTATCGTACCATGCTTTACCATAATCCGGGCCATCTTCTTCGTCGTCAAAATCCTTGTCATCTTTCTTGTCATGTTCAGGATGCTTTGGCTTATCGCCTGAACCTTCTGACAATTGATCAAGACGATCTAACAAATCAAAGAACGATTCGTTTACGCTCTTAAGAGCAAGAGCCTTATCTTCTTCAGCTTCAGCTTCTTCGTCGGCAGTAGTTTCTGCTGCACCTGAATCGGGTGCGTTATCTTCTGCAACTTTGAATTCCATTTGATCTTCTGATTCTACTTCATCGACCATTTCTTTTGAACCGCAACTGTGTCCAGCTTCCATCATTCCGCCGCATTCCATGCAAGCTCCTTCGTTAGCTTCTTCTTTGTCACAATCACAATTGCCTTCTTCGCAGTCGCAACCACCTTCTTCATCAGCGTAGTCTTCTGCACCCGATGCTTCAACACCGCTTAATTTCTTCATTAGACCAAGCATATCATCTGAGCCATCAACTACATCAATATCTACGCCGCCTGCGCCAACTTCATCCGGAGCTCCATGTGCTGGCTGAATTGACATTGCACTTGATGGTTCATGTGCAGCTTCATCGCCGAACAAACCAAGACCAGCGTGCTTTACAAGTTGTAGTAGTTGGTCTGCTTCTGCATCTTGTGCAGTGATAGTTACTGAGTCAGGAGCATTCTGCTGACCCTTAGAAACTGATACTGAAAGACCTTCTGACAAATCTTCGCTTTCGTTAAGAAGTGCATTAAGCTGCTTGTCAAGTGATTCAAATGCATACTCGTCAATCTTTGCATCATGTGATGTACGATCAGTGTATGTCTTACCACCTACGGTGAACTTGCCTCCCTTTGGAGTCTTTGCAAGTGCTGCGGTGAAAGCGTTGCCTTCATCCATTTCGTCTTCTTTATAGAAGCCGCCACCGCGTTGAAGATCCATATCTGAATGTGACATTGCAGTAGCCGGGTCTTTCTTATGATAGTCATAAGCACCCTTTGCCATAGCGCCCGCGCCGGCAAGAGCGGCAGCGCCGCCAAGCGCAAGAGCAGCCTTACCCAGTCTGCCTTCTTCCATTTCATCTTCCATTGCAGGCATTGCAGGCATTGCAGCACTTGCCATTCCAGGAACAGTTGCTGGCATAGCAGTTTCATAAACGCCCTGACCATAGCATTCGTCAAGACCTTCTTTGTAGCCCTCGTGATATGCCTTCATTTCTTCTAGGTCTTCGTATCTCTTGCCAGAGTGTGCATGACCTCTTAGACCGTGTGATTTGCCCTCTAAGCGGGCTGCACTAATTCTGTGATTCATAGATTCATCTACCTTTTTCTTTTTCTTGTCGGCTGCCGCCTTCTTCATTGATTCTTTCTTGTTGCCATCTTTGTCAAGGTCTAAGAAGTCTGGCTTCTTACCTTCTAAAGTTGTTTGACTACGACCAGCACCTAGATTGGCACCTTGGGTATCAATGCCGTTAGTAGGAGCTATATCGCCTTCTTTTACTTTCTTGGGAAGCTTGCTTACCTTTTGTCCGTGACTTTTCTTGATAAACTCTTTTGCAACCTTCTGACTTACACCAGTCTTCTTAGCAACATCTTTGTCATCAGCAGCAGCATACATTAATTTTGCTTGTTGCTGACTTGCAAACTTTTCGTCAAGCTGTTCTTCTTGAACCTTACCCCAATCACTCTTAGCACGAATAGCAAACGCAAGTTCTCTCATCTTACCGAACTCTGGCGAACCCTTCTTGTGTGGGCCACTTGCCTTTAGTTTGTTATAAGCTTTAGTAAGTTCTGCCTTGTCTTTTCCAGCATACTTACCCTTCTCACTTGGAGCTACTTTAGTTTCAGCATCCCACTTTTCTTTCATTTGCATTTGACCAGCTGGTTGCTGACCAGTTGCACCTGCAGGTGCCGGCTGACCTGTTTGACCAGCAGTTGGAACAACGATTTGCAATTTCTTCTGCTGAGCAAGATCACCTACTGCTTTGCTTAAAGCTTGTGCAGCAGGACTTGTATCGGTTACATTGATAAATCCTGCGCCAGTTTGTTGGGTGCCGCCTTCTTTTCCTACTACAGGAACAGGCTGTTTTGTTGCCATTGTCTCAAAAATGTCTTTAAGACGAGTTGGCTTAGTTTCAGCGTTTATGGGTGGCTTAGTTGAATCTTCACTCAACATTTTTTTCTTAGTAACCTTAGGAGCAGTAGCTTCTAATTCAGTTAATTTACCTAGAATGTCTTTCATTATCTGCCTCCCATTGCGCCTGTGCGAGGCTTTTCTGGTCTCGTGATCTTAGTCATTGGACTTTCTTTGCCCATTGTTGCCATTAGTGTTTCTGGCTTGAAAGGATCAAATGCATCAGGAGTCTTCTTGCCCTCATAAGGAATGTCAATCTTGTCATCCTTAGTTTGTTCTTTGATGCTGTCAAGATAGCTGTTACCATATGCTTTTGCAGCTTCTTTAGCACCGGGCTGTTCTTCAAGTTCTTCATGAGTTAGAACAGGGCTGTGATCCATTTGATTTTCATAGCCTTCCATTTCGGAAGTGACGCTCTCATCATAGCCGGTTTTTACAAGACGAACCATGTTTACATTGTAGCCAAGCAATTGAGCAATCTGTTGGATCATAGGTTCTGTAGCAGGATATCTGAATTTTGCTCTGATTAAAGTTACTGGCTCGTTTGACACATCATTGAATCCATATGGACTCTTTTGAATAGGGGTAGTCTTTGGTTCTGACATTTCAATTGGGTCAAACTTTTTAAGATTATACTTGAACATGTCAAGCCAGTTCTTATCAACCTGTCCCGCAATTTTGACAGTATAATCGTAAGTGTGAACACTTTCCATGATATATTGTTTTAAGCTACGCATATGGATCCTTGCAATATTATATTATGTATTTATCACTGTTCATTATTTTTGTTGGCGAGCATCTTAAGCAACTCGTTTCTATCAAATGCTTGCCCTTCGCCTAATGGAGTATTTTCTACTTCTTCATTTTTTGCTGCATTCTTAGCGTCAAGCTGTGCTTTCTTCATCTGTAAATCAAGCATTTTAAGCTTTTTGTTGATCTTGGCTGTCTTAGCAGTGATAGCGTGACCAAGCATACTACTTGCACTGTTAAAGATTTCTGAACTAAAACGTGATTCAACCTGCATACCCAAGTCCATAAGGTCTTTGTAACTTGCAGTGGCCATTGCGGCTAGATCATCCATTTCATTGTCAGCAGCTTCTAATCCTTTAACTTGAGGCAATGCTGCCTCAATCTTATCTAACGTGCTTAGTGCATTTTCTGTCACTTCTTCAGTGACTTCAGGTAGAGGAATAGTGAGGTCATTGTCCCCAGATGATAGTTCAAATAATTCTTCAAGCTTTTTGGTCATAAAGTATTTATTTACTTAGAGCCATTCCTGAATATATCATCTTCGGTGATGACTCTAAAAGTTAATCCCTGCTGTTTACAATATGCAGCGGCTGCGCTCCATTTAGCATGATTGATCGCAACGATTGCTCTATCTTTCGCACTAGCAACTTTACTTTCAATTACGCTCTGCTTTTTGGGCTTAATCTCAACTACCTCAGCCACTTTCTTGCCAAACTTGTTTTCATATACTACAAAAAAGTCCGGAACATAGATAGTGGGTTTACCGGTTAATGGATGCTTGTATGGGATACGCATAGCTTCGCTTGCCCAGTATATAATGTTTTTGTTGGTATCACAAAAAGTCATGAACGTGAGTTCCCAACCAGAACGATATTTAGGCTTGTGTTTGCCTATGTACTTTTCTGGGTTTTTAGGTGTGTATATACCTTGCGCCCAATTACCCATGTTATTGTACTACGTTGCGCTGTACTGCTTCGTTCGGCTTAGGAATAATGCCCACTCCATATAGTGAAGCTTTGGGCCTAAATGTATTCAAGTAATAGCATATTACTTGATTAGTTTGCAGTTTAGTAGTCGTACCCTTGATAGTGGCTAATAGGTCCAGTACATTGAAGTTTCCTTCTTGTGCTATTCTAAACAAGAGTGATGCAAAGTTTCTAGCGATACCCTGATTCTTTGATGTTCCTAAAAAATAGGAATAGACTACATCCCAGTCTGCTGCGTTTACACGTAGCTTAGTGGTGTAGAAATTGTCAAAAAGTCTGACAGTTTGATCTAGATTTGTTACTGAGTATATAGCCATAGTAGTATTTATGTGTTTGTTATAGGTCCGGTACCAAAGATAGGTTCAGTGGGGAAACCTGCTACGTCACTAAAGTCTTCTCCGTTATATTGTTCGCCCGCTAACGGTTCATTAGTGATTGGCGCCGGGCTTCTTTTTGCACCAATTGTGGGGAAGCCGGCTAGTCCTACCACACCAGGTGTTTGATTTGCGCCTGGAACTGAAAAAGGTGCATTTCTGTTCTTAGGAGTATTAGTAAGTGATGTTAGGAACGAATTGGTTAATTCTATCGCAGCAGTTTCTTTTAAGTTTGGATTTTTAAGCCCATTGTATACTGCATTTGCATTTAAAACGGCGCCGGCAGCATTTCCATCCTTCAATGATTGGATAAACCCACCTGCTGCATCTATCAACCCACCCTGTCCCAGTACAGTACCATTTGCGCCCGGGGACATGATCGGACTTGGTGTTCTATCGTAATTTTGTTCGCTACCAAATCCAGTAACAATACTTGCAGGATCTCTGCCGTCTAAGCTTCCATAATTATATACAACGGTTTCGTAGTCTATGGTCATCTTGTTTTCCATAACTCCATTACCAGTATCATAATTATATGTGTCGTGTGAGAAGTTAGTAATTACTGGATTTACCAAGGTGTATGCTGTGAAATTGTGTTGATGAAGACCAAACACTGTTATGTTTCTAAAGAACGGAACCTTAACTCCGCTGTCAGCAAAATTAGCATTGTTACCACCACTGAATCCCCAATCGTAGTTTTTATTTTCAGCTTTTTCGTAAATGTCTCTATAATTATAGTTTTCTATAGATTCAGTAATCTCACCGTCGAAGAACTGAGTTCTTTCTATAGGAGAGCCTCTTTCGGCTGGCAAAACTGCGCCGGGCTTTGAACCATCATTATAGTAGTAGCGATAATACGCTTCCCACATCTTTGTAACATTATTTCCGTTGTCATCGTGAAATGTGATATCAATTGGCTCATATCTGATTTTTGTTTGAACAATACGTTTTCTATTGTATTGATTCATTTGTGCTGTCTGCAATGAATATGACGGGAGGCGCACTTCTTTTACTAATATTCCGAAATTAGTTGCCTGCGGATATGCTTCTGGATTAATATCAAAATAAGTATGAAATAAAAATTTAAACTTAGGCGAATTCTCATAAGAATTCGGTCTAAAAGTTTTTGAAGCGTGCGTGTAATCTCTAAGGTATTCGCTGCCGAAGAATTCTCCGGCAGCGGACCTAAGTAAACTTTCGCCCCAGTTACCTAGTGACATAAAGTGTCCTAACTATTAAGTAGTGCCACCGATACCTGTTGCGATACCAGTAGAACCGTTGAATGCACGACCAACTAGCTGACCTACTCCGCTTGTTAGAGGTGCTTGAATTGCATTATCATAACGAATTTGTAATGCGATTGATACTGCTTCACTAGTTGCATAGTTTAGATTCTGATAGTTTGCCTGCTGAACGAAGCAACCATATAGTTCCCAAGTTTCAAGCACAGTAGGAGCAAGAGCGCCGTTACCACCGTCTAGAATCTCAATATTGGTTTGGAACTTATAGTCTTGACCAGTAGCAGCAGATGCTTGCTCAACGAAATCCATCTGCTTCTGCAATTGCTGACCAATTGCTTTTGAAACTGACCCGGAAGCATCATCACGGATGTTTACTGTTAGTGGGTTCCACGTGTGCTTACCTGCAAGATACATTCTTGAGTTGTAAACGTTTAGCGTTACTTCATCAAACTGTACCTGTGGTCTTGAGCAGTCCATAACCTGCTTAGTAAGCTGTAGTCCACCGTTAGCATCAACCCCAAAGTTCAAGAAGTTGACTCTAAAGCGGAACTGTAGTTTAGGCATCAACAGACCTTGGTTGCCGCCTGCGTTATCAGATGCTACGGTCATGTTGAACAATGATTGTGAGGCTGTTGCCATTTGTATTCTCCTGTTATAAGTATTTATCTTTTGTTAGTGGGGGCTAGGAAGCCCCCACTGCATTATTAGCCTGAAATCTCACCAGTGTTGAATACACGAACCGGAATGTAGATGAATTCAATTGCCTTAACAGGCTCAATTGCTACGTCTACCCAAAGCTCGTTTCTGTCAATACGGGCTGGTGTGTTGTTTGACTCGTCGCAGACTACGAGATAGTCATAAATACCTCTCTTAGCTACAAGGTCAACCATCAATGTCTCAATGACACCTGAGATTTCTTGTCTTGTCAATGCATCATTTGGTTCGAAGACGAACGGTCTTGCTGCAATTGTCAATTGGCGACGAATATAAGCGATAAGTCTTGCAACGTTAATTCTGTCAAGTGCTGACTGTGAATTGAAGCTTGACTTGTTACCATAGTTCAATAGTCCGTTTCCAGTGAAGAAGACAAGTGGGTTAATCTGATTCGTGTACAATACGTCACGAATTCCGATTCTTGTCTTAATGACTTGGAATTCACCGGTTGCTGCGTCAATGTATCCGATGCTTGTAGCATTGTCAATGACACCGCGGCGAGTACCAGCTGGTGCGAACCAAGGATACGCAATATTGTCGTTACGTAGCATAGTTCTGATCATCATGTGTGATGGGGGAACTGCTACAAGATTACCTGACAAGTCTGGGGCGATTCCTGATGGATAGAATAGACCCATATAAGTGTCACGAGTTACAAGACCATCTTCACCGGTTGAAGTTGCACCAGCGGCATTAGTTGCCCAAGCCTGAATGTCAGTAGCACTATCTGCTAGTCTCATTGGTGTATCACCAATGATGAATCCAGTCTGTCCTCTATCGTTGTTGAGTACAACCATGTTAGGCTGTAGTTCAGGATAGTTAGGAGTTGCGAGCATGTTGAATGCGTTATCTTCGTCACGAATTGCAGTATTGGTGTCGATAGCTGCACGCATTGCCTGAACAACCATCGCTCTCTGAGCCTTGCGACCCATATAAGGTGCACCATTTGACTGTAGCCCGCTTACTGATACCCATGCATCCTTTTCAGTTGGAAGCACTTCATCTGGGAATCTGTCAGCATTAAAGTAATTAGTGCGATACTGCTTAACATTGTAGCCAGAACGACGAGTATTAAACAATAGCATACCTACTGGATATAGATTAGCATTAGGTGCATCAACATCTAGGTAATTGCTTGTTAGTAAGCTTACGATTGATGGAATAGGATCATTTGCAGGATTTGTTGTGCCGTTAGTTGCCCAACGTGCATCTGCAAAGACGATACCTGATGAACTAGTTTGGTCGCTATTATCAATGCGAACCCACTTGTCAGTGCCGTCTACTGATTGCCAACGATTGATGATTGGATAGTTTTCAAGATCACTTACGTCAATCCAAATATCACCGTATACAAGAGCAGTACCGTCTGACTGTAGTGTTGGCTCACTTGCACTTACGAGTGGACCGTTAGGATCAGTTGCATTGACACCTGATGGTAGTGGGAAACCATTGCTATCGTAATCAGCATTGCGATATCCTCTCCAACCTGCAGTTGTTTTAACCATGATATCAACTTCATCTACTACTGAGTAGAACCAGTTGGTTAAATTATCAGGTGATGAAACTGGTGCACCTTCATTAGCAGTCATGTCAAACTCTACCCAGTTTGAAAGCTGAGTCTGATACATAGGAGCAGCAGTCCCACTTACTACAGTAACTCCGGTCACTACGCCGGTGTTTACAGAAACTACTTTAACTACCAAATCGTTAGCAGGAGTAGCCCCTCCCAACTGAGTACCGCTGATTGTTACTGTATCTCCGACTACGTAGCCTGAACCACCATTCGGGAAAGTATTTGGGTTAACATAGTATTTTTGATACCCTACCTGTACATTCAATGACAAACTGCTACCCACACCGCTAGTTGAAGTTTGGGTTGGCTGGAAGCTAGTAGTAAAGCTAGGACCTTCTTTGACACCGACTGTTGATCCGATTACAAATCCTGCATCTTCAATCAAACCTGAACTTACACCAGTAGAATCATCAAAATCACTTAAAATAATTACACCGCCAGTAGTGTGAGTTAGCTGGATAGCATCCGCATCTGTTAGAGTCGCTGTGGTGTAAGGAATAGCAGAAGCGTTCCATGCATTGACAAAATCTGTTGCGTCGGTATTATCTCCCAAAGCCATGGTGTAGACTCCGTAGCTGGCGCTTCCGGGAATAGAAACTAAAACTCTTAAAGTGTACGAGCCATTAGTGAATGATGGGTTAGATACACTACCGGTGATAATAGTAGGTCCGGTTGCAATTCTTTCCCAGTAATATAGGGGAGGATCGTTATCAATAGCAACAGGATCAAGATTGTATGCATATTGTGTATAAACTGTTCCGGCTGGAATGTTTTGACCGCCGGTTGAGTCTAATGCACTAATTGCAGCTACGTCAGAGGTAGCATATGATACTGTCTTAGGAACCCAGTTAAGTGTTACCGCATCCCATTCTGAAACAACAGTGTTTAAACCTGATCCTGCTGAACCAACCTTAATCCATACTGAACCGGTTGGTCTAGGATATGTCTGTCCAGTTTGCCATAATGGCTGGAATGCAGAAGTACCATATGAGAAACCGGGCTGTGAATACACACCTGAGGAAATTCCCAAATCAGCTAAAATAGTGCCGGTTCCTGAAATTCCTAATCTATAAGGTACGTTATTACTTAGTGTTGAAGCATTTTGTGTAGAGAACAGTTGAAGCTTTCCACCAACAACCGCGGCTGAAAGATAATCATAGTTCAATGCATTGATCTGAGATACCAAATTAGCTACAGTATTATCTGGGCCTGCAGGAACAGTGATGGTTGGTCCTACTGCATTGTTAATAAGGATAGTTAACGTATTACCGGCTGTCAATGTAGAAGGAGCGTTAGTTCCTTGTACAGTTGGCCATGAAGCTAACCATGCTTGAGATCCGATTGATACCCAATTGTTTGCAGTGTTCTTGTAGAAGAATTGAACTGCACTTGCAGCAGTTGGGAAATCGTAAGTTGGAATTGCATTAACTGCATAGTCACCGGGGATACCCAAGCTCTGAACTGGATAACCGCCACTTAAGAACGTTGGATCAGTAATTACAATAGGAGTCTTCAAGTTAAACTGACCAGTTACTGAGTCAAACTCATTGATTCCCCAAGTTGAAGTTGTTGTATCAAGCCAGTAAGCTCCGGCTGCTGGATTTCCAGTTGGTCTTGATGTTTGACCAACTAGACTTGCAAGATCAATGTCGGCTCTCAAGCAGAATACTCTGTTGGTGATTCCCAATGCAGAATATGCAGCTAGCAAACCATACTCGTTCAATTCATATCCCTGAATTGGAGTACCATTTGATGTAGAATAGAAGAACGGGTTACCGTATAGAGTAACAAGGTCACGCTGACTGGTTACTTGGAATAGCTTGCCTGCATTAGCGGCAGTTGTACCCTGAGCAATACCTGTACCAGTTGGGTTAGCTTTATTCTCTGCGGTTGCTAGAAGAATAAAGGGAATAGAGTTTGTCGGTGCTGGAAGGTATTGAGATTCGTCAATTACTGTAACTTCTACACCTGGAGATGCTAGTGCCATATTATTTTTCCTTTTGTATGATTATGAGGTTTACCACCTACCTTGATATATACATATCAAGATTCTAATGAGTATTTAGTTTATAAATCAAAAAACTTGGTTTAACCGAACCTTTAAAGGTATAAATGCATAAATAATATTATGCTTAAGCGACCTATCTGTAGTAGTTGTAATAAGAATTACAGAGCAATCAATTATATCCGTAACGGAAAAACTTACTATCGCAGCATATGTGATAGCTGTGGTAAGAAGAAGGCTAAGAAAAAGCCACTAAGACCAAACTGGGAGAAGGCTGGATATAAAAAAAAGCCGCACTGTGATTTGTGCGGCTTCAAGAGTTTGTATCCTAGTCAAATGACCGTCTTTCATATTGACGGCGATCTTAACAATGTTGCTTTCAATAATCTGAGGACTATCTGCCTTAACTGCGTTGAAGTAGTCAAGAAGAAAGAAGTCACTTGGAAGAGGGGCGACTTAACGGTTGATTATTGATTCTATCTGCTTATGTAGATGGTCAATCGTATCGTTGTTGTCTAAGTCATAATCATATGCTATACCCACGCTGCTATACTCACTGGCGTGTACTCCATACTCATTTTCCAAAACAGCTTTAAGATTGTCCTTAACTATACTATTTGGTGTATGGTTAAACAATGCGGCTGTAGACAACCATTCAGGTTCTTCGCCGCGATGAGTTCGCATAGTGATACCACCTGCATTCTTAATGGCGACTAACTCGTTGGCAAAACGACAATCAGTAATAACGATATCGTCCTTGATATTTCGTAGTCTATTCTCTACGCTAGCAACCCAAATGTCATTGTGAAAGCTTTTACGAGCAACATCTGTTCCCCATTGCTGTAGTACCCAGCGGGGAGTAAGATGAGGGATATTAAGACGCTCTGCCCACCAAACGTCAACTTCCTCTCGCCATTCTCGGCTTGCTTTAGTTGAACCCTCAAGAAGTTCTCGGTCCCAATTGAAAATGACTGCAACCGCATCCTTCAATGCGCCCGCAAAACTCATTCTCTTGAAACCATGAAAAGTGCAAAGATAGTCTGCGGCAGTGTCCTTGCCCGACCCGATTAGTCCTGTAATTCCTATAATCATTCTTATACTATAACATAAGAATATTAGATTGTCAAGCCTTATCCTTGAATCCAAGTTAGTGGTTGTGAATAATCCTGATACTTACGTAGATCGTCAATCAATCTTTCTTGCTCGGCTTTAGATTCAGCCTTCATAGCAGAACCATTCAAACTTGTGCCGCCGCCTGGGCCTGCAATAGTTCCAAACTTTTCACGAGCTTCACCGATGATGCCCTTCAGAACAGCAAGAGTATAATCACCAATCCAAACACCTGCACCAGGATCCTGAATAAGTTCAATTTCAGGACGCTGGATATCAGCCCAGATAAGAATGCGTTCACCTGAACCCTTGAAGTCACGAACCACTTTCAGTAGTTTGGTTACTGGGTTAAACGTGTAAGTTACATAACCACCAAACATACGTGCTGCAAGTTCAACATAACCGGCATAGAAGTCGTATGTAGCCATACCGCCTGTATAGTTATAGTTCAACAGGTAAGTGTTCAGAATGGCACTAGAGAACGGATCAAACGCAGTAGAGCTAGGTCCAGTTTCAAGACCTACTGTTCTACGGAATAATGCACGAACGTTGATAAACTCTTCTGGCAGTGTGTACTCATACACGTTCTTCTCAACACGCATAAGGGTATAACTTTCAATCGTTGCGTTCTGCGCTCTTTGACGATAAAGCTTTACTGCATAGTTGTATGCAGCTTCGTAATGGTCTGGATCAAGTTCAAGATCAATGATATCGCCGCCCAAACGTAAACGAAGGTTCTCAAAGAGACCTTCCTTAAGCTGTGTTAGGTCGTAGTTAGTTGGTGTTGCTAGTGGGTCTGCTGCCATAATCGTTTCCTGTTAAAGTTATTTATCAGGAAACGTCATGACCTTTATTCTCTTTTAGGGTTACTAAAGCTTAAAAGCTTCCTTCTCCTTAGTCTGCACACAGTTGACCACATCCTGAACAGTGTATAGATTTTCCGCTTCATCGTCGGTAATGGAAATATTGAACGTTTCTTCAAGCGTCATTACTAATTCAATAACGTCAAGATCGTCGCCGCCCAAATCATCTACTAGGTGGTCCTGATCGCTGACTAGATCAACCCCGAAGTGTTCAGCAACAACTTTTGAAATTACAGGGCAACTCATTATAGATCGCCCTCTTTGCGGTTTTCGCTGTAGTGAGCATCAAACTTACCACCCGGATAGCGTGACTGTAGCTTGTCTACGTTTTCAGCAAGCACTTCATTAGGGTCAAGTCCGAGTGCGTTACAAGCATTAGCCCAGTACCAAGCAATGTCGCCCAGTTCACGCTTCATATGGAAGATGTTGTCCTCATTGAGAGGTTTGCCCTGGAAGAGGATCTTCTTAACGATTTCTTCAAACTCGCCACCTTCACTGCCGAGTCCAGTGCTTGCTGTCATTAGTAACGCAATATTGACGTTACTAGAAGCATCAAGCTCCTTAAGGCGTTCAATGAGGGCAGCTAGGTCCTTACTCTGATCACTGCATACAGTGAGGACGAAGTCTGCGTACTTGTTTAGATCAATTTGGGTTGTCATATATTTTCCTTTTAGAATGCCTTAAGAATGATCATATCAGCGTTGAAGCGACCATTAGGTACAGCCTCAACAGCCTTGATCTCCTTGAAATACTTACGAGCAGCAGGCTTACTACCCATCAGTGCCTTAATCTGTTCAACGGGCTTGCGAAGCGTCTTAACACCCGATTCCTTCTTGTCAAAGCCAATCACAGTGTTACCCTTAACCATCAGGCACTTGCTATAATCGTCTGCGACATAGTGATGCATCTTGCGCTTCTTAGTGTCATAGACCCAAGCTTCGGTGCTCTCATGAAGCTTAACGGGGCTTAGACCAGTCAATTCAAGCTTGAGTGCATCATCCTTGAACGACTTGCAGTGCTTAAGCTTAGCAACGACACGCTCGACCGGAACAGCCTTCTTAGCACGGGGCTTCTTCACAGTCTTCTTGAGTGCGATGTATCCATTCAGTTCTGCAACGATTTCTTCAATCAGCTTGATAGCATAGCGCATTTGCAGCTTGCCAATGTTAGAGTATGCTTCGTTAAGCTGTTCATCTTTGCCTGCCTGGGCTTCACGAAATTCATCAAGAAGATGGCCCCAACGCTTAATCGCAGCAGCGATATGCTGGGGAAGAACGTTGCGCTTTTCAAGAGCAGACATTGCACGACGGTTGAGATTGAAGTCCTTAGGATACTTAGCGTCAATGAATTCGTCCCAAATCAGTTCAATGTCGCTAAGGGCCTCGTCAGCCTTTTCACGCATTACTTCCTGAATGTTGACGACCTTTTTGGGCTTTTCTTCGCCGTCAGTTTCTTCCTTCTTAGCCTTGAGTTCTGCACCTTCGGCAGCAAGACCTTCAACCCACTTCACAATGCCAGTCTTGTAGTTGTCAGGGATAATGTCAGGATTGACTTCAAGCAAATGTGCAGTGGTAGCCCAATGACTATGCATATCAACCTTCCAGTCGGGAAGACGATTGATCTTAGTCAAGTAGTCCTTAGGGAAATTCTTCTTGATGTATTCCTTGACCTTAGTACCGCAATCCTTGCGCTCAAGATCATAGTGGACAAAGAACCTTGCCTTTTCCCAATTGTCTGTAGGCACCAAGCTAAAACGGTTAACGCCACGACGAGGGGCACGGACAGTCTTCTTAGAAGCTTTAGCTTTAATGAGGGCGGGGCGACGAGCCATGTTTATCTCCTGAATTTCAGATTACTTATACACTATACAATAGCCATAGGTAATTGTCAACCAAAAAATTACCTAATTTTGATTTCATGTAGTGGTTTGCGCCCGCTAAACATACAGACACCTTTTTCACGAGTTAGGTCTGCTGCATTTTGCGGGTTACTGTCCCACATGGCAAACAAATCTTCATTGGTGATACCGTCTTCACAATCCATGGCGTAGATTTCATAGTGGCGGCCGGGATTGAATCGTGCCCTAAGTTGCATGGACATAAGGATATCGTCAAGTGGATTCTTGCCCGGCTTATCACCCTTGAGAATATTCCAAGTATCAAACTTATCTTGTTCTTCATACTGTGTGATTGGCACGATGGCTTCAATTCCATACTGATTCCACATGAAGAGGTATGCGTTAGTAGTCATAGTTGCTTCCGTCACCGGCAGTTCCATTATCCAAAAATCTTCCGCTGTTCGGAATCATCGCCGTGGGTGAAATCGTAGTCATTCAACAGGCGGAGCTTCTGCCTCTGCAGGTCGTTGATTTCTTCGGCCTGCTTTAAAACCTCACCCATCCGCTCAACGAGACTCTTAAGATCGTGAAGGCTTGCAGGAAGATCAATCTCGGTTGCACCTTCTGCGTGGGTGCGAGTGCGAAGATAACCCTTATACTTGGTTTCCGGTTCAAATAGTCGGTTTACTTCGTCCTTAAAGAAGGGGAGGTAGCGTGTGATATACTCAGCCTTTTCATCAATCATATGATTGAGAACCTTGAACGCAGACGATTCTATGATTTCTTGTTCGGTCATCAATTGTCTCCTTGCTATAATCTTGTTATAGCATTTTGGGTAACCGTTGTCAACCGATTAATGAACTATTTTTCTTGCTGAATTCTTTTGGTTGGAAAAATCGTTGTTCATTACTGACTTTTTACCATGGCAGAGTTTACAAATGGTGTCTACGTTCTCCGGAACATTATTGAAATGGTCTCCGTCAAGATGCTCTAAATCCAATGCATTGAGCATGTCTAGATTTTTCCACGACTTTGATGGTACGGGGCATTTCCAACCCAGCCGGCCATCTGCGTTTTCACAGTATTCTTTTTTGTGAATCGTAATGCCCGCCATCGCCGGGCCAAAAAACCCAGTCGTTCTAGCTTTATAGCAAGTTCCGCATTCTGATTTGATAGACCAATTTTTCCAATCTCTAACCATCACCGGCCGAATGCATCCAGGATTGATACAAGTGGGCAGAGAATAACCTTCGCTAAAGAATTTTTCCTTCATTTGCGGGCCTAGTTTCATATACTAACCTTTCATTTCTGTGGTTGCAATTACGCTTGTATCATTATTGCGAACCCGTGTCAACCGTTTTTTACGATAAATAACTATATGCCAAAGTTATCATTATACCGTCCGAATAAGCAAGACGATTATCGTTTTCTAGACAGAACTATCTCCGAGCAATTGACTGTCGGAGGTACCGATCTGTATATTCACAAGTATTTAGGGCCGCAGACAGGAAACACTTCTACAGACTTCACGCAGCCCAATTATGATGCTTTGGATCCACTAAACATCCAAGACTTGCTGTTCTTAGAGAACCGCGATAGAGTATATGACAAGAACATCTATCGCTTACGCGGTCACTACAATGTTCAGAATCTAGACTTTGACTTAAGCCAATTTGGTTTGTTCCTGAATAATGATATAATCTTTATCACTGTCCACTACAATGATATGATAGACATTGTAGGTAGAAAACTTATGGTCGGTGACGTACTGGAACTACCGCACTTGCTAGACTATAATCCTCTTAATGAGACTATTCCTGTTGCATTGAAGCGATTCTATCAAATCACCGATGCAAACTATGCGAGTGAAGGCTTTACGCAAACTTGGTATCCTCATCTATGGCGTATCAAATGCGAACCTCTTGTCAACAGCCAAGAGTTTAGTGACATTCTTAAAGAACCAATCAATCAAGACAACTATCTTGGCAATTGGGATAAGGATAAAACATATCCGCCGGGCTACACAATTAACTTTGGTGATAAGCTCTATGAATCTATCATTGAGGTCCCGGCGGGTGTCACACCACCTAATCCAACATATTGGAAAGAGATTGAGAACGGCAACCTTGCTGATATTCTGTCAACCTATAACAAGAATATAGCAATCAATAATGCACAGCTTGAAGAAGCCAAGCGAATCGTTCCTAAAGCAGGTTATGATACGAGTAAGCTATATGTAGTACCTACATATGGAAGATACGAGTCTAACAATGTATTGTCAGATAAGACCAACCAGCCTGCCCCGCCTGTTGATGTTATCACTTCAAGCAATACCGGAACTGCAATTCCAGTAGAAGGAACTGTGGTGTTTATGCGTAGTCAAAAATATAAGAATCCTAGTGTTGGTATAAAGATTAAAAAAGAAGTATTAACTAGCATTTGGGATATGACTGCTGACATGGATATAGAGGACAAGCTAGACAAGTTTGTTCAAGCTAGCTTGAATATGGTAGAAGAAGCTCCTGTTCGCACCGAAAGCGGATCCGGATCAGTAGAAACTACTAAGTCATTAGCAGTGCAATCATTAGGAATTATTACTGGTCCATATGGTACTGCTGATAACACTTACTCAACGGCTGACCAAGACCCGACGCAGCCTGGCTTTACAGGTGATATCACTCAGCAGATGGATTATCGTGCAGACTGCGATCCTAGATTCCAATATATCACTAGGTCAAGTCCTAGAACGTTCGGTTATAGTGCAGGATACATGACCGGTGACGGTACTGCACCAAATGGATTCCCCGTCGGAGCTGGAATAAGTTTCCCACAGAATCCACAAGTGGGTGACTATTTCTTACGCATTGACTATATGCCGCAGTTATTATATCGTTGGGACGGTAAATTATGGATTCGTATAAGTGAAAATGTAAGAACTGATACTGGATTTACTGCGGAAGACACTTCATTGTTGTCAGGCTTTATTAACAACCAGGGCGAAATCTATCTAAATAATGCGGGAGAAGTTGTACCCGAAGCACAACCACTGTCGTCTGTGTTGCGGCCTGCTCTTGACCCAATACCCCCGGAAGTATAATAGATGGCACAGTATTTTTACGACAATCAGATAAGAAGGTTCTTAATTCAGTTTGCTAAAATCTTTAGTAACTGGTATGTTACTAAGGGCAAGGATCCAAACGGAAATGATATTCTTGTTCGTGTGCCAATTATGTATGGAGATAGCTCTAGACAAGCATCAACGATTATTGCTAATAACTCGGCAAGCAATTTACCAAGTGCTCCGTTGATTACATATTATATCAGCGGACTAGAGTATAATCAAAAGTGGACGCAAGAGCCTACGTTTGTTGATAAAGTAAATGTTAGACAACGAGCATATAATCCCGAAACTCAGAGTTATGAAACTACGCAAGGTCAAGCATTTACAGTTGAAAGATTGATGCCAGTTCCATATACGTTGCGTATTACTGTTGATTTTTGGACTACAAATTATCAACAGAAGTTAGAAATTATTGAACAGTTGGGAACATTATTCAACCCAGCATTAGAACTTCAAAGTACTGATAACTTTGTTGACTGGACTTCTCTGAGTGCAGTATTCCAAGACGGATTAACTTTTACTAGTAGACAAATCCCACAAGGCACTGGAAATCCAATAGACATACTAACTTGGAAGTTCTACATGCCCATATGGCTAACTACTGCCAGTAAGCTCAAGAAGATGGGAGTCATCCACAAAGTCATTGCTAGTATTTTCAAAGGATCTGCGCTGGACGATATTCAAGATGAAGATTTATTATTGGGTACTAGACAAAAGATTAGTCCATATGGATACAAAGTATTGCTGTTAGGCAATCAATTACAATTATTGCCTCAAGCCACTGCATTTTACCCGCCTAATAGTTCATTAGAGCAACCGGTAAATCCAAATACAGATTTATATTGGACAAGTTTGTTAAACGTCTATGGGGCAATTAAACCCGGTATTAGTCAAATATGGTTACAAAATCCATATATGGAAGATGATATTGTAGGCACAATTGTTCCTAATCCAGTTGATGATAGATTCTTAATCTATAATATTGACCCAGATACTCTACCGCAAAATACGCTTGATCCAATCAATGCTATTATTAATCCCCAGTTGACCGGTCCTAATGCTGGATTGCCGGGGCCGTGGCCAAATGTTAGATATTTAATAGTTGAAGATATTGGGTTTGAGGGCGACGAAACTACTGCGTGGGGCAATTTAGTTGCTCAAGCCAATGATATTATTGAATACAATTCAACTAGCGGAGAGTGGGAAGTAGTGTTTTCCGCAGAAGAAGCCACTACAGTAGAGTTTGTGACTAATCTAACTACAAGCATACAATATAGATATGTACCGCAAGAAGGCATGTGGGTCAAATCGTATGAAGGCTGGTACAATGAAGGCGACTATAGTATTGTAATTTAATATGACAAAACAAGCAGCCGGCGTATTCTTCTACAGTCAATCAACTAACAGCTTTTTATATTTACTACGTACCGACAAGCAGAACCCTACATGGAGCATTCCTGGAGGAGGTATTGAAGTTGATGAGACATTAGCAGATGGTGTCAAACGAGAATGTATGGAAGAAATGGGTTTTATTGATCCTGGAATGAAACTAATTCCTATACAAAAGTTCACAAATGGTAGCTTCACATATCATACGTTCTTCTGTCAGGTAGAAAATGAATTCATTCCTATACTGAATAACGAACACTGCGGGTATGCTTGGGTGCGCTCAGGGCAATATCCAAAGCCATTACACCCCGGATTGTTTTCTACAGTGAATATTGATATTGTAATTGAAAAGTTGAATAGTCTTACTTGATTACATACCAAGCATTTTGGATATAACAGGCCAGCCCAATGCGCCTGCTAAAATGCCTGCACCCATCATCATCCAGCGCCACTTTTCTAGAGCAGTTACTTTCTTTTCAAGTTCACCGTGCTGAGTTTTGTTTTCTTCTTGTAAAGTGGTGAGTGTTTCTTCAAAATGAGTTTTAGCATTTTCAATGGCGGTGTTAATGTTTGCCATATGAGTGTCAATGTGATCGCGGAAGTCCTTCAGGTCAGCTTTTAAATCATCTACTTTTTCGTTTAAATGAGTATACTGAACCTGAAGGACCGCAATTTCGGTCTCAGTCTGCTTAAGTTTTTGAACCGTACTAGTCTGAGCCATCGTTTATTCCTTATGCGTTGCCAATTTGTACAATTGGGTAAGGCTGTGCATTTGCTACGTTTGCAGCAGCGGCAGCATTGAAGGTTGAGAATGCCGGGTTAGCATTCTGCAATACAATGTTACCTGTTGCAACTGGACCTGAGGTTGCAGTGAACAATTCAGCAGTGTGATCGCTCAAGCTCTGAACCTTAACAGTTGCACTGTTAGCATAAGTTGCAGTGATTGTCATTGTGTTTGGAGTCAATGCAGCATTAGCAACGTTAGCAGTGAAGCAAGCACCGGTTAGACCAGTGGTTGTTCCTGTAACGAGATACTTTTGCTTGCCCTTTTGACGAACAATGTAACCTGCTTCCGGGGTTGCATAGATATATGCTGCTCCAGAAAGATTTGCACTTGCATCATTTACGAGAAGTGTAGTATCCTGAAGTGCATATGATTCTGCATCTTCGTTAGACAATCCAACATTTGCTCCGCCTGGTGCCAATGACACGGTGAATGCAGATGCGTTAGGAATTGCCTTAACAAAGTAAGTAGTTCCGGCACTTAAGCCACCGATATCAGCAGTTAGCACGACTGGAAGATTTGCAGTCAATGTCTGTGCGTTTCCTACAGTAGTCAAGAAGTTGCCAGTTGCGGTTGCATTTGAAATTTCAATGTTTGCAAGACCGGTTGCAGTGTCAACATAACCTAGGGTTACTGGTTGACCGTTAGCAGCAACATACTGAATTACTGAACCTGCTGCAACGTTGCCTAAGTCAGTACCTAAGCCACCTACTACGTTGCTTGAATCAGATGCATATAGAGTACCTTCTCCATTCTGACCAATAGCAACATTGCAAAGTACTTGCTTACCGAATAGTGCAGTGTTACCACCAACTACTGAGTAAGTGTTTGCGTTTGTTGCTGGCCATTGTGGACCAAGTGGATTGTTGAAATACATATCAACAGGAGCAACAGTTGTTGAAACTGTGCCTGATGCGGTTGACAAGTCTTTTGGAGTACTGGTTGGGTTAGCATTAAGTGGAGTTTCAGAAACAGTGAATGTGCTGTTGTTGCCAGCGTTCACTACCTTAAGAATCCAGTACAATGTACCAGCTACTAGGCCACCGATGTTAGTTGCAGTTACGAAGGGCATACCTGCAATAATACCAAGATTAGTGAAGTTTGCATTGGTTGTAACTAAATCAGTAGAGTTGGTTGTGTTTGTGATTGTGATGACTGCCTGTGCTTTGGCAATCTTTAGTGGACGACCCATTTGTTTTCTCCTTATAGTTGCGGGTTCTAGCCGCTACGCAGTGGGTTCTGCATAAACGTTCTCACTTGTTGAGAACGTGTAATGTATTTATCTTTATTGCGAAAAATTAAGGAGCCCAGGGTCTACCTTCAAGTAGTCCCAATGGGTGTGGGTTAGGAGTAGAAACGTTTCCTATATACTGTGAGGGCAATTCTGTAATATCGTAAACATTATATGGATTGCCATCTTGTGTTCTGTCTAGTGTTGCCAAATCTAATTTAGCAAGTTGTCTGTCCTGTAATGTAGGGAGTCTGCCTATTAAATTACCAGTGCCTAAAACAGAACCATCTATGATATTATAACTAACAAGAGTGTTGGCATCATCTAACACTTCTTCATTAAAATTGACATTATACCAAGTTGAATCAGTACCGGTCGCAGTGTCAATGGTAGATTTTAATGTGGCAACGGTAATACCATCACTGACTGTATACTCATCAAACTGTCCCGCGTTCAATAAGCTTTGAACGGTGATAGTAATAGTTGCCATTATAGTCTACCTACTGCGACCTCAATTATGCCCTCATGACCATCAAAGTCTTGTAATGCTTTACCAATAACTGTACCGATTGACGGGGACATATTTGATTTTGCGAAGCCACCGCCGGCTGAAACAAGCATATCACCCTTAGTAATCTTTCCGCGAACTTTACATGGTACACGACCCTGTAGCGCAATTGCAGTTAATAATCCTGGACATGTAGAGTTCATTACATAGGCTGGGTTGGTAGATACGACACCGGCTACTCTGTTAGTTTCGTCTTCTGCTAGAGAGACTTCCTTTTCGCCCCCGAACATTAATACGGTACCCGGAGTATAAATGTCATCGGCTTCATAGTATTCTGCAAGGTCAGCGTAGGTAGCTTGCAGTCTGGAACCACTAGTCAGTGTCCAGTTACCTGTAATTGTGCCGGCTGTAGTGTTTGCACCAGCAGTGATGTTCGTTGTAGTTAGCGCGCCGCTTACATTTAATGAGGTGAGTGTACCAACACTCGTGATATTAGGTTGGGCTGCTGTTGTCACAGTACCGGCAGTAGTTGCACTAGTGGCACTTGATACAGTACCCGTTACATTAGCGCCCGCAACCAATCCATTGAAAGTAACATTACTTGCTGTTTGTGTGATGGAGCCAACCGGGGTGCTTGCAGCATTGAAGAACGTCATTAGGTTAGTAACGTCAACTGTTGGCTGCAGGGCCAAACCATATAATGTGCCGCCGCCGGTAAATCTGATACCCACTGCACTACTTGCGCCACCAATTTGAGTATAACCTCCTATTTCAAGTGCATTGCTAGTAGAAGTCATACTAGTTTTACCTGATACAGTAAGACTTGATAGCGTACCGGTTGAGGTAATGTTAGGCTGTGCTGCCGTTGTTACTGTGCCTGCGGTAGTTGCTGAGCTTACTGTACCGGTAACATTTGCGCCGGCAATTGCACTCAAGCCACTACCATTACCAGTGAATACACCAGTATTTGCAGTAATGTTTGCAGCAGTGATATTACCACTAACACCCAATGATGTTAATGTACCAACGCTTGTGATGTTTGGCTGTGCTGCTGTTGTTACTGTACCAGCAGTTGTTGCAGCGCCTGACAGTGAACCAACGAATGTAGTAGAAGTGACACTAGATAGGCCATCAACAGTTGTAACGGTAGAACCTAACGTCAACGCCGTGCTACCTAAAGTTACACTTGCATTCGCTAGTCTTGCTTGAGCAAGAGTTCCTGTTGAAATATTACTTGCATTCAACGCAGATAGACCACTACCATTGCCCGTAAACACACCTGTATTAGCAGTAAATGCAGGGGCAGTTATTGTACCGGCTACGTTTAAAGCCGCACTGACATTGGTGTTAGTAGCGTTTAAGAAAATAGTAGCAGTATTTGATACTGATTGTATTCTAATACCAGTGTTTCCGCTTGCCCAAGGAGCAATAGTTAAGTTTGCATTTCCTATAGCAGACGAGTTGCCAAAAGTAATTAATGTATCGTCTGCTGCGGTCAAGGTATTGTATGATCCGGCACCCGCTCTAGGAATAAGTGCAATATCCTGAGTACCATTTACCGCTCTTATTATCTTAGTAATTGAAGCAGCGGCTGAGGAATCTGTAGACACTACACCAGTAGTACCTGAAACAGCAAGTGTAGTTAACGTACCAACACTAGTAATATTAGGTTGTGCTGCTGTAGTGAGTGTGCCGGCTAATAGTGTTGCTGATAGCGCACCAGTTGCAGCATTAAAAGATAAGTTTGCGTTGGCAGCTAATGCTCTGTTTCCAGTAGAACTACTATTCACAAATACTGGGAAGAAAGTTCCTGTAGTTTGGGCAGTTACTACTCCAAAATCAGACACGTTGGCATATGAAACATTTAAGTTTGCTACACGAGTAGTAGAAGTGACTGTTAGTGGTGCTGTGCCAGTAGCAATGTTTGATATCATCTGAGTTGAAGTTACAATACCTGACGCATTCAAGTTTCCAACGTTAGCATTGCCTACAATGCCTAGTACCTTAGGACTTGCTCCAAAGTTCCAAGTAAAGTCGGCATCGCCATCTAACAAATTACTGTTGTTAAATTGTACTGTAGTGTTTGAACCTGCTGCACCGCTGCCGCCTCCGCCCGATGATACGGATGCAATTGCGCGGCCTCCGGTAGCATATACATTAGCTCCGGTCAACGTAGCCGTAGCTAGCACTTTAATGTTACCTGCTACACCATTTGCTAATAATTCTTCTGATACAGTAATCGTTGTTCCGCTAGGCTTAGCTTTAATGTAGTATGAAACATTATTTTCTAGTCCACTAGTACTCAAATCTCCCAAGAAAAGAACTTCTTGGTTTAGATTGAATACTGCTGAGTTACCTATTGTAACTCTATTAGTTGACGCAGATGTGGAAGTTGCAGTAGTATAAGAATATGTGTTATTAGTAAATGCAATAGAATTTACCGGGGTAGTTAAGCTAGGATCACTGTACAGTGAGAAAGTATTAGACGTTAATACATTAGCATAATAAGTATTACCATTTAGGTCAGTCATTCCTGCTGCATTTGTGATTGTGATTTCTGCGCCGTCAGTAAAGAAGTTGTCCTGCGTGGTAGTGACTACAGCTGGATTAGCAGTAGTAACGTTCTGAATAAAAGCGATAACAGTTGATTTAGGTGTCCAAGACAAATTACCCAAACCATCAGTCTCAAGAACATAACCGATTGCGCCGCCCGTAATCTTCACATTAGATGCATCGCCTAATGTGATCAAGCCGCCGGCATCGCCGCCGCGATTGACCCAATTGTTTCCGTCAAATGTTAAGACTTGCCCATCAGCAACCGTAACGTTACTGATATTTAAATTACCAACCGAACCATTGAGTTGGCTGTAATTAATCTGAGAGTATGAAGTCAATACTTCAATATTTTCGTTGGGGGTGGTTTTACCGATAAAGAGACGCTTAGCGTCACTTGCCCAACCAAACTCTGCTTCGTCTAGTTGAGGTAAGTCAACTAGATTACCGGAACGTTGCTGAATCTTTGAAATTTGGATAATTGCCATAAGTGTATTCTTTACCTACTGAATACACTTATTTATGCTTGGTTAGAGGAACTTGGTGTAGTATTCCTCTACTCGCTTCCACCAACGGTCTGACCAAGTATCAAACTCATTACCTTCTACGATAAACTCTTGATATTGATTGTCGGCACTGCACATAAAGATTACACCCTTGCGAATCTTAGTGCCATAGACTTCATTGTGAGCGTTTGCATATGCTGTTAGCTGCAAGAAATAGTCCTCAATCCATTCACGCTTCTTGGGTTTGTTAGTCTGCTTGTGGTCCATGATAGCTTCGTCGCTACCATGCATGCCAACTAAGTCCGTGGTCCCAGCATAAACTTTAGGAAAATATAGAGATACTTCCGTACCCCAGAACTCGGGGCAGTTGGATAAGCCTTGAGATATGATTGTATGCGCCATCGTATGTGATTGCTTGCTATACGGATTGCTTCCGGGCTCACCAGTTTCTCCTTTAAGAACATAGTTCTCAAGATACTTATGCATTCTGGTGCCTCTTCCGGCTGCTTCGGCTGTAATTTCTTTAGCTTTTTGTTCGCCCACTCTGCGACGCCATTCAATCAATGCTTTCTTTGCTTCTAGTGGTTTGGTTGCGTCAAGAATCGTAGTGACACTTGGAAGTTTCTCGCCGTCAGGGGCGACATACTTACGTCCTTCAGTAGTTGTTTCACGCTTCATTTCAGCGTAGGGGAATTTTGCTGTTAACATTATAATATCCAGTCTCCGCGGCCCAAATTGCGGGCCCATGTTTGTTCTGATTGTGTGTAGAAGTCTTTAATTTTTAGGTATTCAGATGGTTCAACTGTAACGTTATACCTATCAGTTAATTGGTTGTATAGATATTCAGCAATTGATACTTGTGCAACTGCATCATCATGTCCACAAGGCAACTTACCTAAAGTCCCGTTAAAGTCCAAATAGTCCTTGACATGATTATAATCATTCATCGTATAGTCAAACAATTTTGGATGTAATTGATTAAGCTCATTATCAATATCTTGGCCATTGGCAAGCATATCAACTGTAAGATAATTGATGTTATTTGCTTTAAACAGATTGATTATAGATAACCAAATATCTAATTTTTGCTTTGCTAATATAAGAGGATCTGAATTATTTCGCAACAGACTCAATAATTGTGCTTCCCAAAATTGACTAGGGGGTTTACCGATTAAATTGAGAGCAACGTAATCATTACGCTTTCTTAGATATTGCTCTAAGCGAGTGCATGAAGTCATGCCTATAATATAAAATGGATTGCTACCCGTGTCCTTAAAGAAATAATCCACAGATTTGCGATAGATTCTAAAGTTACTAGTTCCACCTAAAGCAATGTTTACAACTGGAACGCCTAACTTTTGTGCGAGTAAAGCAGGCCATCCTTGTGTGGCAGGACTGTCCAATCCCTCACAATAGGTAAAACTACACCCGTTAACCACTAAGTGAGAAATCGTTATTTCTTTTTTCATTATTTTTTATGTTACACGATATGCTATACAAAAGCAACAGTTATGGTTAAGTTTTCATAGCTCTTTTGGCCATTTGAGCAACAGTTTTCTTGTCGTCGCTCTCAGGAGCATCATAGTTGGGGCTGGATTCTTCTTGACCCACAAATACTACTTTATCGCCCTGAATATTCTTAATTACAGTTTTGAGTGGGGGAACTTTGATCATGTTATATAGATCGTTAACATCTAATATAACATCATACTTTTGGAAGTAGTCCAATAATTGATCAACGGTGTAATCGGTACCGATCTCTCCGTCTTCTAAATCTTGCTTTAATTGACTGGTCAAGGCAACGATCTTTGCTACAAGAGCATCACCTTGATCAAGCTCAAACAGAAACATTATCTTTTTGCACGACCTGCTGCCGCAAGAGGTGCTTCTTCTTCATCGTCCATATCAGGAACAGGAGGAAGATCAAGATCGCCTTCAGGAGCATTCAATGCTGCTTCGTCATCAGCACCTAGATCAGCACCCATTTCTGCACCCATATCTGCATCCATTTCAGGTGCACCTGCTGCAAATGCATCGCCTGCACCCTGACCAGTTAATCCACCCAATGCACCCTTAAGTGCAGTCTGTGCTTCTTGAAGTGAAGCATTCAATGTGGTTAGTGCTTGATTAGCTGCTTGGTTGAACGAGTCGCTTTCGTTTGCGCCGATTTCGCTCTGGATTGAGTCAACAAGTGCTGGAAGTTCCTTAACGAGCATGTCATTAACATCTTCGTACATCTTCTGCACAGTGTCAATCATGTCCTGTGCAGCAAGGATAACCTGTGACTTTTCAACTTCTTCGTTCTCAACAACGATACGAGGGGCCTTAGCAACCTTCATATGCTGAGATAGGGCCTGTTCCATAAACACAAGCTTCAAGTAAGCAGGGTTATGCTGAGCCTTGTGGAACTCAGGTGAACGCTTTGATTCGCCGATAAGCTTCTTTACCTTGTTGAGCATAGCAGCGGTCTTTGGCTTGTCTAGGCTTGACACATCAAAGTCCATAGCAAAGTTTTCTTTTAGTGCCTTTACAGGGGCGTTTGCAGTATCTAAATCAGTAAGTTTCATAGGTTAGTCTTCCGTGTTGATATAGTATTTATCACAGGTATTTAAATTTATGTTCTTTCTTGGTATTGAACTTTCTGCCCTGCAATGTCTTTGAATTATTTATGTAAGTATCAATCTCTTTGATCACTGTTCTTCTTTTGAACGAGTCTTCCTGTAGCTTTATTTTGTATAGAAGCTTGGCATCAGAATCATTTGCTGCTTTTAATAGTTTACGATGTACTGCAATATCGGTGTATAAGCTGCAAAGCTTTAGGTCTAATGAGTGAAGCCTACGAGAATCAACATATTTGTTGCTGTCAAGTAAAATACACCAAGCCATAGCATACTTTAATGACGAAAACTCTACTGCCTCTTTTGTTTTGAAATCAGTTACTAAAAAGTATGACTTCTTTGGTTCAATCATGAATCTACCAAATAGTTCATATACCCCATTATTAGAGACTATCAAGATTTTCTTTGCATCTTCAAGCTCTTGATCAAAGAATTTAGCTAGTTTGGATATCTTTAGGTTAATCATAAAGCCTCAAAGTAGATGTTTCTTAACTCATCTGTTATATCAAGAAAAGGAGTGATGCCATTAATCTGATTCGGACAAAGTATCATAGGAACACCCTCACAATCTTTATAAAGTGCACCAAACGTAACTATACCATTTTCAAAAACGCTTGAGTGATGCACTTCAAATTCAAACTTCCAATAATATTGTGTAGTGGTGTCATCTATATTAAACAAAAATCCAAACTTATCTAAGTCTGTTTCTTTAAGTTGAAACTTTGCTGGCGCCTTTGTAATGTCAGGTTGAGAGCGTAATGATATGACTTGTAGTATCGTATCGAAGTTGCATTGTGTATTTCTTTTTAAAATCCAATCTTGCACATCGGCTTCTTGTGGCTTTGACCTATTTAGGACGCCAGTTTGGGTAATATCAAAAAGTGTATAACAACATATACGATGTGACATATATGTATTTAGATAATAAAAAGCCCGGAGACAATAATATCCCCGGGCCTTCGTAGATTAGTTTTACTAACTATTAGTTAGTGAAAGTTGCAGTTGCAGTTACAGCAACGTTTGCTGAAGTCCATGCATTTGACAAAGCGTTGTCAAGTGTAGTGGTTGTCCATGCACCAACTGGATATACAGCAACAGCTAGAGTGTCATCAGTTGCGTTGGTGTATTCGTACATGTATACAGTTGCAAGCTGCTGAACAGTTTGGAATACTGCATTGATGTTGTCAGCTACCTGTGAACCATTACCAGTGATGGTGAAGAACTCAAGCTTTGGACCCTGAGGCTGTACAGTTACAGCAGAATCAATTGCTGAGGTTGAACCTTCGTTGGTGTATGCTGGTGCATCCAAGTGTAGAACTTGCTGGAAGTCACCGTTGACGCGAGTAAATTGTGCCATTTTCGTTTTCCTTATATAAATGTGAGCCGAAGCTCATACTATTATTTATGCCTGAACGAAAAAAACACCGGTTTTGGGTTAGCGGCCTGCAAGATTTTGTCGTGAAAAGCCCATTCTATCTACAAACTTTAAGCCCTGACTCACGAAGCCTTCTTGGGTCTGTGTGCCATCTTGCAGATAGCCCTTAACAGGACTATTCTCTGCTGCCTTGTTAAGTTGCTCTACTACTGCCATCTTAAGATTGTAAATAGCAATCCAGACCTTGAATGCACCCAATAGTCCTTCCTTATTTTCTTGTAAGTGTTCGTTGATCTTAGCCTTCATCTTATCACTCATAGGGCGACTTTCAACGTGCTCCATGAATCCTCTGATAAGATTAGAAAGATTGCCTGATACAATTTTCTTATTGATGTATGTTGTGAACAACTGGTTGAATGTGTTCCTTGCTTGTGGAGCAGTGTTCATCAAATCACTGATAGCTGGGCCATATTGATTTAACTCACGTTCAGCGATGTTTACTAGACGTTTGGGAAGCTTCAACCTCGGAGTGATTGGCATCTTACTAGGAACAATAGCAACGTTGCTCGTGTTCTGTAGATTACCAATAGTACCATTCAATGGTGTAGCATCATCTGTACTAGCTGCATTAGCAGGAATAAACTGGTGAACAGCGATACCGGCTACTTTATCAGCTAACAGTTTACCTACGTCACTGTCGGTGTCAACAGTATATGCAATACCATTTGGATTGGCTCTAAACTTGAATACCCCATTTTCATCCTCTAATGGTCTGCTGAATAGAAGATCGCCCCAATAATAGCCGTTAGAGCCTCTATCTTCTGCTTCTAGACCAGGCCAAATTGTGTTAATTAGATTATACAATTCGCCGCGGTCAACACCTCTAGCTTTATCATATTCAACAAATGCTTTGGGACTGAATACTTGTCTACCAGAGCCATCTTTTTTATTGAACATGTGCTTATCCATTATAGTAAAGTTACCGTCAGGTCCTCTACCAAAAATTAATGCAGGATAACCATCCCATTTAATAGTAACTGTTTGTGGATTTTCAACTGTTTGAACGATAGCTTGAATAGCTCGTCTTGCGCCAGCTTCATCATCTAAAAATACCAAATCTTCTGGGTGGTCTAAGTGACCTTTAGCTTCCACAATAACTGTGTTGATTTCTTCAAGCTTGTTTAGTAATGATCTTATATCACTCATTTAGTAGCAGCCTTAACTTTATTGAGTACTTCTTCACGCTCTTTTGGCTTAAGCGATGCTAAATCTGCGGCTAATTGATCTGGGTTTAATCTTTTGTTTGGGGCAGCAGGCGCAGCAGGAGCTGCTGGTTTAATGTCTTTGGCGCCGGCTGGTGGTTGTCCTGCAGGACCTGATAATGCGAATGCTAAGCGTCCTAATTTTTCTAGTGCTGCTTTTCCTGAATCAGTCTTATATGTTTTTTCTACGTCTTTAATAGCAGGCATGACTATGCTTTGCTTTCTTCTCCAATCTACACCCTGCATATAAAGATCAAACCAATCTGTCATATAATCAGATATGCTTTGTGCGCCGTCTGTTTCTACAATGCTTTCAAATATGTAATTTAATTTTGCATATTTTTTATCAGCAACGTAATAGTCTGTCCCTTCTTTAAGAACACATAGGCCAATTTGCTCCCAAGTGATTCCTACAGATTCTAAAAGCATGTTGGCAAAATAAATTCTCCATGCTTCTGACATTGTTTTTCCGGTCTTTAGATTGTTTATTGCGGCATTAGCAAAGCTTGAATCCAGTCCGCTTCTTCTAATAATTTGCTGCACTGTTGCTACTGCATTATTCCATTCGGGAGTACCCTGACGGTCAGCCATTGTATTGACTAGTTCTTTTGCTAAAGCAATTTTTTGATTTTTGTCAGTAGTTTTATTGATAGCTTGCGCCGCGCCTCTGACATAATTATTAATATTCTGTGAGGTCTGTTGTTGTGCTTTATATGCGGCTGCACCACTTGCTCCAGTGGCTGGTTTGCCCGGGGCCGTTGGTTTAATTGAGCTAGGATCAACCGGCTCTGCTGGCGCTGCGCCAGTAGTAGAAGTTGTTAGTTTAGGATCAACCAAACCAGACTTTATTCCATTATTCAATGAAACTGTTGCATCATCAATGAAGTCATCCAGGAAAAGACGCTCGGCTTCTGCGTGGCGATCTGTCTTTTTATATTTACCTGCTAATTCTGGACCCAATAATAGATCCATAAATGTGCCCTCGTTAAGATTCTTGGGTTGATTGATTTCATTAATTTTCATTTTTCTTCCTCAAGGTCTTAGTGAATCTTGCCTGATCCTTACTTTTGATTGCACTCAAAAGCTTCTTTTCAAGAAGTTCAGCCTTTTCGGAAGAATATTGCTTTTGCATCAACTCAATTAAATTGATAGCACTAGTAATAATGTTGGATGCACGGGATTCAATGATATGATTCATATCCCTAGTGTCACCAAAAGACTGTAATTCCTCAAGAAGGCTTTTTGTTTTCTTTTGCATAATAGTAAAGATTCCTATATTGTATTTAGTCAATCTTTAGTTTTTCTTGAGAGAATTTAACAGTGATTTTAGTTTTGCCCCTTCAGTATTTGATATGACTTTTGATTCTGTAGTAGGTAGGTTGTTAACAGTTTCGCTTACTGAACTCGTAGTTTTGATTTGATTCATTAATTGTGCTGGAGTCTGCGTATGAGTCCTGCCTTCTTCTGGATCCTCATCAGTAATACGCATAGTATCAATATTATATTCCAAGTCAATCTTTTGACCAACACCAGTAGAACTACGAGATTTCATACACTGAATTTGATACTTGCCTCGCTCACGCATAGAACGTGAAGTGAAGATACCAAACACATAGTCCGCAGTATTGATCTTAGAGATACCACCTGCAATGTGACTGTGATCAAACTCAATTTCTTCAACAGCCGAACGATTCAACTGCGAGGCTGTGATCATAAGAATGCCAAGCTCCTTCGCTAGATTGCGAAGTTCTTCCGACACATACTTGTCTTTAATGAACTGGTCATTTGGATTGACCTTGACACTGACAGGCATAACAAGATCAAGATAGTCAATCATAACAAAGTCAATCTTGATGCCTGTCTGAATCTGCACTTCCTTGATATATGCACGAATAGCGTTGACGTTGCTTTGTGCAGGCAATGCCTTAACACGATACTGCCCCATCTTCTTGCCGTTCATCTTAACACGCAATGCAGTGTCTTCCATATTCTTACGAATATCCTTCGTACTCATACTAGTAAGCATGGCGTCAGTACGAAGCGAAGTCAATTCTTCTGAAAGTTCAAGGGTCACATAAACACCACTTAGACCCTGTGCAAGCCAGTTAAGTGCGATGTTCATCATAACAAGAGACTTACCAGAACCAGAGCCGCCGGCGAAGATGTTAAGTTCACCACGACTCATACCACCATACATAAGTCTGTCAAGCTGGGGCCAGCCAGTAGACACCTGACCACCCTGATTGAAGTACTTGTTCAATCGTTCTTGAGGATCAGCAAAATAATCTGTACCCATATCACGCTGCAAACTGATTTGCACTGCGTCCTTGACTAGCTTTTCAACCGGATCAAACTCGCCCTTCTCAAGCAAGTCTGCTGCCTTGAGAATAGCACGTTCAAGTTCCTGACGCTTAGTGAATGCTTCAAATTCTTCTAGAAACCAATCATAGTGTCCCTGATCAAGTTCAGGGATATGATCAATCGTTTCGCTAGTAGTTGCCTTGATTTGCGTAGGGTCAGGCATGATGGAGTACTTAGTAGTGTGCTCCACAATGAATTCTGCAACTGGACGTAATCTACGATCAAAGTTTTGAGGATTCATGATGTTCATAACACGAGTATACAACTCAGCGTTAGTAACCATCATTCGTAAAAAGAGTTCCTGAACATCAGTATTATATTCTTTTAGCAATTTTCTTCCTCATCATTTCCAATTTGATTTTACTGTTAGTAGCTGATTGTAAGATACTTAGTAGTGTAGGGACTTTCCCGTACTTTCTTATAGCATCATTGGTATCCTTTATTTCCTCACTCCAGTTTGGAATAGATACGTGAAATCCTAATTCTAATGCTCTGTCGCATACCTGCATCCCTGTCTTATCTAAGTCGGGAACAACTATAATTTTACGATTTAGTCTACGCAATAATTCTGCTTGCTCATCGCTGATAGTGTCGTGTGTCAATGCACATCCATTGATACTCAGTGCGTCAAAAATACCTTCAACGACAATACACACTTCATATTCGGGCTTTTGTAAATCTAAGCCAAATACATATCCTAGCTGCTGCTCCTTGATATACTTAGGGATGCGATTGTCTAGATATCTGCTGATATGACCTACGATCTTACCATCCATAGTATATGGAATAATAATTCTGTTGCTATTTCTTCCTTCTTCGTCAGGCGTAATCATGAAGGGATAATCTTTTACAGATAATCCTCTATCATGAATGTAGTCTGCAAACTTTTTATGCTCTATATTATTCTCATCAATCAATATAGCATTTTCGGGAAGTTCAGTTTCCTTAAATACAACTTTAAGTTTCTTGCGCTTGACTTTAACGTAGTCAATCAAATCCTTTTGCTGCAAGCTCTCAAAGTTGTATTTTGTAATTAATTCGTCTGATACTCCACAATACCCTAACAGTAGACGTAGATTTTTACTGAGTGACTTACCCAATGTGAATCTGCATTTGAAATCGCAGTTAAAGCAGTGATAGGACCAGTTGTCATCTTCGTCAAACTTGATGCCGCCGCGCATACGTCTGTCGGGTTTGTGACCGCGATTATGGCAGCAGACCGCATTGAAGCTTACCCAGCCCTTTGCAGTTGTTTTCTTTCTACCAGGTATGATGGTCAGTATATCAAACACAAACTGATTGTAACATAATAAGAGTTAACGTGCAAGAATATTGGTTACCGCGCCCGAATTGCTAGTAAATGCTACTTTAACATAAGGATGGTAGCCATGAATAGTATAACCTCTAGTCTCAGTTACATTGGCCAAGTCCGTGTCATTGAGAATATCATACCAGTCACCATCAACAATAGTAGAACCCTGAATAGTTATGTTGCCATAATATTCATCATACTTTGTTTGAATAGTCAATACTGGATTATCTTCTGTGTTGATTACACTAGTGTAGTAAACAACGTTGGTGTTGCCTGAGCTATTGCTAATATTGGGGAAGGGCTGTCCTGTTGGAATTGTAATAACCGAAGAAGGAACAAAGGAAGGAAGGATTGAGTTGACAATATTCATGTCTCCTCTTGCCCCTGCATTCTGATCAACGAATACTGGAAAGTCAAATGCGCCCTCAGGAATTTCTAACGAGTAAAATGCTTTTTGTGCAGGAATGTCTTCAATTTCTGCTGCATTTAATCTTAAAGACGCAATTCCGGTTAAGGCATAATCTAAATCAAGTGCTTTTGAAACTAGGATCTCAGTGCCATCATAATTCAAGATTCTACAAGTAATGCTTTTTCCAGTAATATCTACGGGCTTCTGTTCCTGATTCAAGAACTGAAATTGAATTCTGTTGTCAACACCCTTATGTAGAGTTAGTGGTTTAGCATATTGTGGCATATATTTTCTCGGTGAGTTTCCTGTTAGGAGTACTACGATTTGTCTTTGGACATATACAAAAACTGAGGTGGCGTACACAAATCTTTCTCCTTGTCAAGTATTTATTACTAAAATAAATAGTTTGGGTAAAACGGTGTAAATAGATTAGAATTATGAATGAAGAATTTTTCAAAAGACTAAGCGAAAACCACCCGTTCATTACTATATGTACATATAGTAACCAAGATTACGTGGGTATTATCCAAAACAGAGACGATACTGTTACTACAATGTATGACTATGGAGCGATAGTGCAGCCCGAACTTAGGGCTAAGTTCTTAGAATTAGGTGATATTTGGTGGTGGGAATCAAATAGATCAATTCCCATCAATATTTTTTTGAAAGAAGAATGGATTATCTTTAAGCCATTCATCAAAACATTCAACAACAAAGGGTTAGATATAGTTCACGGACCCGTCGTTAGTATGACAGACTTCACTAAGAAAAGAGCAAAGCGTAGAAGTATTACACTTGTAAAAAGAATGCCTTAATCCCGATTAGGGAAAAGTGTAAGTGAAGAACACTTAATATATCTGCCATTGCTATCCTTGACAATGATTTGAATGTCATTAGTTTCATCATCTAGATTTACTTTCGCCGGATGATCTTCTCCAAACTCAAGTTTGATATCTTGAATAATATTATCTAGCATTTCTTCTGACATTTGCTGATTAAGATATTTTTCCATAATGGACATTACCTTTTTACCAGTAACATGATCGGCAACACCGGCTAATGTATAGTTAGTACTCGTATCAAATGTTGACATAGTTTAGTTCTTTCTAGCTTTCTTCTTTAGTTCTTTCTTTCTTTTATCCTTAGCCATCTTGTAAGTCAAGTCACCTACTCGTTGGTCAAACGTTACCCCAAACAAATGATCAAACTCGTGCAAGTACACACGGCTTTCTAATCCAGTCAATTCACGCTCAACAACCTCACCGGTTACTGTCTGATACTGCACATTGCAAGACCCTGCGCGTTTAACTTTCATGAACAAGTCAGGGAAGCTCAAGCATCCTTCCATATCAACAATTCTGTCTTCGGATAGTGACACAATCTTTGGATTGATACAAGCAACTAGTTTTTGAAAGTTGCCCATGATAAAGATTCTTTTCTGGATCCCAACTTGAGGGGCAGCAAGACCAACTCCCCCATTTTCAATCATGAACTTGAACATTGCCTTGATAAGTTCCTCAGGATTGCCGTCAACTTCAAAATCCCATTCAGTTGAAGTATCAAGTAATTGCGGATGGCCTTCAGGCAATAGTTCTAAGTTATATTCAGTCATTGGTTACGTCACCTTTTCTATAGCTATACCAAATTGTTTCAACAGGAGTTTCAACACTAAACGATTCCTGTTTCATTCCCTCACGGAGTAGTTCAGCAATCTCAATTGCTTTAGCAGTCAGTGTTGCAGGATCTGAAGGGAAGCGTGGGTAGTTAATTAATCCTACTTGTATCCCGTGTTCAGTTCCTCCCTTGTAGATGTATTCTACCATCTTGAGAGTGACACAGAATCCTACTTCGTCACAATACTTCTTTAGTATCTTTTCTGCTACGGGATAACTTCCGGCAATGTGAATAGTAATCGGAAATGATTTCTCAACTTTAACTAATGGTTTCATTTTTAATTCTTCTCTTGTAACAGGTTCATATGCACAACTACAAGCTGGGCGTAAGCAATGGCGTGACTTTTCTTGAAGCTATAGCCATCACTATCCTTATCCCATACAGTCTTTGCGACTTCTTTCCATGTCAACCCTTGCAAGTGTTTTTTAGCAGGACGCATTACAGCAAGAAACATTGCCAGTCTAGGAATGCTATCAATTGGTTCGGGCATACGTTGCATGATGTTGAACGAGTTATTAAGGTGAATCAATTGCTCTACTGTAACACGATTTTTTAGCATAGTCCAATCAGGATCTTGCATCAACTTGACTAAATGCAACTCATCCCTGACATTTTCATAGACATGGACATTCAATAAATCTAGTTTAAAGTATCCGCGTTCTTCTGCTTCCGTGTAATCTAGCGAACACATATCATTTTCTGGATCGTAAGGAATATCAGTGATATATATACCACTAGGATGTTTACGCATAGGAGTGACATTACGCATTGCCGCAGGCGTATGAGCGATCAACTTTAATAGTTGTTCACGATCACCTACGTCAATGTCAATGTCACTGTCAATTCTCATCGGATGTGAGTCAATCCAGCCTTAATCAGAATCTTGTATGCATCTTGAATAACACGAGCCTGATGAATTGCGTCTTCAACAGCTTTGTGAGTTGTCTTTGTACCATACTTAGGATCCTTAAGGCTTACGCCAGCAAGATCATAAATCGTTCGGCAATCACGAATGTTCCAAAACTGCCATGGGAACTGCATACCAAGATCACGGAATGCACTTTCTGCTACTGCGATATCAAAGATCGAACCGTTAGCCCAAACCTTGTCACAGTTCCAGCAGAATTTGTAAAGCTTTTCCATTGCTTCCCGATAACTAATACGATCACGATCACCCATAGCTTCTTCAATAGCGTCAGGGCTTTGCTGACCCCACCAATCCATTGTAGCATCACTAATCGTGCGATTATAAATTTCTGTTTGTTCTTCCATTGTAGGACGAAGATCAAGAGTTTCAATCATGCCCATACCTTTCGGATCAAACGCAACTGCACCAATCGTTAGAATAACGGTCGACGGCGCAGTGTCAAGCGTTTCCATGTCCAGCATAATGTGGCGGGCCATAAATTATATTACCTTTCTAAATGTAGTTTACAATATACAGGATAAGTTGTCTGTTGTCAAGAAAAAAATGATAAATAAAAGTGTAGTTCGCGGAATGGGGATTCCCAACTACTCTAACGCTTTACAGGAGCATCAGCATGACTATTTACACCAGCAAGAACTACCGCAAAATATACGAGCAACATTACGGTCCTATTCCCAAGGATAGTGACGGTAGAACGTATGAGATACATCATATTGACGGTGATAGAAATAACAACGATCCTAGTAATCTATTATGTATATCAATCCAAGAACATTACGATATTCATTATCAACAAGGTGATTGGGCTGCGTGTCTTGTGATGGCCGGGAGAATGAAAATATCTCCGCAACTAAAGTCAGAATTATCACGCAAAGCACAATTAAACCTCGTAGAGCAAGGTATTCATCCTTCCTCCCGCCGAACATCATCTGACTTTACTCCAGAATGGAGAGCTAACATTTCTGCTGCAAAGAAAGGCAAGCAAACTTGGAACAAAGGGATACTGAGAACTGAGGAAGAAAAAACTAAGATGAGGGAAGGACATTCTAAGCGTGAAAGAATAGAATGTCCTCACTGTAAAAGAACAATAGACAAACCTAACTTTACTAGGTACCACGGAGATAAATGTAATTCTAAGTGTTAGAACTCCAAATGTTGTCTATCTTTTTCACATCTTCCATTATATCACCGTTTAGGTAATTTAGCAAGAGCATAGGGCGAGGTTCGGGAAAATAATTGGGCATACTGCTGTGCAATAGTCTACAGTTATACATCAATACAGAACCTTTGGGCATGTATCTTTGCTCGTGGAAGTCCCAAAAATATTTGTTATATGCCCCGTTATAACACAAGTCAATATCCCAATCAGGTTCATGACTGTTGGGTACAAAGCCTGTTGCACCCATTTCAGGTGTAGTATCTTGTAATGACACAATACACTGTACTCCTAGTAATCTAGGGTCCATATTCCATTGTTTGAACCTGTGCGGCGTGTCTACGTGCGGATTAACTAGATTAGTATTTCCGTTAATCGTAATAATGTCGCTCGTATACCAAACAGCATTGTCAAGTTCTTTATTGATACGAGTGATTAGAAAATCATTGATTAGTTTGACTTCCCACCAATCCATAACCGTTTGGCTCCACCAATAACTAATATCGGTTAGCTTACTAATGTTCTCCCGTTCTTCGTAACGTTTACCTGAACTGGTTGCACGGACCGGATATAACGTATCCAGTTTGCTATTAATGCCATCAATTAGTTCATCAGGTATCACGTTCTCAAAGAACAGATATCCTTCACCCTCAGTTAAATCATTCACATAATTTCCAATGCGTGTATGTCTTTTCATCAAGAATGATATAGCCTGATACCTTGAACCATGGACCGAGATAGCGAGGTTCTTTATAATATTTGTAGCACCATTCTTCTAATTCACTGGTTCCCCTAGCACGATGGTCTGCGTTGCGAATAGGTATACGAATAAATTGCCGTTCTTCCCACGCACCATTAACTGCAACTTGCTTTTTAATCTTCTGTTCTACGGGAACAGCCTCAATAATATCATAGTCAATATAGTCGGATGCTCTTAACCCCATGTTAGTTTGAACCATATATAATCTCTCTCGTATCTAAACTTAAATCGTAAGTAATTTCCCATATACCGATACCTAGTATGTTTTTTATATCCCTGTATATTCTCTTTTACCCATTCAGTTATTTCTGCATAGTTAATTACGGATTCGTTAGGATCATGAAAATGCAGTGCTACTTCATACCAACCAGGATTTGTTTCATCCCATCGCTTAACGTAGTCATAATTATCGTCTGGTCTATTACTCATAACCAACGCAACTTAAACCAATTAGTAGCTTCTTCGTTCTCAAATGTATAAGCGTAAATAACATCTGCATCATAACTAACATCCGACACATCAGTAGCAACCACACTCAAGAAGCTAGCATTGTTGCGACACCATTCTTCTATTTCCTTAGGATTTTCAGGATCAGAAATTAATACCGTGCATGGACCAAACAAAGACATTAGCGATATCTCAATAGAAAAACAGTATACTTGTGTTCATCTATGATTTCAAACGAACGATCTTGCCAGTCAATCAATCGTAGTCCATATTCGGGTTCTGAAATCTGATTGCAATAATCGTTTGAAATACCAATCTGTTGCCAATTATATGACTTAATGATCAGATTGTCAGTCCATGTATCAAACAACTTTTGATCCATATGAAAGTAGCGCATTAGTATCCTCCGGCACTGAGCAATTCTTTTACCTGAGATACGCCGTCGGTATTACGATGAAACTTCAATGCCCACTGTTCAGGATTGATATAATCAAGAACCATTTTTTGCTGCGTAATGTCAAGGTTCTCAAGCAATTCAATACCGCTTTCACTATGATAGAGCATCCAAGGACTGATCTTACCATTAACGATCAAACTGCAAATGCGATTTCTGTTACCATATCGCAGATAATCTTTGCTTTTAATCTTTTCATTCTTAGCATGTTCAATCGTAGTTTCAATACTACGAGCGATAGCATCCAATGGATCTTCCTGCTTAAGATAATCAACCAAGAACTTGTCATAGTTGCTATCACTGCACCAGTTATCAATCTTGACATTGTTCTTCAATAGCCAATCAGCATAACGGTTGACATTAATGCACTTAATGTCAACGCAATAGTGACCAAACTTGACAAAGGCAATGTAGTATGCGCTCTTAGCAAAGTCCTGATAAGTCTTTTGCTTCTTGCTGGCAGTGTTTCTTTTGTAGAACTCAAGCCATGATTGAAAGCCAATACGATTGCCTGGCATGTCGCGGTCTTGCCACCTGCGCTTTGTCTCGCACAGATGGCTCATCATGGTTGTTTCCTTCTGAAAATACCTATTACAGAATTCGCACTGGAACTCTGTCTTAGTTACCGAAGGCTTCTTCGTACTCTTTGATATCTTCGTCTGTAATAAGGTCACTTAACAACTCAATCTCATCAAACTTTAATTCGGGGAACTTATTAGCAAGATACATCTTTTTCTTGTGACTGTCAACAAATACCTCAGTGATTAGGGTAAGATCACTGTCACTTGATTTGGGATATACCTTCTTATAATAGTCCTTAATTTCTTTGTGCTTTGGGCTTTCTTTAAGCTTACTTACACGCTCACGGATATGCGGAATCCATTGATGAAACTGTTTGCCTATACCCGGGCTTGCAGCACACAACATCAACCATTGTAGCTTAGGATGCTTTTGTACGTTCTCATTGAACAGATATCTATTGGCATGATAATCAGTGCTTTGTAGATAGTATGATTGAATGTCCTTACTACCTTTAACTGCACTGATCCAATGAATCATCATGAATGGCACGAACTTCTTTTGCTGTTCGGGAGTTAATCTATCATAGTACGAATAGTCCTTGCGATCAATAGCCGCAAGTGCGTCAAAGAGGTCAAACTCAACCTTCTCAAACTTTTCGTCCGCTGATAGTTTCTCTTTAGCCATTTACGACTTCAACGCTTCCATAGTAAGAATATGTTCAACTGCCTGACCAATAGTTTGATCACCCGTAACGAGTACAAGTTCAGGACCATCATGTTCTTTATAGCGATCTTGCTTGTAATATTCAATGATGTTTCCGCCCTGTGCTGCATAAATGGTGAAACGAATGCTGGACTTGCCGCTGAGGCTGTCACGGGCACGAACCGTTTCTGTAGCATACACTTCTTCTTCCCGTGCGCTTTCCCAAGCTTGACGAACCCAATTATTAAACTTCTTTCTAAACCAACCCATCTTCTTTTCCTTCTCTTTTCTTACCTTGCGTGTCCTAGCAGTGTCAAGTCTAAACACACCAGCACTAGGAGGAATGCCAGCCATTGTTCTATTATACTTTGCCTGCCCTAACGATATGCTACCACTACCGGACATTATGACTTCTTCTTAGTCTTCTTCTTAATGAAAGTTTCAACTTCAATGTCAGGGAATAAAGTGCGAATCACTCCCATAACATCACCTTCCTTCTTTTTCTTTGCACACTTCTTATACGATTCTAGAACACTGGTCATTTGTTTGCTCCTTAATATGCCATTGAATAATCTACGATTTCACAATTTCTACTGACTTCTTTAACAAAATAAATGCATCTAGGCTTTTCTCCATCATCAATAGGTACACATAAAAACTGACCATTTTTTAATCTTGGCGCATACCAAGTAACTTCTGGATAGATATCTAATATCTCAATAGGTAAGAATGAAGGACTGAATGAACTTAATGGATTAAACTGAAACACATTGAATCCCCTGTCATTGAGACTAGTAAGAGGTAGAGCTTCTAAGTCACCGTGTTCTTGTTCACCAATCAACACTTGCCAATCAATTGGCATCTTAATTATTCTATCTGCTACTTTCAATACAAGCGCGGGGCTATTAAATGATTCAAGAAAAATCAAGGGTATGTAATGATAGTCTACGTTTGCCGGAACACTATTATCTAGAATAGCAAAGCGCAAATCATCAATTTCGTCGGGTAGAGTTTCTAGGTTATAGAACTCGTTATCTAATGTTAGTATTCGCATTGTAATATAATATCACGGTTGCTATAGGTTGTCAACATTTTAATAATTTAATTTTTCCAAAGTGAAGGGATAATTAGCCTCTTTGTAATAAGCTTTGCGTTGCGTCAAGTGACGCTTTGCAAACTTACAGGAGCTTGTAATGTCCCAAATCTGTACGAAATCTTTATCTTCTGCTTTACGAATGCCGCGTCCTATTGACTGAATAACGCGGACAAACGATTTACCAGGCTCAATAAGAACCAAATTAAAGATGCGAGGAATATTAATACCGACAGCCGCAACGCCATACGTAGCGACAATAATCTTGTCATCACTTGTCGCAACTTCGTCATATTCTTCCTTTCTTTCAGTGAGACTTGTAGAGCCATTGACAAACACTGCATTAGAACCTAATCTACTTACAATCTCTTTACCGGCATTAACTCTGTCCACGAGAACAAGAGTATTGCCAGTCTCATTAACCTTCTCAATAAGTCCTGCAATAGTATCTAGTCTATTATCATCCTCTAGTAGATGCTTTAATTCACTTTGATAATTAGTAAACTCTACATTATCCTTAAGCTGCACGATGTTCACATGACATTGTGCAAGAACACCCTTCTCTTGCAATTCACTTGCTGACAACTGCCCAATGACAGGACCAAGTGAGACAAGCAATGATACCCGGTCCATTTCAGCCTTAGGAATAGTTCCTGTCAGTCCCCAACGAATCGGAATGTTACTGAACACGCCCGTAAGCATGGTCTTGAGAACATCAGCCTTAGCCATATGGACCTCATCAACTATGACACAAGCAATGTCTTCAAAGAAAAACTCATCAAGATTTTCTTCTCCTGCATCGGCTGTGTTCTTAAACAGATTGTTTAATGATTGCCATGTACAGATTGTATGCGTCTTGCCATAGTCTTTACGATCACCAAAGTAAACGCCTACGTCAAGTCCTAGATTGATGTAGTCTGCTTCTGTCTGTACGACTAGGCTCTTGTTAGGGACGATTACGAGACTGCGGCCATACTTCTCTACACTCTTAGATAGAGCAGCAGTCATAAGTGTCTTACCCGCACCCGTAGCGACTTCCTGCAAGCTCTGAGGATTGGCCAAGAAGTTGTTGATGATTTGAACCTGATAGTCACGAAGCATGATAGGCTGTCCAGCCATTGGATGCTTGTCTGGCCATACCTTATCACTAAAGCTATCTTCACGTATTAGATCAAACTCTAGCTTACCGTGCTGTTCCCTGTTGTCTATCAGTTCAATGTCATAATTCTTATCGTATAGATATGTGATAACATCTTCCAGTAGGTTCAGATAAGTGCTACCTGCAAGACTGAAATAACTGATCTTGCCATTCCAACGGCCCAAACGAACCGAAGGCAAATATCTTGCCCCCGGCTTTTCGTACTCAAACTTCTTCATCAATGCTCTTCGGTCTGACAATTCAAGACCTTCAATTTTCACATTGACTTCATCCTTAATGATGATTTTTGCTTCGTTCATTTTACCTCAATCGGTCGGCTATCTTTAAGCACGACTGTTTTACTTATTTGCCCTGCAAAGGCATTGCGAATATCAATGTTGCTAGTATGCTGCAACAGCATGTTTACGCCCTCAGGAAGTTTACCGAACGCCATTGGACCAAGAGGATTCATGCCATATTTGGAAATAAGCTCGTTGAGAGTATCTTGATTTAACTGTGTACGTAGACCTCTACCGATAATCACATTATTGCAGCCCAAACTTTTCATCCACGAAATTGCCGTTTCTACCTGATCAATTTCCATTTCATAGACACGCTTGCTTGCAAACTCTAATTTAGGATTAGTCGCATAAACACGTTCATCAATATTGATTCCCATTAGTGACAACCTAAACAAGGTCTTTGGATCAACCTGAATAACCATGTCCTTAATCAACTCGCCCAAAACACTATTGATGGCAACAATAATAGGCCTATCATTAACTACATATAATGTAGGATCGTATACCTCAGCATAATAGGTGTTGATATCATCAAGTAGGCTAGACAATTGATCATCAAACCTAACAGTATCAAAATACTTACCAAGTTCAGTATTTGCTATTTTAAGTGCTGTGGTACTAAAAGGAGCACGATACATTTTGGTATCGCGGTTCCATTCAAAATTGTTGTTCTTGACCTGCCTAAATGCACTGATAAACGGCTTGTTGAACGGCACCTTGATAACAATATCATTGTCATACAGAGACACGGTAGCACCGGTATATTCTGGTGTGCTTTCAACTACCATAGTCTTCCATGGCAGTGCCTTCAAGGTGTCCTTATCAAAACCGTTCTTAGTAAGCTGCTTCTTATACTTACTGATAAGATTGTCAAAGAGAGTTGCCTGATTACTAGTAACCCTGTCCTTATTCTGGATCATAGTTTGCAGGTTAGCCATGAACTTGTAGTCATACTGACTCAAGCTTATCTTGCCGTTTAGGAAGAAATAAAGAAGCTGTTCTTTGTTGTTCATGTCCATACTATATCACTATCACGTGGTATTTACAAGCATTCTGGAAAAAAGGGGGAGACCGAAGTCTCCCCTAGGTTACTATGACAAATACTCACCACGAGTTTCTTTATCCCCGCTTCATGCAAGTGCTTTCAGCAAGTGCCTTCCAGTTACGCGGGGAAATCTTGATAAGATCGGCAAGCTTGAGAGCCATACGAATTGACATTTCACGAAGCTTCTTCTGATTAGTCTGCATGAAGTCAAGCACTTCGGCGCCTTCGCCATTCTGAAAATTGTAGTCAGCGAACAGGCCACCTTCGGCGTCACGATCAACCTGACGAATGCGAAGCATCTTGTCACGCTGGGTGTCAATCGTCAAGTCAATGAAATGACAACGACTTTCAAGGGCTTCAAGGTGATCCTGCAACTTCTTGCTACGAACGTTTTCAAACTTGAGGTTCGTGATGAAGATAGCAGAACCATTGAAGTTGAAGCTGTTCGGAATACCCTCGTCACGCAGCAGGCGCGAGTCCGAGTTCCAGCAGATGCGCCGGCGCTTACCACTGTCAAGAGCAGCCTTAAGAATGTTCAGGGCAAGTTCATCAGCAAACACGCTATCGCAATCGTCAAACACGAGGACGTTCTTCTTGTCGCTGTAGCGATACAGCTGGGCATACAGACCGAGTGCAGTCATAGCACCCTTAACAACTTCATAGCGAAGCTTCTTGCCTGCAATCTTGTCAAACATAGAAGCCTTTTCAAGCTGTTGTTCAACACCAAACGACTTACCAACACCCGGAGGGCCCGAAACGATCATCGCACGAATGTCGCCGTTGATGCAAGCAGCCGACATTTCATCAAGGATCTGAAAACGAGTAGCAATACGATCCATTGCTTCTTCATCAGTTTCAGTAACGGTAGCAGTCGGGGTAGCATCACCGTCAAGGAATTCAACATCGCTAGTGTCAGCGATCTTGATGCGAACTTCATCAATGTTTACGGGGAAAGCACCGTCATTCTTGACAGTCACGAAAGTACCCTTCTTACCAGTCTGAAAACCCTTGACGAGAGTAAACTGGCTGTCGATGACCGGGTTGTTACGATATTCACCGTTCTTGATGAGAATGCGAGACATATGAATTCCTCTGTGATGTGTTGATATATTAGTTATAACAAAATGGGCATCCGAAGTCAACCAAAAAGTTGCCTCGGATGCCAGTTTTTATCCGTTCAAGCGAGCCTGAATTTCAAGAAAGAATTGATTGTACTTTGCCATACGTTCAATGTCCTTCTGTGTGACGCCCTTGAGACGACGGATATCAGTGTTGTGACGAAGATCACAAAGCTTAACACGCATTGCATCCTCGTTGGCAAACACTACTTCCTTGTATTCATCGTAGGTCTGACCGGGCTGCTTAGTCAGCGCCTTAACTCCGTTGATCACCCGTTCAGTGCAACCGATTGCTTCAAGGTCTTTCCAAGTGGTTTTGGTATCTTCAACAACATCGTGAAGCAGTGCCATACACTGTAGTTCTTCATCGTCGGTCTTGAGATAATGCATGACCTTTAGCGGGTGAAGAATGTACGGGTTGCCACCCCTGTCAAACTGACCTGCGTGAGCATTCGTAGCGAGAACTAGGACTTTGCCGAGTAGTTCACCTTTTTTCATATATGCTCCTTTCTCTGTCTATAATTAACAATAGCAAATCGTAGGAGATATGTCAACCTCTTTATGGCTTTTTATTATTCATCGTAGACAAGACTGACAGTGCAAATGATGCTAGGATCAATGTCAATACAAATGTAGCAGCACCATAGACTGCTAAGAACCATTGTGTTAGGACAACGATTACTGCCATAAGAGCAACCAAGCCAAACAACGCTGATAGTGTTTTGATGAGAACAAAAATTCCACTAGACCATCTGTTTGCAGTCTGCTCCAGTGCGGATAAAAAATTAGTAAGCCAAAGCTTTACTTGCTCACTGTTCCAATTGCTGTTCATAATGAGATATCTCTTCCTTTAATTTGAGTTTACGCTTTTTTAACTCTTGGATTTTTAAATCATCAGCGTGAGTGTAAACAAGCTGATTTATTTCCAATTCTAAATGATGATGCCTATGCTTTAATTCTGCAATGTGCAGTTTTAGTTTATCACACTTCATTGTAGTCCTTCTTTAATGCTTCTACAGTTCTATAATGCTCAACCATCTTATCATAGTTGTCGTAATTAACTGCTTGTAGTTCAGGATACTTTCGCTCAAGGTCACGATCAGTCATATCCAACCGATATCTAAACCAACGATCTTCGTACCCATGCGGGTCAACAAATTCTTTGAAAGAAATATAGGGCATTTTCTGAAACTTATCATTTCCAAGATTAAATGACATATGTTCAGTAGATTGAATCATTCTACCATCACCCTCGCATGTACTACAAGGGGTTCGGTATGTGCTATACTCTCTCTTATGATAGTCTGTCAATTCGTCCTTCTCAAAGAATCCAAATCCATTGCAACGATCACACAGAATGACTTTGTTAGACCTTGACATAGAACCAGTGATGGTCTTTGGTAGATCATCAAGTTCAATCTTCTGGGACATTGATTTCCCAACCACTAGCTTCGTAATATGCCCAAGTGTCCTTGTTTTTCTTTTGGAAGATAGCTTCAATATAGGTTACGTTATTCTTGATATGATGCTCCCACAAGTTAGTGATGGGATTATTCTTGAGAAGCGGTAACATGATACGGACGCCATTTGTATCTTGAAACCAGTATTCATTTACAACTGAACGCTTGCGTCCATTATGAACCTTATTAATAAAGGATAGTGCTATTGTGCCTTCAACTCTACTAGGGCCCTTAACTTCCGAATATTCTCCACCAAAAATCTCTGTCAACGACATATCATATTCATAGAAGTAAGGAAGCTTGTAGATCATTCCTACAAACTTGGAAGTTACGCGGCTAGGAGAGTCAGTTAGATAGGTCAACAAATCTGTTCTATATCTAGTAAAGTGTTCATTGCGTAGTTTGGCAACAAGCAACTTTGACTTATAATAAGACCTAACAATCTCTGCAAAAACACGATCCTGATCGGTAATCTTAGATGCAATCTTATCAGTGTGTTCGGTCAATGACCAGTTTCTATACTGGTAGCCCTTCTCTGCATCCTTGGTCAAGCGATAAAGTGTGCAACTGACAAGCAGTGGATCTTGTGTAAAGTTATACACGATATCCGGATCGTTATCAGCAACGGAAGTTGTCAACAAATCGTCCCAATTTTGGACTATAGATACATTAATCTTGCTCATATTTTTACACTATCTTATATCGTGCCAAGTATCAATAGCTAGGTTACCCAATTGATACATCTTCCATACCAGCAGTTCGTAGACGGACAATGTGCCCTAACTGCCACTGTTTGGCGTCAATTCCTTTAATCACGCCAGTCCATTTATTACGAAGCAATGCTACTTCGTTAATCAAGACTTCATAATCAATAACCTCATCTTCGCCGTCAACATATTTTTCGGCAATACGTTCGGTCAATTGTCTGTTATATGCTTCTAGATATTTTTTATAATGCTTTCTACGAATCTTGCGTAACTGGATTTCTAGGTACCGTAATACCGCCTCAATCTCTTGAAGTTGATTGAAGCGATACTCCGTGACTCCGGGTAGTGCAGCAATGTTCTTTTCAACATTGCCGTACACCTTTACATCATTACGTGCGGATAACAATTCATTTTCATAATGGGTTATGAAGTCAGGAATGTGACTTAAATCACTTGTTATCTTACTATACCAGGTCATTAGTATGGATCGTCGTCGTAATAATCGTCTTCGTCGTAGTAATCGTCTTCGTCAAAATCATCAGTTTGATCAAAGAGTACTCCTGATTCGGGTGTTTCTAGATAAAATTCAAGTGCTTCCTTGATATCCTTGTCACCTCTAAAAGTATTCTTGATTTCGTGTGCTGAATAATCTTCTTCAACTAGGTAATTAACTAGTGTTTCGGCTGCACCATCTACATCGCCAGCTTCAATACTAGACTTAAGAAGCTTCCAAACTTCACCGATTAATCCAATGCTCATTCTGCTAACTCCTTAAACTCAACTTTCAATTCATTCATTACTTCTTGAAAATCATTTTCAGGGAATGCCATACGACCCAAGTTAAACATTCTTCTACATAGCCGAACATTTTCTTTACTGTAAGGTCCGGCATTGTCAAGACGTTCGGGACTAATAGCGAATGGATGATGTTTAATTTTATTGTAGTTTGGGTCTAAAGGAAGACCTGACCAATAACACTTTCCACCTTGTTCACTGAACATATCTACTAGATCCTGAGGGGTTATAGTGACCTCTTTTACTGGACGACCAGAGACTCGGTTCCTTCCCATACTATATGCAATGCCGGATAGCATCTTCTTTGCCAAACTAAGTTCCATCATTCTGCGCTGTCCTCTTCTTCAATCAGAGTAGCAGCAGTCTTGGCAGTCTTAGCTTCAAACTCAGCCATGATTGTATCCAAACAACCATCATCGTTTGCTTCCCAAGCCTTACGGAACTTCTTGATGATAGAACCATCAAGCTTAGTATAAACAAGACTGTTGCCTTCCTTACTTACCATGCCCATTGATTCTGCCATGTCAAGCATACCCGAATAAGGATTCATACCAGTTTCGTATGGAATCTTAATCTGCACGGATTCGAAGGGCTTTGCATAGCGGGTCTTCATGACCTTACAAGCACTACGAATACCACGAACGTCACTGACCTTGTTACCTGATTCGTCTTCCTTAAGCTTAAGCTTACGCATAGCTACCACGATAGACGAAGCATAGATGAAGCCCTGACCACCTGAAATCTTATCGTCAGGGTCAAACATATCCTGCGATGCATAAGTGTGGTTAGTAGCAACAAGACCGACGTTGTTTGAACCAAACATGTTTACGCAGTTACGAACAAGTGCAGTCAATGCTTTGGGCTTACGACCCATGTCACCCTTCATGTCACCGGCTTCAAACTGATTAACATCAGTCGGAGTTAGCAACATGCCAAGCGAGTCAATGACGAACAGAACCTTAGGCTTGTCTTCTTCATTCATGGCTTTGTAGCCCTTCATGAATTCGCTGATAGTCTTAGCAACATCATCAATCATTGCCATGTTCAACTTGAGGAGCTTATCCTCAGCAGTATCTACACCAAGAGCGTGAAGCCAGGCTTCGTCAAGTGCGTTTTCGCTGTCAATCAGAACAACATAGATACCCTGCTCTTGAGCATGGCGTACTAGGTTGCCCGAACAGATGTAGCTCTTACCTGATCCAGACTCTCCGGCAAAGACAGTAACTTTACCAAGAGGAATCCCCTTATTAAAATCTCCACTAATTCTATAATTGAGTGCATAATTACCTGTACTTACCCAATCGGTTGGGTCGTTAAATCCGATACTAAGGCCGTCAATCGCCTTAGTAATGTCCTTGCGGAACTTACTAATATCAAATGGCTTTGCCACTATTTTCTCCTGTTATCTTACAATTTGTTTTAACTTATCACCCGTTGAAGTTTTTTCAAGCACTTCGGGACAATTTTCTGCTAGTTCATCTAAGTGACTATCCCATGGATAATGACGTAGAATAGTTCTAGCACGGTCACGAATGATACTTGGTACTCTGGGTGTTTTGCCAGGATCGCAAAGTTCTTCTAAAAGCTTTCTGCTTTGCTTCAAGGCTCTATATCTTTCATTTGGTAATGTCATATAAACCTCCTGTCAAATGGGGAGGACTAAGCCTCCCCTATCTAAGTTTTACTTAGACTGACGGGCGCGGATCATTGCAAGAATGTCCTGAGCCTTGTCGCTTGATGTGTCCGACTTAGGAACAACTACTGGATCAGTTGCAGCCGGTGCTGCATCTTCGTCCCAAGGAACATCATTGTTGACTGCTGGAGCAGTTTGGGTAGTGCTGGTTTCAGCAGTCACCGCTGGTTCGTCCTGTGCTGCTCCAGCTGGGGCCTCAAGTCCATAAGGACGATAGTAAGCGCCCCACTTATCAGGATCATATGCACGACCATCAACAGATGCTTCAAACATTTCCTTGATAACACGAAGTTCTGCTTCGCTTGGCTTCTTCGGTAAGAAGTCCTTAAGATTGAAAAGACCATGTGCTTCAATAGCAGCAAGTTCTGCCTCAGTCAACGGGGATTCCTTACGGGCCCAGTTAGAAGTTGAGTAGTCAGCATAACCACCCTTTGAAGTCTTCTTGATGTTGAAGTCAAGACCACGAGCGTAATCAGTTGGCAATTCTTCCAACTCAGGATCCATCAATGATGCCTTGATTACAGTCTGAATCTGAGGACTGATTACGAAGCGACGAATAGGATTAGCCGGAGTTGCATCATCACCGAGAGGGTTTGCACGAACGAAGCCCTGATAGAGATAAGAACGCTTCTTCCAATACTTGTTAGCGAGGTCCTTAAGAGTGTCATCCTTGTACCAAGGACGAACTTCTGCGAGAACGGGGCAGTTGTCGCCATACATTTCTACGCAAGGAACCTGAACGATTACCTGCTTAGCATCTGGCTGACCCTTAATGCCATTGAACGGAAGCTTAATGATCTGACGTTCAACCCAGAAAAAGTCGTTGGTGTTGTCGGCGTCAGGAAGGAAACGCACTGTTGCAGTTGCGCCTTCCGAAATATTCCAATGTGGGTAAATTGCATTATCAGACTGAGTACGTGGACCGTTGTTCTGATTCTTGTTTTCTTGGGCTGCCAAACGAGCCCGGATTTCTGCTAGACTTGCCATTTTGTTTTTCTCCTTTTAAATGTGCCTAAGTTGAGCCTAAATGTGTTTTTATGTTTGTTGTTTGGAGACAACTTCAACACAAGTTATGTTATAACTCATGTCAGAAGTATTTACAATAGAATTGGGTGCATAATATAATATTATATTACACTATGTACCCAATTTGTTATTATCTTTTGAAAAGTGCCATTTCTATGATACGAGCTAATTCTGGATCAATCTCTGTTGATTCGCTGGCACCAACTAATTTACCGATATTGTTGTTCTTTACCTTCTCAGTAGGACCAAGTTGACCTACACGCTTTTGTTCTGGACCCAAATCTTCTTCAAGCTGGATTCCCATTTCCGCAGAATATTGAGGATCAAGTCTAATGTTTCCGAATCCATTATCACGCAATGTTTGTACTACTTGGTCTAAGGGAACTTTCGCCTGAAATATAGTATTTTGTATTCCCCATTTAGTATGGCGACCTGTAATACGAGTATCATTAACGTAAACTGCACCTTTATCAGTAACTTCTACATTTACCTTTTTGGTGCGGGCTTCTTCAACTTCTTCTTCTGCTACTGTTTGGGGTGCCATGCTGATAAAGTTTTCTTCAACATCGCCCTTGAATGCTTTGTCAAGAGTCTTTCTAGCATCCTTCATAGCTTTTTTAGCAGCTAGCATCTTAGCAGTCTTATCTGGACCTCTTGCATTGTCAAAGTCACGCTTTGACCCGTGTTCTTTGTCCATTTCGTTTACATCATTTGCAGCGTGAGGTTTACGATTACGCATTTCTTCTTCACGCTCAAAGTCTTCTTCTGATGGAATCCAGCTATCGTCATCATCGTCATCTAAATCATCATCTTGCTTCTTCTTGAACGGGACAACATCGCCCTCGTCAAGTTCTAGCTTCTCATTGATAACGCTGTCTGCCCATTCTGCTAGAGTATCAATTTCTTCCATTTCAGTTACTGGCTTCTTGAGTCTTGATAAGATTGGCATTGCTGATTCAATGCGAGGGTCTACCATTTCTTGAACGAACAAGTCATTGATTGATTCGTCAAGTTCGTCTTCCATTAGTGTAGGAGTCCAAGATTCAAAATAATTTTGATATCCTTTGTGAGTAGTCAACTTGTGTAGTGTTTCACGCAAGCTAGTATAGTGATTGATACCTTCGTTTACTAATTCTTGTGCTGATTCATTGAACTGACCATTACGAGTTGCACGAACAAATCCAGCCATCTTGTTATAGTCTTCACATACTGACTTGATATGATTCCACTTGTCATCATTGGGTACGCCGCCTTCTGCGATATGACGAGCATATACACGAGCGATGCCAGGGCGGGTAGTTGGAGCAAGGAATCTTTCACCTTCTTGGTTCTCAAGGAAAATCTTAGCTACGTTACGATAACGCTGTTCACCTTCTTCAAGTGCGCGGTTATGTTGTAGAATGATCTTTACATTTGGAACTGCGTCATTATAACTTGCTTTTCTACCCATTGGATGGTAGCTCTCGCCTAGCTTTTCTTTCATCTTATAGTAATCCCGTTGTCTCATATCGTCGCCTAGACGATCTTTGTTTGACAATTCAAAACTTAATTGTCTACGTTGTGCCCAATTCTTTAAATGCTTTAAGAACCCAGTCCAACTATCGTCATATTCTGCGCCCGGAGTAGTAGTGCTGGGGCTTTCTTGCTGTTCTTCGTCATAGTATACAATGACGTTAGCAGCATCATCAATTGATACCCATGCTTTGCCGTAATCTTTACCGTCTTTATTGAAAGTAAACTGAATAACATCAGCAGCCTGACTAGCAGGAACTCGTTGATTCTTACTGTCTAGTGGAACAGGTTGATACCCTCTTACTTTGAGAAGGTCGTATAAGTCGCGGTTGAATGATTCGTTGTCAGTGGCCATGTTAATATTTATGCCAACTTAGCCCAAGACGGCAAAGAATGGTAACGGTGCAATCACTTCATCGTGGTCTCTAATTTGGCTTTCTAAATCGCCATGGAAGTCTGCTAACTGTGTCATCATACGCACTGCCAGGAGAGTTGACATTACTAAGTCATCTGTGTCTCCGATCTTAGCAGCGTAACTGCCGCCGCTGGCAACAAACGCTTTCAATTCGCTAATGAGAGAGCGACTATGTATGGTCATCTTCTTTGATTCTAGCAGTGTTTTGAACTTAGCGCAAGCAGCTAGCTTAGGCTTATTAGAAGTGTTGAACCCTCTACGTCCTTTGCCCTTCTCAGATATAAAAATGCCAGGAATATTTGACTCACCATACTCGTTGAGTGAAACAACCGCAGCCTCACCTACGCCATTATTTTCAATGCTGTAGTAAATGCTATTTGGCTCTTTTGTTATTTCTGAGATATATTTGCAAATCTCAGCAAGTAACTTAATCTGACTAGGAATATCAGTCTTATTGTGTTTCCATTCACCGATCTGTGTAGTAGTGCTTGCGTCAAATACTTGAATAGCAGCCGGATCGCCGCCTGTACCCAATGACGGATCAAGTGCAACTACATAAATTCTACCCTTTTCGGGCTGTTTATACCAGCGAACCTGACCTAATCTATTGATAGGTTCAATGCCTTCAAGCATTACTAAGGTGTTTGGATTGATAAGTGTTTCATCTGCGATAATGAACTCACAACCGATTTCACGATTGAATCTGTCTTCACCTAACTGAGCCTTCATCTCAGCAGCCCATTTCTCATCTCTGCCGGGCTGTTCGTGCCAGTATGCTCTGTAGGCTCTAAAGCCGTTGACGCCTAACTCAGTTGTGTTACCAAACTCGTCTTCGGTCTTGTTAGCCATCTTCCAGATAAGAGCGAATTGATCTTCGTCGCTGTTTGGTGTTGATGTAATGATTGCTTTACCACCAGTTGATAGCGTAGGAGTAATAGCAGTCCAGAATTCTTGTGCGATTGAGGGGCGAACGAACGCAAATTCGTCAAGGTATAGTAGTGTGATAGACATACCACGACCTGTGTTTTCAGTCGTAGTAGCAGACACGATACGGGAACCGTTCTCAAAGTCAAGTGAGCCTTTGTTGTATGTAGTTACCCCGGCTTTGATGTGGTCCGGGCAGTTTTCATATGCATAACGAATACGCTGCATAATTTCTTGGGCACCGGTGTACTTGTGTGCTGCAATTAGAATAGTAGAGTCAGGTACGAACATGGCGTACCAAAGCAAATACCCTGCTGCCGATGTTGACTTACCTGACTGTCTAGGCATTAGACTGATACTGAAACGATAGCGATGGTATGTGTCAATTAGTCTTTCTTGATATGGCCAAGGGTGATAGTTCATTGATCCTTTAGTAGGATGCTGAATCATGAAGAAGTTATCCATGAAGTATAGATAACCCGTTTCAGGGTCGCAGCACTTCATAAACTCACCAAGTTCCTTTTGGTTCTTGAATACAGTTTTCTTGTATGGATCCTTGATTAGTGTTGGTGTGTTTGCCATAGAACTATTTAGTTAGTGTTAAGTTATCTCTTGCCATTCTATGCTTGCGTACACATCTTGGTTAGTACCAGTAGTAGCCATTGTGATCACATACTCATACATTACCCCAGTAAATGGTTCTCTTTCAAGTTGATACTCAAATCCAAATGCTTCTTGTACCGGTGCACTACTACTTTGATTGCTTGAGTTAATAAATGATTGTTCAGCAATGTCGCCACTTACTAACGTGGCAGGTGCAAGATTGTATTGTACTGCACTATCTGGTGCACTATCTACCCAAGTACCACCTGAGGTAATGGCTCGTTTAAAAACACGGTATTGGAATATGCTCTGTGCAGCCGGCACTAGTGAATAGTTGATAGGAATAACAACTGCATCTGACATTGTGCTTTTTAGTCTTATTGCTATTACTGGTTTAAAACTTAGATCATTTGGCAATCTTACCGGAGCACTAAGCGTATGCGATGCTGCTCTTGGGTTACCTGAACCTGATAGCTGGAAGCCGCCCTCACTAATCACACTGGCACAAATCTGTCTCATCAAGCTTGGACTTGCGGTTGCACCAGTATTCGTAAGTTCACAACGCAATGGTAGTGTCGCAGTGGTCATATACGTAGTAGTGTTATCAGTAGTCGGAGTGCTTATCACGTTTGCGTGATGGAATGAGTGACAAGTGATATAAACGCCGTCAATAATGAAGCCCACTCTAACAGTTCCTACGCCCAACCATTCAACGTCAATCCAAAAAATCTGATCTAGCGCAGGGTTTAGTGTGATGCCGCTTGGGTTATTAGCCCCGCCGGCGCCATTTAGTCTGTCACCGTTCCATTGACTTTGCGGGATTCTATCTTCTACAAGTACACCTGTGCTACTACTTCTGATTACCATGTTGAGCGTAGTGCCGGCAACTTCAAAATATATTCCGTTCTGTGCTCCGAAATATCCGATTCTTTGGCGAAGATTTGCTTTGGGAGTACTCATACTGAATGAAGAAAGAATCAACAAACTCTTACCTGGTTGGTATGGGAAGGTCTTAGTTGTTTCTCGTAGAACACTGTCTCCTGACCCTTGTCCTACTGTAAGTTCATATGAACTTGAGTTGGCATCATACTCAACATCTGCGGTGCCAGTGATACTATTACTAAATTGTTCATGATCATAATATCGTGCTTGCGTATCATACAGGGTGTATGGGTTACTAACTCTTAGTCTACCAAAAGCATCTGTCGCTTCCTGAGCAAATGATACTTGTGCAGTACCAGTAATAGCAACATTACCTTCAACCATCCAAGGATCAGTGCCCTGAGTAACTTCAACACTGTTGTCAATATTCACATTACCAGTGACGTTTGCGTTGACATTACCTTCAACCATCCAAGGGTCAGTACCCTGAAATACAGTAACATTACCTGCATCTATGTTGATATTGCCACTGACGGGCATTGTGTTGCCAGAAACATCAATGTTTCCGATTGCATCTACTGTAACATTGCTAACGATTACGTTACCTGCAATAGTAACGTTACCGCCCACAATGCTTGACCGCATGTAAACATTACCGGTTGTTTCATCCAACCCTAAGGCTTGAGTGATATTGCGTAAGTACCAAGGGCTCACATTTGCTGGATTAGGCTCGGCCATAAAAAAATACTCTCATATTGCTATGAGAGTATTTATCTTATTACTTGATATCTAAGGGTCGTGCTTTAGTAGCAACAATACAATAGTATGTTTCTTTAGCCTTAGTAGTCTTTTCAGGGTCTTCTGGGTCGGGCATGTTGAGGTCAAACTCAAGATTGTTGAAGTTGTCAATGTTGAACCCGCAACGAATTAACAATGCAGCCAACTGATTTGCACCAAAGATACTATAGTGATTAAGATTGAATTCGTGCTTGCGATCACAATCAGGTGCAGGGACTTCAATATAAATCTTTGCACCCTGCTTCAATACACGATTGTATTCCATCAATGAGAAG